CATGAAGCCAAAATTTAGTTTGTTGTTCCTTGGAAGGACATAATTTATATTGAAAAGTTAGCATAATTATTCTTGTAATATTCTTTGATTTTAGAAAATAATAAAATTCCATGGCAATTCATCACTCACCTAAAGGAAAGGGGCTTCTTACACGTTAGGTTAATTCTTTTGCATTAATCATTTTTTTTACTTTCTGATACAGACCTTAACTAATTTGTATTAGAGCTTTCTATCGGAATCGAACCGATTTCTGAGGTTTACAAGACCTCTGCATCGCCAGCAATGCTTAGAAAGCATTTAAATTGTAATTAGTACTCCGCCAAGGACTCGAACCTTGATCGCTGAATTTAGAAGATTCTGCTGGGTAATCCCACCCACGGAGCAATTATAATAATATTATCTAAATTTTATTTACTCTACAATCTATTTTTTAATTCTATGATAAATACATTATTGAAATTTTGATATTTAATAATACATTCCAAATTAACCTTCTTTCTAAATTCCATTACAAAATCCTTACAAAGTTTTTGATGTGTAGATATATCTACCCAATTTACCTTATCTTTAAATTCTTTTATAAATTCTTCGCTTAAATTTTGTTTACTAGAAATATTACTCCAACTAACTTTGTTTTGAAATTCTCGTATAAATTCTTCACTTAAAACTTGACAAAAACTAATATTATCCCAATCAACTTTATTTTGAAAATCTCGTATAAATTTTTCACTTAACTTTTGATGATAGGATACTCCTATCCAATTAAGTTTATTTTTAAATTCTCTAAGAATATCTTCAGAAAAAACACATACCGAACAAGCATAATCCCAATCAATTTCATCAACATGTTCTCGAATATATTGAATATCTATTTTAACACTAAGAATATCAATTGTCATCTATTGCCTTTTGTTTAAAAAGTTTTTCTACTTTACTATTAAATCTACATTTAAAATCCATACAAAATTTCTTGCATATTGGATCTTTGTGAGCATCGTGATTTTCAAACCATTTATATCTTTCTATTGTATTATTACCATTAAACTTACCAATCGGCTTCCCTTTTTCTCTGACATATACTGCACATGGATAATAATCCTCACCAAATATTGTTAAATCATCTTTTATTAAATGACATTTTGATGTATCACTAAGATCAGATCCTCTCATGTTTAATCCAGAATTAAAATTTTCTATCCTAAACTTTAATAACTTATGTTTATCTAAAAGATCTTGATCAACTTCAAATTTTAATATTTTATTATATTTTGCAACTGTCATAATCCTAATATCAGTTACGCCAAGATTAGAAATAAATCGTAAAATTTCCTTATAAGAATAAATATTATCATCATTAAATACAATACCAACGCCTACATATGTTAATTTAGATAATTCACGAATATTATTTACAACAATATCAAAAACATTTTCAACCATAGTAAATTTTTTATTAAGATCTTTTGTATGAACATCTAATGATATTGAAAATAATTCAACACCAGCTTCAAATAATTGTTTATAATATTCTAAATTACGTGAACCATTTGTTGATAATCCAACACGAATATTATTTAATTTTAGAAGTTTAACAATATCAATAAGATCTTTTCTTGCAGTAGGCTCTCCTCCAGTTAAATGCACATACTTGCATTGTAAGTCTTTAAGAAAACTTACATACTCTTCAATCTTTTTAAATGATAAATCTTTATCTTGTAAACGATTGCAATAAGGACAATTAAAATTACATTTAGATGTAATTATCCATTCACAATAAGATATTCGTCCACTAGAAATTCCAGTAACCCTATCTTCAATCATTTCTATAAAACCTATATCATTTAGTAACATTTTTTAACCTTTTTCAACAAGAAATCTTTTCTTTAGGGAGTGATAAATTGTTGTTAAAAATATTAATATTTATGAAAATATAATTATCACAATTCTTATTTATATACTTTTTTTTTGGTAAAATCACGTCCAAAGAAACTCTCGAATATCAATTAATTCTTTTAATTTGTTTTTTATTTCATTATCACGTTCTTTTTCAAATTCAACTAATTTTTTAAGATTTTCATTTTGTTCATTATAAAAAGATTGTTCATTATAAAGATTGTTATATAATTTATCTGAATTATACGTAATAGTATAATTCATCCACCAATTATATATTTCTAAAGCTTTTTCAATCTTGCTACCTCTATCATGATTTTCTTTTTTACAAATGTCAATTTCTTTTTTAATTGAATAAATAGAATCATATTCTTTTTCTATAAAATTACAAAGAATAGCCATATTTGCATAAAGGATTTGTTCACATGGATCGCAATAGCCATATTTATAATTAATTTTATTATTTGGTCGAATATCAAGCAAATGACGTTTCTTAAAATATAATGATTTAATTTTATAAAACCATTGATTAATTATATTATAATAATAACTTATATAATCCGGTAATGTTTCAAATATAAAGTATTTAACTGGAAATTTATATTTCATTTCTTCATTCCAATTTTCCCAATAATATTCTTTTGTATTATTAAACTTTCCATCAAATATATTACTTGGAAGAGCATAGGGAACTTTCCAATTTAATAATTTTTCTAACCAATTTTGTTTTGAATATTTCATATATTTTTACCAGAAAATATTATTCTATCAAAATAGCTCAGTACTATTGGATTTTCTCGCCACGATTCTCATAAATAAACGATTTTAAAATTTGAACTACCATTTCAAAAGTTTTACAAATACATAATTTATCTAAACTATGAACTATCATTATATTATCCCAAACATCAAAATCTTCTATTAACATTCCATCATGTGGAATTAAACGGTTATTAATAATTCGATCTTTATAATCAACTCTATAATCACAATTATAACCACAAATTATTTTTCCTAAACCTTTTCCATATGCACATTCCCAAACAGTACCAACATCAGCGCTTGGCCCTCTAAAAGGCTCTAAATTTGCTAAAACAATATCACAGCAATTAATTTTTTCAGCATTTGATTTAAAAATTGTTTTCCCAAGATTATATTTTGTTGAAAAATCTAAATCTTTTTCATCATTATCAATTGGAAAAATTCCTTCAAAACCATAATCTTTAAGAACATAAAGTTTATAATCTTTAATTTCTTTTACATTTGATTTAAAAACATCAGGACCAGCAAGATATACTTTTTTTATTTTATTCATTTTATTTCTATATTTTAATATTATTTTTAATATTATTTTTTTATACAAACATTTATTACAAACACCACAACGATGTTTTTCAGATTGTCCAAAAAAGTCTCCTGGACACACCATCTTACGATATTCTGTAGAAAGCCCTTGCCACCAAAAATGATCTGTTGGGTTTTCCATATCTCTACCACGCAATTTGTAATCTGGAAAAATTACAGAACCTTCCGGTAAATCTTCTGGCAAACTACCATCACTAGTCATATAGCAAATACGATTACCATTCGATTCAACAATTTGTTTTGCATATATATAATTCTCAGCATCTGCGGAAATATTAACAGTAAGATTTTTAGCATTATTTAAAATATGTATAATTGGCAATGATCTTGTATAAATCCAATGATTCACATTTTGTGATACATTACAAACATCTACAATAAACTTAGAATATTCAATACTCATTACATCGCCAGAAACATGCCATCTAAAACCATGTTTACAATTATCTGATATCCATTTACCAAAAATTTTAATAGATTCTAAATAAGTTTCAAATTGTTTACCATTAATATTACACATTAATAACTCTTTCGTTTTGACAATATTTTTCATACACTTCTGGAGCGTACTTTTTTAAACCAAAAACGTAGCAATTTTCTCTACATTGTTTTGTAGAACCTGGACAGGTGGAAATATGAGGTAAACTTAAAGCATTTGGTTTTGGTTCATTATAAGTTCCATTACCGGCAGTAATTTTACTATTCCCGTCCACATAAAAACTTAAATCATTTCCCAAATCAATTTCTTCGAAAACATATGCTGTAGCCATTTTTTCTCTCTCTTTCTTTCTTTTACTAGTTTAATTCTTTATCTTTATCTTTATCTTTATCTTTATCTTTATCTTCACAAGAAGTATAAACTTCTATAGATCCATCATAATTCATATCACATGTAATTTCACCTTCAAAATTTTCTGATAAATCTTTATGCCAAACTGCAAATGCAATATATTCTAAAGTTTCTTCAATTGATAAATGTTTTTTAAAGATCATATATTAACTCCATAAAATCTAATAATATTCTATTAATACAACAATTCTAATTTTGATTTAAGAAATAACACAGCATCTTTATCACTACTATAATTATTTAAATTAAATAAAGTACCATTAAAATATTTTGTAGAAGCATTTACATTTTCTTGTCTATCATCAAAAAATAAAACATCTTTTGTCCAATAATTTTCAATAAAAAAACTTTGATAAAATAATTTTGAAGGTTTTCTAGCTCCAATTTCATAAGAAAAATGTTTTATATATTCAAAATTGAATATTTCATTAAAATAAAAAGAATGATCAAAACCTATATTTGATAATAATGCTATTTCCCATCCATTACCAGATAATTCTTTTATAAAATCTGAAATTTCATTTGAAATTGAAATAATATTCATCCAAACATAATATATTTGATCTAGATCTTCTTTGCTAATATTTGGGAAAAAATTATTAAAACTTTGCTTAATTCCATACATACCAAGATCCATACCGATTTGAATTCCTTCTATAAAATTACTTGCAGCTTCTTTATTTATAAATAATTTTTTATCTACTAAAAAATTATTAAATTTTTCTAAATCAACATGACAAATAACATTTCCTATATCAAACGCAACTTTTTTTATCATGTAATTAACCTTTCATCTAAAGTTTTAAAAGTTTTTTTAATATTTAATTCAATAAATATTTTTTTCTTATCTACTTCTTTTTTTATAAAATCTATATTATTAGATCTTCCAATATTACGAGCCACTCCATACCATTGACTCAAATGTCCATTTAATATTTGTTCTAATTCTAAAGGATTAGGACTAACAAAAAATTGTTTTCCAGAATATAAACAATCTGATATAAAACTAGTTTCTCCAGTTGTTATTAGAGAATTTGATATACATTTTTTATATAAATCTAATTCAAAATTATTTTCTGTTATTATATTTGGTTTATTATAATAAGGTCTAATCCATTCAAAACCATCTTTAAGCACTGGTCTACAAGATATATCACATAGTGGAGAATAAATCAAATAAAAATCTGCAATGGGTAATAAATTAAAATATTTTCTAAAATTACCAAATAAATTATAATCTAATTCTTTTTGAACATGATGTATTCCAACAATTTGTAGTAATGGACTACAATAATACAATGGTACTTCTAATACTTTAGCAACCATTGCTGTAAAAAATTCACAATCACTTATAACTAAATTAGGATTCCATTCTGATAAATTATTAATAATTAAATCTGCTAAATTATGATTTATATTAGGACCAAAAACACCAAATTTTTCTTTAAAATAATTTAAACTTCTAAATTTTGGTTGGTATAAAGCATCTAAACACCAATCAATAGATTTGAGATATTGATGATTTTTATAATAAGCAGCTATTCTAATTTCATGAATAGAAGAAAGATGATTAATAATCCTTGATGCCATAATATTAGATCCTAAACAATTATTGGCACCAATTAATATTTTCATTATTATTTACCTTCTATATTTGCTATCCATGCCAAAACATGTCCATGACAAAGTTTTGGTGAACAAAAACAACCAAGAATTTTATTATTTAATTCTCGTTTAATATCTTTTATTAATTCTGGTTGAGAACGTACCCATTCTTCATACTTTAGAATTGCTTCTGAACGATTTTCGACACGAAACTTTCCTAATGTACCATCTTCAAATACAAATGGACATCCCCATTTTGAAGGTCTTCCAATATAAACATCGTATGGAGTTTTGCTACGGTTAACTACATATTTCCATACTTTACTAATTTTAGTAATATCAAACATTATTCCAAGTCCAAACTTTATGAATTACATGTCCCCAATTAAGACCATCCCATATAATTGTACTACCAGGAATTCTTTCCAATAATTCTTTATATGTGAACCCTTGCTCCATATTTAATATTAAAAATCCTCGTTTAGCTTTTGATACTATTTTAATTAAATATTCTTCTTGCAATTGTTTTGGAAATTCAGTAAAGGCAAAATTTGATATTACTAAATCATATTCAGATTCTTCTATTTTAGATTTAAAAGAATATGGACATTTAGTAGTGAATTTTGACAAATACTTTTCAGTTAATGCACATGCACCTGGCAAATCTATAAATACATAATGTTTAATACTAAAAATAGTATCTAATGCCAAAAACTGTCCACCATATCCAATACCAATTTCACAAATATTAAGATTATCAATTGTTCTAAAACGTTTTTTTATATCGCAAAGAATTTTAATATATCTTAAAGTAGTTGGGCTTAGAAAATATTTTCCATATTGAGTTTTATTAGGATTACCAATAGAATCATTTGGAAATAATCCTATAAAATTATTAGCATCTGGAATATTACTATAATAAGTAAGTCCTTCGTTTTTTGGTACATGTTCTAAAATTTCATTATATATTAAATTTGTTTTGAAATTTTCAAATATTCTATCATCTTTCACAGCATCAAAACAAAAACCTTCATATTTCCCGTAAACCATAATTATCTAAACCTTATATATTTAACCTAACAATATTATTTATAACTATTTTCAAAAGCAACACGTAAAGGTTCTTCAAGAACTTCTAAAATCTTTTCAAATAGATCTTTGGTCATTTTCACATCACCATCAGCTCTATGTGCTTTTGCTTTAATAATGCTAAAATCTTTTACTAAAGCACCAAGACCATATCTTGGTCTTTTTTTACCAGTACAAAGATCAATGATTCTTGCTAATTGCATTGTATCAATAATAAACCCTTGATTTCTTCGACCATCTTTCCCATCAATCCAATATCCAAATGGAAAATCATCCTCATGACCAAGTTTTCTCCATAGAGCTAATAAAAAATTATAATCAAAATCTGGGTTTTGTCCAATGAATACTCGTTCTTCTGCTGCAGCACCATCTTCCATGATCCACATTTCTATTTCTGGTAAAACCTCAGAAGGTGAACGATATTTTTCTCTACCTTCCTTTGTTTTATGTAAAATATCTTCTTTTAAGTGTTTGTTTATTCTTAAAGCTTCTTCTTCAATGTTTTCAGGAGCTAATGGAATTAGCCACCAAGTTTTACTTTCAGGTTCTCCTAAACGCCAAAAACATAATTCAATAATATCATGTTTATCTGGATTAAGTCCAGTTGTCTCACAGTCACATACATATTTAACATAACTCATTATTATTTCTCCAAATTAATTTACCAAAGAATTTGCTATTTTTAATTCTCATGTGAACTACCCTTACCTAAAGGTAAGGGCTTCTTGCACATTAGGTTAAATTGAGTCAATGATTTTCATCCTGTTTATTGTTGTAGCAACAAACCTTGGTTATGGCATACTTTAACAAACTATGCAAATGAAAAATTACTTTTTCAAAATATTAATTTATATTTTACTGAACAGATGGAGATAATCTATTAAAATGATGTAAAAACATTGATTTAATATTTTCATCAACGGGAATTTGAATTACACTTCCAAATTCATTGGTAAAAATCATAAATGATTGTAATCCTATTTTTTTAGTTCCTTGAAAAATAATCATATTAAATCTTTAATTTGTCTTTTAAAATCAGATACTGATTTCCACCCTTGTTTAACACCATTAATAATAAATAAAACACCAGCAGGAGTTCTTAAGAACTCTTTTTCTATAGATGAAAATCTATTCCCTGTAATAAGTAGTGTTTTGGTATTATTTACCAAAATTTGCCAATCTTCAGAATCAGATTTGGAAATTCTTTTTACTCTAATTAATTTTCCTGGAACATAATCATCTTCATTAAACAATTCAGATTCTTGTTTCAGAATACTGGTGTTTTTAGAATATCCTTCATCATAAAAAAATTGATCATTTTCTATTGAATATTTATCATATGAATGTGTTTTCATTTTGCAACTCCTTCTGCAGCAGCAGCTCCGGTAATACCAGCAGCCGCAATTCCTTTTATACCAGTGCATTCTCCAGTTACAAACAATCCATCAATTTCAGTTTCTAAATTATTAGCTATATTAATAGTATTAACATTTGTATCAATATCAGGAATATGAAAATATCCTCTATTAATTAAATTAGGGAAAATAGATTCTAATTCACGCAATGTAGATAATATCCAATTATATTCTGGCATTTGCGTTAAATCTCCAAAACCTTGAATAAATGTTTTTATTTTTTCTCTACCAACTCTATCTCCAGAAAGTAAATGTGATAATTTGGCAATACGATCTAAATAAGAACATGGATCTTTATCAATCTGAATATTTCTTTTTATAGAGAAAAATACTTTATCAGTTTTCCATCTATCTTCATTAGATCTGAATGATGCTATTGTCATATCATCATGATCTTCTTGAATAACAGAACCCATCCAACTAATTGGTCCTACTTCAAGATCTGGTTTTAAAAATGAACAATGAGATTTTTGAAAATCTTTTAAGGCTAATGATGGCATTTCTACTCGTATACCATATTTTACAGTATTATTATATTGTAAAATACCTAGTTTCTTATAACTATCATTTATCCATCTCCAACCACTTCTACCTACGCTTAAAATAACACGTTTACATTTAAAATCACCTTGAGAAGTATATATAGAAAAGTTTTTTTTATCTTTCATAAAACTATAAACTTCAGTATCAAAACAAAGATGAACATTTCCAGCTTCTTCTATTTTATCAGCTAAATTTTTAGCTAGATGATGAATTTGATCTGGCATCCACTGTTCAAAAGTATGTAATTTAAAATTAAAACCACCATTTTCTATATTTTTTATAACTTGAGGATTTGGTAATTTATTTTTAACTATTTTTTGAGTAGATATTTCTGCTAGTTGAGATTCAAACCAACTTTTAACAGAACGAATTTTTCTACCATCTACAATTTCCAATACTTTATTAGTATCTTCTTCTAAATAAATTTTTCCATCACCTGTAGGAAAACATCCAAGCCATCCTTCTAGTTGTCTTCTACGACGTTTAATACGTACAGGATCTTCTCTTAAACAATTAGGAGGAGGAGGTCCAAATTCAAAAACAACTACTTTTAAATGTTTATGTTTTTCAGCTAAACGTAAAGCTGCGAAAACTCCAGAGACGCCAGCACCAATAATTCCAATATCGTAATTCATAAATATTTTAATTGTGACTGTATTTCTTTAACATTCACTTATTAAATAATATAACGACAATATCTTAATCTAATTAAAAAAAATAAAATTAAATATTATATTGTTGTTTTAAATAAACCTTCAACTTCATTGTATCCAATTGTCAATGGTTCATTATTCCATCCAGCCTTTTTTAAATACAGTGTAATAATAATTTTTGTTCTTAATTCTGGAATTAATGAGTTACAACTAATATCTTTTACATTCAATGTTAATATTCCAGTAGACTGATCTATATTAACACCAATTGTATTATCAATAATTATACCATAGCCATCTATATCATATCCATCTAAACTTGGATAAATTGATTGAATAGCAACACCAAATCTAATTTGATTCATTAATAAAGCGTCTGATTGAACTGTTGAACAATCTGCAAATTTAGCTGCACGATATCCGGATTTTGTAAAACCACTATCATTATCATATACTAATTTTTCAAATATATTCAAATTATAACCATCATAAAATACTTGTGGTGGTAATTCTAAAGTAATTGTTTGAATTTCTAAATCTTGTTTAAATAAATAACCACTTGTATTTAAAATTTGTCCTTTACCAATAATAAGATTATCAGGAATATAAAAATCATTTCTACCAGAAACACAAGATCCGCCAATACTTGTAGTTTCTTGACATATTGAAATTTCAGCAAGGCTTGCACAACTGCCAGTTTCACTATTAATATAAGAAGTAGAATTGGTTGGGTAAGTAAATATTGCTGGAACTTGTCTTGCATCACTGCTAAACTGAACAAGATAATCTTGCCAAAAAGGCATAGGCTTAATTTTAAATGTTACAGCATTCCAAGGAACTCTTTCAAATGCTGTTGTATTATCAAGTGTAATATCAGGAAGATTATTATAACCATAATATTTAAGTTCAATATCTGTTAAAGTTGAAGGATCTGCAATATTATTGTAACCATCAAATGCTATTAAATTATTACAAGTATAATATCCATCAAATCTCCCTGTACTATTTTGAACTTCAATTTCAATATGAGTAAAACTCGATGCACCTACAACTAACGTTTCTCGTCTACGATTAACATAGTCTTCAATAATTGTTATATCTGAATACGTAATATATCCATCACCATCTACGTCAGCTCTTAATAATTCAAGAGTACTAATATATCCATCTCTAATTAATTCTTGTGTTGTTATTAATGATAAAGATTGTCCTAATAATTCTATTGCTCTTGCAATATCATATTCATCAATAATTCCATCTCCAAGAACATCACCATACCCATCTACACAACTTTTAATTCTAACAATCTTATAATCTAAACTAGCACATCCAGTATCATCTGGAATTAATTTACTACCAATCCATTGTTGAGATTCTATATTAGGATCTGGATTAACAATAATATAATGGTTTCCGCGTGCTAATCCTGGATAATATTGCACACCAGTAATTTCTATATTATTCTTAGCATTAATATCTCTTGCACATCCTATAACTAAAGGATCTGAAGATTCTCTTAATGTAGCTAATGTTGTATTTGTTACAAAACTAAAACTTGGTTCAAATTTCTGACGAGAATATACTGGATTACCAGTTCTTTCATCTTGTTCTTGATCTGATTGCTCCAATATTGCTTCTATAATTGCTGTATTTAATGTATTTTGTCCATTATCAATAAATACATTATTATCAAATGAATAATCTACTACAACTCCTAATTCATTTATAGTTGTTTTTAAAATATCTATACCATGACCAGCATCATATGCTTTACCATCAGATACTTTTGCTGTATCTGTCCATACTTGATACCACATATCTTCTTCAGATACATCGGTCCAATTTCCACTAAATATTGAAAATCTATCATTTATAGAATAACTATTTCCTATACCAGTAAATAATATACCTGTTGTTGAATCACCAGATCTGTTTATAGAAATAGCATAATATTTACCAGGAATAATTTTAACATTAGATGTACTACCAATAAAAGAACCGTTAAATACAAAATCAACTGGTTGTAAAATATCGGTTAAGATATAACCATATTGTTCTAAAGTATCTTTACTTATACTAAGTTGAGTTATTGGTTCTGGATTTGGCTCAAATTCAATTGCTAATTGTGGTACAAGTTCTGTTGGACAGCTAACAGAACTTTGTAATTCATAAATATTTACTATTAAATCACCACTCCAATCAAATACATGATCTATACTTACTGAATCATCTCTTCTAATACCAAGTAATAATGTTATCTTTTGTATATTATTACTTGTAGCTAAAAATTTTTGTGCCAAACGTGTTGTAACATCATTTGTTGTTAATTCAATTTCTCTTTTAACAGTAGTATTTATATCTAATGCATCAAAACTATATTCAGATCCTATTCCAGCCTGAATTGCTTGTGATAATGTTGCAACTGTACCACCTACTATACCTTCAATTACATTTGAAATTCTTAAATCTCTAAAAAAAAGATTAGGTTCTACATCTTGTGAAATCATAATACAATCACGAGAAAGTTGAAAACTCTTACTTTCTCTTATTATAATTCTACCACCTAGTTTACGAGAACATTTATTATTTCCATATACATCATTAAGAAATACGCATAAAATTTTAGTATAATGTTTTTTGGTAACTTGTTTTTCTTTTCTATAAAAATAGAATCTATCATATTGAAGATTACCTTGAAAATCTAAACCTATTATAGCAACTTTACTACTAAAACGCCCACCAACAGTGGAAATTCCATTCATATAACCATCATCATCTGAATCAGTTAATTCAACTTCTAATTGATTTCCTAAAACAGTATCTGTTGAATATTCTATTAATGGACGTAATCCTGTACCATCTAAATCGCAAGAAGCTACTAATGCCACTTGATCTGGGAATAAACTATGTGTATCAAAAATAATTTTTTGAATAAAAGATTCTGGTAATACACCAGATCCAAAATGATTTTGTATAATAGATGCATCAGTGTTTACATTTCTATCTTGTTCAACAATTAAATCTGTTTGATCCACTCTCTGACCATCATACCAACGATTTTGAATTTTAGATACTTCAGTTCTAGTCATAATTTTATTACCTTTATGTGATATAATGTATTCCAACTTTTGAAACAGCAGGTTTTAATGCATAAATTAAAGCTTCCAATACTGTACGAATACGTTGATCACCTGTTACTATGTTAAAAGAATCAATGATATCAATATCAAATTTAAATATACCATATATAGGATCTTGTATTACTGAAAAATCTTCTGTTTTTTCTACAATATTATCAAAATTAAATAAAAATGTAGTAAAAGAATCTTCTACAGATGGATAAATAAATTCTGTATTTGTATTGAAATATACGTCAATTGGTTGTCCTGATATGATTAAAGGTTCTATTGACCTATTTGAAATCTTTAAATTATCAAATCGTGCTTCTGCTCCAAAATTACCAGCATAATCTTGTCCTAAAGAAAATTGCATTATAGTATCAGTAAAGTTTATATCAGCAATATAAACTTTATTTGTAACCCCACCAACTGCAGATTGACCCCAAATTAAACCTTGCCCAAATAACAAATCACCTTCTCCAAATAATATTATTCCTCTTTCTTCACCATCTATAAACAATCTTAACTCATCTAAATTTGCTGCAGTGTTAAATTTAAATGAAGCTCTAATCCTATGCCAACTATCTTTTGGCCAAAATATAGGTTGTCTTGTTTGAAATTCTTTTCCTTGTGCTGTTACTGTTAAACATACAAAACCTTCTCCATCTTTAGAAATAACTATTCTATCTCCTTGTACGTTTGTAGGTATATATGCTACTTTAACTGGAGTATTTTGAAAAGGTAAAGATGTTTTTAATGTTATATTTCCATCAGTATCAAAAGATCCCCCATTAAAATAATCTATTCCACGTAATTTTGTATCATTTGATAATCTAACATATATAATTTTATCAATTTTACCAGAAATTTTCACTTTTCCTTTTGTAATACTGATTACTTCTTCGACAATATTAGCAGCTGCATCAAAATAAATTCTAATATTTGGGTCGTTATAAGTATCAAATCTTGGACTAATCCAAAATTCTATTAAACCTTCATTAGAAGTATCTAATAAACCTTCATTATTAAATACTAAACCTTTATCTTTTATAACAATACTATGTCCAAATTTTGTATTTACACTTTCTCCTGATTGAATATATTCTTTATTAGCAAATTTATACACATCACTATTGTTAATTAAAGGCACACTATTAAAATTAAATAATGCTAATGTATCAGAATTTTTAATAAAAGGAGATGTTCTATTAGCATCAGTTGTGATAGAATAATTATTTATGCTAATTGATTCACCAACTCTTGTATCAGTTAATTGCCTATTTAGAATTCTAAACTCATCTAAAATTGCTCTTGCTGGCTTTTGTAATGTAATATTATTTCCAATTATTCCAACCTGATCTAATGGATTAAATGGAACTTCTAGATATGTAGCATAATCAAATTCATACCAACCTGGAGGAATTTTATATTCAGCATTGTGAAAACCAGCTAATTCTAAGAAAAAGAATCCGTTTTGAAAACCACTGCGCCCAATACTTATATTATAACAAGTATATGTAACATTTGAAAAAGAACTTCCAACAACACGATCTAATCTAATACTAGTATTATCTATTTTTTCTTCTATACTGTAAATGCCTTTTATATTTGAAGGACTTGTAATTTCTAACAAATGTCCAACTTCAGATATTGAAAAGAATCCTAATAAATCACTTACAATGTCAGATCCATCTCCTTCTAAACTTATTCCAAATTGTGTAGTATATGCATATCTAATAACTGGATAATAATTATTACCATTTGGTTCTGTGATAGAATATTTTTCTTTTATTTCAATTGCTGTACTATTTAAATATCCATCTAACAAATTATATCCATCTATTGGAGTGGCTTGTACTATTATAGATGAAATTTCCATCCATTTACATTGAGTAAATTGCTTAATTGGTGAAGTAAAAATTAAAGATTCAGAATATCCATCATATCCATCTACTATAGATGATAAACCATTTATAGTAACATTTACACCAACTTCTAAATCTACATTATCTCCAGTTATTCTTACTTCTAATATTCTACCCTCATTTGGTAAATAACCATCCCATTCAAAATGATAACCGTCAATTAATACTGTACTAGGTTGAGAATAATTATCTAAATCAGCTAAATAATAACCATCTATAAATATAGAATTATTAAAACCAATTGGTACCAATGGAAGAATTATAGGTTTAATAATAACATCATCTAGATTTATTGGAGATGGTAACCCTGTCTTTAAAATAGATCCATCACTCCATAAATAAGAAATATCTCTACATCTTCTATGATTTAATCCAAATGTTTTAATTAAAATAATATCACCAGTTTCAGCATTACCAAGAACTTTTAATATTCTTTGATTTAAAGCATTTCTTTCAATTGAATATGAAGGAATATCAGCCCTAATTCCTGGAATTTCCGTTTCATATCCATCACTTAATATAAAAACTCCAATATTTTTATAAATATCAATTTCTGTATTTACAACAAATGAATATGGATTAACGCTAAATTTGGCATTATTTAATGTTGCTGGCATAGGACTTGATAATTGTAATGTATAATTATCAACATTTAATATTGTATATGTATTGAATCCTTGCTCTAATATTTCTATATGATCAGTAGGCACAATTCCCTGTGCCTGAAAATTAATTGTAGTAGAATGTACATATTCATCACCTTGAACTGTTATTAAATCAATTCCAACAATTGATTTTGCTGGAACTATACCAACAACTTGTTCTGGAACAATAGTTCTAAATCTTTCAGTAGATACTATAGATGGAATGTTACCATAACGAGTATTGTTTGGAGTTTCCAATCCATCTACAAATAAATGCATTTCATCTCTACGATCTGATGAATTTAAAATCCAACTAATTGCTATATTATGAATTTGTCCTGCTTTCCAATTTTGTACATCTGCACTAACTTGATAAACAGATCTTCTATCTGGTTGTATATGAGAAAAACCACCACGGTCCCAAACTTCAAATACTAAATACCCTCTTCCATCTTTATATAAAGAAAATCTATTTTGATTCTCATTTGTTCCAAAATCAAATAAATAATGATCATCATCTGACATAAATTGAATACCATCAAATGAATATCCAGTAATTAAACTATCACTATCATATCCATCTGGACTTGTTAAATCATATCCGTCTAAACGAAATTCAAATTCTACTGATTTAATTCCAGATCTTAATACATCGGTTTCTTCACCTAAATTTTGTATAAATTTTACATCGTAAAAATCACCAGAAGTTGTAATTATTCCTGAATATATATAACCATCAGGTCCTGGTACATCTTTTGCTAATATTTTCCATTGTATATTATCTGGATCATAATAAATAAATATACCAACTGAACTAAATATAGCCGCTGGAACACCCTCTGGATTTTTAATATCATTTCTATTTAATGAAAATATACCATCTTCAATTTCAGGATTAAAACTATTAGCACCAATAAAAATATTAGAAGATTCTAATTCATAACCATCTCTATATAATTCAAAAGTTAATGTAGCATCATTATCTAAACCATCCCAATTAGGAATAATGGATAATTCTAAAGTTCCTTCCTCTAATCTAAGGTTATTAGATATTGGAAATGTAACACCATCACCAGAATTAACTACAGACACTCCATAATCAAAAATACCAGCAGATAAAGAAGTAATTCCTAAAAATTCTGATATTGCTTTATTCAAATAACTAACACTAAGAGACCAAAATTCAGCTTCTCTTATTCTAGGGTCTATATGAGTTACACTTGCTATTAATTGTTTAATAGCAGCTGCAGTTGGTCCTTGAGTAAATGTTTGTAATGCACCTTGTAAAATATCTCTATATATTTCTCTATCTAATTCTTCATCAAATACTTGTAATTCTTCAATTTGAACTAAAGATCCAAAATTTTCTGTTAATGAATTTCTCAAAGCTCCAACTTTATAAGTTACATAATATACATCATTTTCAATTAATGTACGACTCTGTCTAAAATCAATAACATTATCGCCCCACTCATATGTTACTAAAATTTCATCAAGCAAATATGAATAATCAATAAACAAATCTCCTTTATTATAATCTACTATAGGAGTTGCTCCTCCTTGCATTACAACGGTATATAAAACCGTCACTATATCACCGACTACAATACCACAATCACTATCTAACCAAATTGTATTATCTGTAATAGAATTAATACTATCAGTAAAAGAATATCCATCACTTATTCTAATTATACTATTAACAATTCCAATTTCAATTTCTGGAGCAATAGTAGTTACAACAATTTTTAAATCTCCATCAATAGTTAGTTGCTCTGTCTTAGCAATACCAATACTATTTAAAGTTATTATATTTGATTCAAATGTAGCTGATTCAACAAAATTTATAGGATTGTCATTATTGTTTAAATCAAATGCATCATAAATTCCACGTAAACTTTTAATATCATTAGTTACAATAATTTGATTGCTATCATATATGTATTGTTGTTCTGGATTATTATCAGTATAACGCTCATCAGAAAAATATAATGATATAGGAGTTGGAATAATTTCTCCTTCATCAAAACTTTCATAATTTAATAATAATGATATACCAAAATTAACATTAATACTAGTATATAATTCTGAAACTGATATAACATGAGAATTTTGTGGACTGATTATAGGTTTTTTATAATTAATAGTTCCTAGATTTAAATTTTGATTATTAAAAACTCCAACATATACAATACCTTCTCTGTAATTAATTTGATAAAAACCAATTCTAATTCTATTAATATTTATTTCTTCTGTTAATTCTTGAGAATCATAATAAATTTCTTGACTGAATACATCAGTATCACTAAAATTAACACTAGAATTAAAACTTGAACCAATTACATCATCTGTACATCCAATTATATTTTGATTTTGTAATCTAATTTTTAAAATTCTAATACTACTAAGATTTATTAATTCTTCTTCTAAAATTAATTGTTCACTAAAAACACTAGTAAATTCTACTCGTTCTCTTTTTATATCTCCAATTCTTGGCGGTGTTCTAGAATCAAAAAATATTTTATTATCAGTAAATCTTCTTAATGAATAAATTTCACCAGTAGTCTCATTATAAATACGAAACACATCTGTAATAGGTGCATGTTTTGTATAAAAAGAATCTAAGGAAACTAATTTATTTTCAATTCTTTCATTACGACTTTCAATATGAACATTAGCTTCATAATCAATACCAGGCACAAACGTTAATTCATAATTATAATTAATTTTTGCTGTTTTACCAATTAAATATCTAAGAGGTGAAGCTACCACATCTACAAATTCTTCTACATAAGTATAATCTAAACGACTGTTATATATTTTTCTACTATAATAATTCATAACTGGAGGAAAATCTCCAGTTCCATCATTATCTATAGCTCCATAAACATATACACGTCCAGTTTCATAATCAATAGAATATTCTCCAGGTCGTGCTGGTAATCCACCTTCACGATAAGGTAATTCAACAGTAAAAGCCGAATGTGTATTTATAAATGGAGTTATTGAATAAGGATCTAAAAATTCAACTCCATCATATGTAGATATAACATCTCCAGAAGTTACAATTGGAGCGTTTTGTAATGAAAATACAACAGATAATGCTGGAGCACATTCACGTACTACTTCTATAACTTCTACAACTTCTACAGTATTAGCTCCTATTATTTTACCAAGAAATTTAAATTCATAAGAAACAATAATAATATCTTGTCCGCCAGGTAATACAAAAGAAGGATCATTTTTAAGATTATCGCTTAATTTTATTTGATTATTTTCTAGTGTTATATATCTTCTAGCATAAGAAGTATCATATTTAGGATCTTGTATTTGATATCCATATGATCTTATTTCATAATCAAATACATCTCCATTAGAATATTTTATTTGAACACTATTCAATTTAGTAATTGGATATCTATTAAGTGTTAATACTAAATCATCATATGTTCCCTTTCCAATTCCTAAAATTAATTCTTCACCTGTTATAGTTTCAGTTTGTAAAGAAATAGGATTTGAAGGAAATGAATCAAATAACATTGAAGTAGATATAGATGTGTTAGTTGGTTCTCGCCCAACTCTAACTACTTCAAATGCACCTTCTTGATTTAATCTATCCCAAGGACCATATCTACGTACCTTTCTCTCATCTTGTATTAACAGTTCTAGATAATTAGCATTTTTAGCTTGTCCTATATCATATTTGCATCTGTTAATCATATCAGATGTTTGATTAAGAAATTTTCTAATATTTGATTCACGAGATAAATCGTATACACTATCTTGTCCACCAAGATAATCAATAAATATATTTCTTGTTGGATTATAATCGTTTTCAGCACCTAATATTTTAATAGTATTATTTCTACTATCTTCTAATAAAAATTTACTTTCATCTAAACTTCTAAATGTTACAGAATTTGTAGATGAAAAAATTACATTGTATCGTGAAAATGGTGTATGCGGAAGTGTGTTTATAACAAGTATATCATCTAAAATTGATACACTAACAATTTCTATATCTGGAACATTAAATATCTCAGATAATATTTGAATATTTGATGAATTAATATCTAATGCTAAAGGATCAGAAAATCTAACCTTTATAGTTCTACTATCAGCTGCATTAATGTTTAGTATTCTAAGATTAGCCATTAAAAATTCTCTATTAAAAGATATCTATATTATGTTAATATATCCGTTGGGAAAATTATCAATAGTGAAATACAAAATTTTAATAAAATATACTAACGCAATTCGATTTGTACAGTAACTTCATTAGCTTGAATATATTCATTTTTATCAGCAGTAATGCTTAATACTCTTCCAGTTTGACCATTTACATTAAATTGTAATACTCTAGCTCTATCAACTCCGCTTATTGTATAAGCTACTGTTACAAAATCTGATTCATCAATTGTTGTATTTAGAGTTGTTGCGTTTAATGAATTTGTAATTGAATCTTTAACATTTTGTATAACTACAGAACTAGAATTTTCATAACCTTTAGAAACTACTATAGCAATATTAATATTCACTAATTTAGCAATAGATGATTTAGCTAATACATCACCTCCAATAATATTTTTACTAGCTATTGCAAATGTATTATCATTAATAATTTGATTTTGATTATATCTAATTGTAATTCTTTCATTTGGTTTTGGTGCTAAATAATCATAATATGATGAATATCTAGTTCCTTGTGCTGGTTGGTTTTGTGGAGCTATAGATAATGTAGATGTATTTTCACCAGAAATAAATCCACTAGCTTTAGAAATAGAATCTATAAATGCAAATATTTTTTGAGTATAAAGTGTTCCACTTTTAGTAAATGATATACTTTCAGTTTCTGTATAACCAGATTCTGGACTATTTATAGTTCCAATATAAAATGTTACTCTAAAAGCATCTCCAACAACTGGTACAATTGTATTATTATTAATAGTATTTGGTAGTTTAATTTGTACACTAGTTAAAGTAGTATTCTTTAATGATTCAAATTTTGCAAAATCATTATTTTTAATTTCATAACCAAAAGTATCATATTCATGTTCAACAGCAATTACATCTTTATTAGAATTAATTTGTACTTTTTCAAATTTAACCAATTTAATAATATTAACATTTAATGGTATCGTTTGATTGCTTGTTAAAGATAATGCAGTTTTAATTAATGACGATAAATTTTGAGTTAAACCATTAGCACTTGCTACAAATACACCTTCTATAATTCCTTGCATTGTTGTTCCAGCAATAGTTAATACACCAGGAGAAATAGAACCTGATAGTGTTAATTTTAATCTAGATGGTGCTAATTTCAAATTTTTCTGAATAATATTTCCATAAGAATAAATATGTGTTGTTGGTTGTGTTCCCGTAATAAAATTACTATTATTAATAGAAAAAGCATTTCCATTTCTAGTAACTGGTAAATTAGATAATAATACAGATGATAACAATTGTCTTGTATCAGCTAAATAATTTACTTCAACTAAATAACCATCAGAAGCATCTGTGTTAGCTGGTAATGTAATCTTATTTGCATTAAAACTTCCACTAACACCATCTTGTGTAAACTTATCTTCAGCATTATACTTAACTGTTAAATATCCATCGCCAACTTCACCAATAGTATTTGTAGGTAAAAATATTGTAAATGCACTAAAACTTCCATCATTATTAACTGTGTTATAAAGCTCTGCATTGTCACTATCTCTAATTATAGATATTACATTTAATACAACAGATTCAACAATAACTGCAAGACGATTACTAACTAAAGTAATGTTTACTTCTTCCTGTGTTGTAAATCTATTAACATTAACAACTGAATTTATATCATGTGTAACATATATTACTTTTTGATTACTAACACCTTCTGATTGTATTGTTGTTTCTTCTCTTCTAATATTATTAGAATAGCCCCAATCTATACTATCACCTACATTTCTAATATTAAAAGAATTAACTTTATTATCAAAATCCCAATGTGGACTATAATCAAATAACCATGTATAATCTACTTGTAAAATATCACTTATAGATGGTAAAGTACTTCCAGATATTAAAATACGTCCAGTTGTATTTTGATCACCACCATCAGGGTTTTGATTTGAAACAATATATCTTTCTCCAGTTGTAAAATTAAAAACTCTACTTACAGAATTAACTGGAGAATGTGATAATTGAATATAAGCTCTATTATTTGATAATAATCTACTATTTTCATTTATAATTTGTAATGATTGTTGTACATTTTTAATTTCAGACACATCAGAAAAACCAGTAGGATCTTGACTATTAAATTTTCCTTTGGTAATATCTTCTAATAAATTTCTTACATGATTATCAATCCAACGTAAACGATCAAATCCCCAAACACTGCCAGCATAAGCTCCATTATCAAATACTAATTCATAATTACCAGATATTCTTCCAATTGTATCTATACTCTTTAGTTTAAAATTAGAACCACTAGAAGATCCTGAAACATCTATGATACTTGTTACAGGTTGATTTGGTAATTCTTGATTTAACAGATTGTCAATTCTTCTTCTAGATACAGTTTTATTTTCATCACCATCTATTTGTCCAAGAACAAAGTCATTTGATATATCAGTTGGATCGTCTTTATTACTATGATCAAAATAAATAAAACTATCAATTATTTCTGTAAGACGATAACCAAAAATATATATATCTACTTTTCCACCAGTTCCTTCTGATATAATTGTTTTTGTACCATCTTCAGCTGTGTATACATCCGTACCATCTCTAGTCATTAAAACATCACCAGGTCCAACTACAATTGCATCAATTACATCAGGGTCTGCTAAAACTATATTTTTATAACCTGTTTCAGTACCTGTATTAGCACCACTAAATATTCCTAAAATTCTACGCTTATATGCAGAATCACTCTCAGATGGAGATCCTCCACCAAAAGAAGCTGCATTTGTAACTCTAGATACTCCAGCTATAGTTGTATTCTTTAAAGAATATCTAGAAATGTTTCCACCAGAACCAGTAGTTGCACATACCACTAATACTTCAATCGCATATTCATCACTAATTCCAACAAAATCTAAAGCTGCACGATTCTTGGAAGCCGTTGCTCTATATGTGTTCTTGTTAGCATATAAAACTGTAGTAGATGTAACTACTGCAAACGACATTCCATTAGAAGCTATTACCAAACCATCTTTTTTAATTGGTATATCAGATTCAATTTCATTAAATGTTAAAAGAGCTAAACCTCTTGATTTTGAACCTGTTTTACGAGGTGCGCCATAATTCGAAGCTAGAGCATCTATATCAGAACCTAATGATAATAATAAAGATTGTTTATTTTGAATATGTAATAATTCTTCGTATAAACGAGACATTTGAACAGCTTGTCCATCAACAAAAAGATCTCTACCTACTTCTCCTGGTTTTAAATCAAGTAAAGGTATAGCAGTTCTATAAAAATCTAATATACTTAGAACTATATCATTAGCAGTTCGAACTCGTACCATCGTTTGTCCTTAAATATTATATTAATATATATCCATCAACTCAAATAATACAAAAAAATGCACTGTTAAGTGAACTACCCTAACCTAAAAATAATGGCTTCTTGCACATTATGTTAAAACGTATCAATACCAAATGATATTGGAATTCTTTGAAAAGATTTAGATATCACTGTTAAATATATTAAATAATATCTAGAATCATTACGAGCTTGAGAAACTTTTATATTTTCAATAACTGCAATTTGTTCATCTGGTGTAACAGCTTGATTTTGTTTTAATTGTTCTAATTGAAGTTGTTGTAATCTCTCAATACTTGATTTTAATTGATGTGTAGCAATATCTTCTAAAAATTCTTGTTCATAAATTTTTCCAATTAAAGCCTTGCTTATTGGAGAACCATAAGCTGGAAAAAATGGATTTGAACCTAATGGAGTACTAATAAGTTTTAAAACATCTTGAACAAGTTTATCAGATCCTTCAACTATATCCAAATCACCATTTTTTATTATCAAATCCCCAGCTATAAGTTTTAAATCAAATGACATTTTACTCCAGTTAAATATATCGAACTATTAGTAAAAAAAAATAATATAAATGAACATACGGCAATTCATTCCTCATCTAAAGGAAATGGACTTCTTGCACGTTAAGTTAAAAGAAAGTTCCAATATCCCTTGAAACATCACCACCTTCACTATCAGTAAGTGATCCTTGTGCTCTAACATATAACTTATCTGCATACGAAAGAATGCTCATAATTCTTTCTTCAAATTCTTTATAATATTTAACAGCTTCACCAGTATTATTTTTTCTGTTAATTACTTCATTCGTTCTTAATGATTTGATTTCGTATAATCGCTGTATAGCTGCATCATCTATTAAATTAAGTAACACTGTAATATCTACGGACCACATTGCCATATATATTGCAAATATATCTATTAATCCTAATCCGCTAACTTCACCAGAAATATATTCAATTATACTTAAAGCAGAACTTGCCTCAGCTTCAAGATTAGATCTTTTATTTTTTTCTTCTTGTATTTGTTTGTTAAACGTTTTTGATAATTCTTGAGAAAAAGGAATTGTAAAATCTCCATAAGATAATCCATCTCCTAATTCAACTTGATTTGTAGCAAATAAATTTTTAGCCTCTAATTGGGTAATCCTACGCTCTAATTCCCAACTATCTTTAAAAGCAACTGGTTTAACAAAACCAGTTGTTATAGTTGTTCCAGATTCAGGACCACCTTCATCACATAATGGTGTCCAAACAATCTGTTTGCTTATACGTTCAACTGTTTCTAAACATTCCATATAAGCACTTATAATGCCCTTAAAACTTCTAACAAAATCATCTAAAATATTTAATTCAAGATAAGATGTTCCTTTTAAAACACGATCTATATCAACATCATTAACCCCTGTATTAGAAAGTATCGCAGCAATTTCTCTTTTTTTATTAATAGAAATAACTCCTTCGTAAGTTGTTATTGATTGTTGAAATGTAGAATTATTGTTTTGTATGATGTTTTGTTGACGTAATCTTAATCTTAATATTAATTCAATTCCTGGACGCTTTATATATTTTCCTCTTTCATGTTCTAAATCTTTATTATTTAAAAATGGCACTCCAACCATAACACTTGATTTACCTGAAGATGGTTTTAGTTTTTCAGAAATAACAGGATCAGTTATAAATGGTCTAAGAATATGTTCTACACTATCATATGTTTGTTCAATATCAGAACCATCATTTTTCTTATATCTTGTCTTTATAAATTTAGCTCTTTCTGGAATTTTTACTGTTTGTTTATCAAAATTATTTAATGCATCAATATTTTTATCCATACACATAAATAATCTTGTTCCATTTGGAACGGCTAATGCTATACTATAAATAGAAGAATCTGAATTTGCAGTATAAAATTTACCATATCTATCCCTAGAAGATGATTCTCTTTTTGAAATTGCATTTTTAACATTTTCTGGAATTTTACTATTAATATTATTATGAAGAGCCCTATCATCAGTTGAAAGTGTTATTTTATTTTTTCCAGTATATCCTGTATTATAAAATCTACCACTAGGTTCAATTGCTGGTAATCCTAAAATTCTATAAAAAGCATGAGCTCTACTTTCCTGAGGTATATTAGGATTTGCCGAAACAATATCATTTGATAGACTATCAAATGGCATTTTAACATTTGGTGAACTTTTACTACGATAATTTTCTATTGGTTTTATAAATTTGTTTATTAAAACATCAATATCAATATCAACAGCATCTTGAGCATCTAATGCACTCTCTTCTTGAATTTCACCAATAGAACTTGTTGCATCTACCATAAATACACCTATGACTTATCCTTTGATATATCTTGATTACTAAAACGAATCTTGTTAATTCCGTCAAACGGAATAAATTTAAATTCATTAATCGGAATTCTAGTAATATTTCCAAAACCATCAGTAATTTCAATATTATTACCAACAACATTTCCATAAACAGTATTACCATTATTATCAATATATACGGGTACTAATCCATCAATAATTGGACCATAACCATCAGCATATGAATGTATAATAGAAGTAGCATCAACAAATTCATATTCTAAAATCTTTTCAATTATAGAACTTTGTTCATTAATAGACTCTCGATTTATAACTTTACTAATAGATTCTTCTTTTATATACGCCGTCAATTCTCCTTTACCAGCAGTTTCACTTGTTAAAGTAGCAATAAAGTTATTATAACCATCAAATACAAATTCAGATATTTTGCCAAATGTTGGAATTGCCGTTACAATTCCTGATAAACAGTTTGCAATTTCAGCTGTAATACCAGCTGTTAATAAAGTTCCACTTTTATCTTTCAAACGAATAGTAACATCTATATCTTTTTTAACAAATTGTAAATCTGTTGATATTTCAAAATCACTATTAAATCTATCTGCTGCAGCTGTTGCTGCACGACAATAAAAATCAGTACAATCATTTCTTAAATCATTTAATGCTGTTACTGTTGTATTTTGAAATTCTTTAGCTGATTCTTCATTAATAGCACTTCTAAATTTTTCTAATGCTGCAGCAATTGTTCCTACAGTACCAGTTCCACTTTTTCTATCAGGATTTAAAGTACCAATATTAGGTAATTCTCCAACTTTATCAAAAACACTTCTTAAATCGTTAAACTCAGCATTAAAAACAGCAGATTCTATCGCTAAATCAGGTTGACACATAAGTGTTATTAATTTCCTATCAATTAAAACCTCGTGAACATACCTAAAATTATATGAAATATCATATATATAATCACTATCATCAATACTTGGAATCGAGCTGGATATAGCTTCTTTACCAAAAAATGTCTCTAATGTTGCAGGTTTTCCATTAATAAAATATTGTTTATACCCATCTGCTGTTGTAGTATCAAATTCCCAAACACTTCCACCACCAATAAATATACTTCCTGAAGTAATAGTATTATCTACTTGATTATCCCATCGATAAGGATATTGGGTTGGTTTATATCTTACAATAAGATCTCTAATATTAAATTTTCTATATCCATCTAAATCTGCTGGATTTCCAAAAAGACTAGGGTTTACTCCAACATTCATATCTAATAAATATGGAACTCTAAAAGTATTAGCAGTACTATCATATGATTCACCTTCTGGCCAATATGTAAATCCAGATGGTGATGGAGTAATAATATCTAAAAATTTAAATCCTTGTGGATTATCATCAATAAATTGAAAACGTTGTGGTCTTAATGGTGATAAACTATTAACACTTAAAAATGAAAATTCAGAAGGAATTACAGTATTAAGTTGTCGTTGATAAATAAAACGACCAGTTTCAGATCTTGGTCCGTCCGGACTATAATTTGATATAAAATCTGGACAAAAATCTTCTGTACAACAAATACCAAGAGCTTGTTGCACATCTTCAGGATCTCCACCTCCACTACCCCTAGCACATACTCCACGACCACCAATATCCATTAATGGTCTTATTATTGCAAATAATGCACCCACTGCTAATAAAATAGCCATTAATTGTTCTAATAAACATATTAGATTTGACATCTTTTGTATGCATTTTAAGATTGAATCTTCATCATGTTTATGTATAGCATCAACTAATACTATAATATTTGCTATTAATTGTTTAATATAATCAATAATTCTTTGTATTATATATTCTATTAATGCTATTAATAATAATATTAAAGCTAAAATCATTAATATTAAAGCGAGCCAAGGAAATAAAGCTAAAAATGCTGGTAAACATGTTTTAAATAAACGTTTTACAGCCTTTACAGTTGACCATGGATTCATAAGAGCACAAACAATATCAATTATACATAAAATAATATTAAGAAGTGCTTGTATAAATTTATAAAAAGCAAGAAATGGTGCTAGTTTATTTAATAAGTTTGCTATAGCATCCCATGCTGATTTTGAAAAATCATCAAAATTTACATCAAGTCTAATACCTGTAGGAAGTAATGCAAATAATCTTTCCATTAAATCTAATAAATCTTCAGGTCCAAATGAAGGATTTACATCAGGAAATGGTGTTTTTGGAATAGAAAAAGGATCGCCCATACCAGGTAAATGTGGTCCAGGACCAACTATAATGTCTATACTATTTTTTGATGGATCACAAACCATATATTATCCTATATTTTTACACCAGGTGTTCTCTCAACTTCTCTAGGAGGTGACATGCTGCTATAAAATGTAATATTCTCAGCATCAAATGTTATATTATTCTTAACAGATTTAAACCTCATCTCCCCTTCACTAACTATATCAATTCTTTGTGGTGTATGAATTTTTATTCCTTCATTATCAACTCTTATAGTATGAAAACTTCCAGAATTCCATATCCTAATATCTATTATTCCATCTCTTGCTGTGTTATTATAATTAACTGTAGGGAATCTTGAATCATCATTAATTGTGGGACCACCCACTTCCAAAAATAAATCTCCATCTAATGAAGCAGAAACAGATCTATTATATTTATCTCTTCCAATTGCAGATACTATACCACCAGCACAATCCAACCATAAACTTTGACGATCAACTGTATTAGCACCAATACTTAAAGACAAAAACCCATCAAGTGAAAAAGTACCACTCCTACCACCAGCATTAGCTCCATTACCAGCTACGATAACTTCCGAAGATACAATATCACTAACTGGAGGTATTAAATTTAAAATACTATTTGGATATCCTCCCGTACCACCATCACTTCCATATATATTCTCAAATTTATGTGAAAATAATACATTATTTATATAATGATAAGCTGTTCCTAATTGTATTATATTATCTTTATTATTTCTATCAGTTGGAGATAAATAACTATTTAATTCATCTTCATTACTCTTTAAAGTTACACACCCCTTTCCATAAGGTTCTAAAAATACATCTTTCTTATCTGTACCATTGCGTAAAAATTGCCCACGATCAGCTGATTTTTGAGATTTAGAATCACCTTGCTCAAATCCTTTCAAATTAGAAAAATTTTCATGACGTACTAATAATGGAACGTTTCCTACCTCACTAGAACATGGAACATTAATTTTAAATTGACCTTCTTTATCTATATCTAATTGAAATCTGCTTCTATTTCTAACATAATCAGTTGTATCTTTATAATCCGGAAGATTGAAATTATTTTTTCTAGCATTTAATTCAAAATGATATGCTACACTTTTTCTTAATTGCTCTAATAATTTTTTAAAAACAATATTTTTATTATCTTCAGTTGATTTTCTAAATGATAATGAATCTATTAAACCATTTGGTAAAATATTTCTATTTAAATCTAAAATATTTCCATAAATATCAACAACAGTACCAATTATAATTTCTAACAAATAATTTGGTTGATCTAAACTAAGACTTAAAGTATCTGTAATACTGCTTTTTCTTTGGTAAGATTTTGTACTAGAAACATCTTCTCCAGCATATAATCTTTCCTCTTCTATATCACTTGTATAACTAAAACTATCTATAAATTCATAGAACATCGAACGATTTTCTGTTAAACCAGGATTTCTATTTCCACCTACCGAAACAGATACATTAGTAAATGGATCTAATCCTATATGTCTTAAACCTGCGCTATAATTATGTCCATATAATGAAGAACCATCTTCTCCACGAGTACTACTTGATTTATCATCTCTTTTTATTGGACCAATTGTTTGTCTATGAGCTTCTGAAAAACCCATCAATTGATTAAATTTAGTACTCCACATATTATGAACAGGATCTGCTTGAGTAAATTGAAGTGAATCTCCTTCTAATATTCCTTGATTAGGATCAACTATAAAACTAATATCATTTTGTACAAGTGTTACCCATCTTCCAGGTCCTAATTTGGTACTTGAATCAACTCTCCTTTTACCACTTGGAGAATATGACCTTGTCATTTTTTGTTGATTATAATTTAAAAAAACAAATTCTCCACCTTGACTAACAGTAACAAAAATATTTGTACCTATCTCTGGATAACCTAAGGCAACTTCCCCATGTATACCCATCCAAGCAGCTGGCCATTTTACTGGATACTGTATATCAGTATCTGTATGAGGAAGATTAACATAAACAATACCATTTTGTATATCAACACTCTTAATAACACCTCGCACAGGTATACCAATTACTGAACCTATGTTACCTATGTTTGTTTGTTTTTGAATTTTACTCAAATTATCACCTAACTATTCAACTGTACTATTTAACTGTTTATATATTATATTGGAAAATTATTAATTTTTAAGAAATTCTTCCAATTTGGCGAGCTTCATCAATTGAAGCATTTGACTGTTGACCATATTCACTTCCATCATCTGATTGACTTATTGTTTCTTTAACATCTTCATAATCTACAAATAAATCTAAAATACAACTAGCTAATATATTTGAAAATTGTGTTGGTTTAATATCTGATGCTGACATTACTCTGGTAGCTGCAATAGCTGCACTAGAAGGTCCTTGTGTATTTGGTTCAGGAGATTTGTTTTCTGGATAAGTACGACGTCTAGTTTGTTGTTTGGAATTTGTTAAATCAACCTCTTCAATTATAATATCTTCAGCATTAATACCAAATACTTTTTGATTTCCTGTACCATCTTGCATAAAAACATCAGCACTAAGACCATCAGGTGTCATTTTTTCTGGAGAAACAAGCCATTCAAGAACAGCTGTTGCTAATTGAGCCATGTAAGTAGCTGTATCTTCTTGTGTTTTATAATATACTATTTTTATTCTTGTTTTATTAGTACCAAATCCAGTTTGATTAAAATTACCACTTATAGCAAATAATGTATTTGTAAGAATATTCTTATTTCTTTCTCCATTCCTACCACTTAATAATTTTACCATAGGTTCTGTGTTACTAAATAATATATTATTTTCACTTATAGATTCTGTAAATGAAATTTTATTTTCAATTGTTAAAGCTCCTAATGAACGAGAAGCTCCTAACATCTGATATCTTTCATTTCTAAATCTACCAGTAAAACCACGGCTATTATATAAAATTTTACCAACAACATCTAACATAGTTGGAATATATTCACCTGAATTGTGACCATATGAAAGATCTAATGTTGTATTTAATTGCCCATAACTAAAATTATGTTGCACACCTCTAACATAAAATAATAAATTTCTATCTTCAATATATACAACATCACCAGGTTGATAAAACTCATTATAACCAGTAATTTGAACAGAACCTTGTAAAATATTTTCACGTGCCTGTAACAATGTAGCATATGCATATGGTGCGCATTGACTATCTGGATCACTTAAAAATGGAGCTTCAATAGATGTAGGCACTTTAAAACCATATTGATACCACATATCATAATCTACAGCTATAGCAGAAGACATTAGATTACTTTCGTTCTTTCCATCAAAATTTGTTTTAAAACTACTTCCAGAATCAACAAGACCTTCAGCAAACATTCCATTAACACTTATCATAGTGTATTGAGGAGCATTTTCAGAAATAGTCAAACTAACAATACGATCAGCTGTAATAATAAAACGACGACCAGAATTAACTCCTAAATTATCATCATTTTCATATTCAATCATATGTTCTAAATATTCTGGAATTTCAGTATGTCTATTTAAATTTGGAGTTGCTATAGAACGACCTACAGCATTAGAATTAGTTGGTTCATCTAAATTACTCAAACCACCACTAAAAATGTTTTGATTTTTTTCATCAGGTGTATTGATAGATAAACCATCTACAAAACTTCTCATAGCATTTGAAAGAGAATATAATAATGTTTGTCTTTGTGATATTAAACTTCCAATTTGTAAAAATAGATTTAATCTATCACTTCTACTTACTGCATGTGTTTCAAGACGACGAAATCTATCATTTGTAAAAAGATCACTAAGATTTTTTGGTTCAAGTCCAGTTTTATTCCTTAGTTTTATTCTAATTTTTTCAACTATTGTAGCTTGTTGATCTGGATCAACTGTAGTATTAAATTCTTTATTAGCTTTGATTTGAGTACTAATAGTAAATAATCTATTCTTTTTTAAATATATTGAAATATTTTGTTGGTATTTACTAAGTTGTTCTTTTGCATCTTTAACTGATGTAAGTCCTTGAGAATTCGCATGTTCAGAATATTCCGGACGAATTTGTGTTAATATAGCTGGAATATTTTGTATACCTCCATCAAATGTAGTTAAAAATCCAAAGTCCGCAGATGAATATGTTCCTATATTTGAACCACATACTATTAATTTAATAATTTCATCATCATTATTAGCGCCCAAAGCAACCGCTCTAAGCCTTATTTCATCTTCTATAATTTCTATTTGAGTTAATAAAGCCTTACTCTGATTAAAATATAATGATTCAAGAAAATCTGGAAATACTTTAGTTCCTTTTGTATCGCGATCTTTAAACATCTTATAAAAAACAGAACTTGGTACTTTATTATATCCAGGTGGACGTGCTTCTATATGTCCTTGTGTATTTGCAAAGACTTCAAAACCAAGTAATTTTTTAACATTATTAATCTGATCTGCAACAGATGAATATGGACTATCAAATAATTTAATAGTACTTCCAATCTTTCTTTCAAATGCCATTAAATCAAAATTTTTATCATACTGATCATCTACTATAAATAAATTTTGATCTTCATTAGCTTTTACTTTCCAAAATCTTCTAGCTGTAAATCTAAATAAATTTCTTCTTAATTCTAATTCATCTCTTTGTTTTTGAGCATTACTTGAACTAGCATCATTAACAGATGTTAAATTAGTATTTACATCTGTTCCCATAATCGTTAAACCAATTTCTTGATTGTTTGATTCTTTATATTTTTTATCAAAATATCCTTGAAGATTATTTATTTGTTCATCAATACTATCAAGTCTTCTTTTAGCATCAGTTGCTGCATCTGTTTCTATTGTATTAGTGGAAGAATTTGATAATACAGATTGTCCAGCTTCATTTTTAGTGAAAAGACTATTTAAATCTACATTAAAACCATCAGCTAACATCATTATTTCATCTTCAACAGAAGCTCTTTCTCTAAGTAATTTTGTTAATTGTTCATTGTTCGAAACAGCATCTAATCTGGTTTGTGTAATTAAAGTGTTAATAGATGGATTCATAACTAATTTTTTATAAGGTATAAAATTACCCCAAATACAATTAGTTTTTTCAATATCATTTAATAAACCTTGAATATAAGTAGTTGCAGCTGTAATATTACTAATATTATCATTTGACCCTAATGAATTACCATTTGCAATTGCAGCTTTTAAGAAAGTATCATAGTTATATGGTTGACCAGTAACTAACATAGATATTACATTCATAACATCTTGACCGGCAAATGGTTGTGGTGTTAATAATACTGCTCTATTTTCTTCTGTAGAGTTTTCTGGTTTTGAAAGCCAAGTTAAAGTTTGAATTCCTTGTTTCCATCTATAAACTAATCCATTTGGTGCATGAAGTACATTTCTAAATTTACCAAAAGTAATTTCACTTGTTTGTTGTTTTAAATTTTCTTCTGTAACAGAATTACCTTTTTCTGGTCCACTTCCATAAGTTAATAATCCTGTTTGAATTAACATTTTATTTTCTGGTAATAATTGAGGTAAGTCTCCTTCAGTCGTATCTGTTAAAGCAGTTCCAGTTGAAGCATCTAAACTAACATCAAATGGAGTTAGTGGATCGTAAATACTAGCATTAAGAACATCAGCAGATGGTTGAAAATTTATATACCCTTGAGAAAAATAAGCAGAATTATCATTACAAGTTACTGAAACTGTCCACTTACCATCTGACCACGTTCCAACCACACCTTGTCCCATTGCTCCAACAAGACCTGTAAAAATACAAGGTCCTGTAGGTTGACATGTAATATCTTGTTTAAATTGTCTCCATAACCATTTTGGAAAACCAGCACCAACCATACTGGAACGCTCTATATCTTCAAATGACATTATAGTTTCAAGTTTGCCATTTGTTTGCATATCCCCTACAGTATTATTTATATTTTTTAATATAGTATCAAATCTATTTATTAAAGAAAATCCACTTTCATTTTGTTGTTTTTGAAATCCGCCAGGTAAACGATCATCTTCACTAGTCCTACTTGACATGAAAATTGTAATTACATCCATAGGTTGAATTACATATTTCCCATTAAAAAATAATCTCATTCTATTACGTGCATAATTAATTTCTGCAGATGCTTGATTTAATTCGGCTTTACTTGTTTGATTATATCCTAATAGAGTAAAAATATTACCTATAATTTGTACAAATTTCTTTTGTTCAGATTTTGTTAATTGATTATTTATACTTACATTAATTGAATTATATCCTTCTAAAAATTCAGGTTCAATTTCTACATTGCCACCTGAAATTGTATTACCAATAGAAACAAAAACACTTGATAAAACTTCTCCTACACTTCCATCTTCTCCTGATAAACCAGTAGAATATTGAAATCTTATATCAGTACTTTCATCATCAAGAATCGCTCTTACTCTTTTAGAAACAACTGTTCCTGGACTAATTTTAAATGTAATATTGCTAGCATTCCTAGACCTTCTTTCAACTGCTAACTCTCCTTGTAAATCTCTTATTGTATTTTCTAATTCTGTTTTGGTAAATTTAAAAAATCCACCTTCTCTGTATACATTTGTAACATCAGTTAAAGCCTGATCAATATCTTGTTCAGTAATTGTTAATAAATTATAAGGATCTTCAAGTGTTAAATTAGCACTACCTCCTCCCCATTCTACAGATGTTTTAGTACTAATACTAGAAACAATAGTTAATTCCATTGTTCCTGGACCTTCTCCAACTTCATCAGAAAAAGAAGCATCCCAATTAGTTGTCCAACTAGTAAAATCAGTTGGCATAGAATAAGATAAAACTTTTCTAAGAGTTTCTATAGCTGATTTTGTACTAGCATCAAGTGAAAATAAACCAGTAGCTCCACCCAATGTATCTAAACTATCTATTAAATTAATAAATGAAGGTCCTAAAAATGTATTAAAACTACCACTATCAATTGCTAATTTTTCAATTTTAGTAAGTTTTTCATAAGCTGATATTAATTTGCATTTATTTTGAAATAATTTTTTTGATGCAGCAATTAGTATTCTTTCTTTTTTTTCTAAATAATCTAATCTAGAATTATTTACTAAAGAAGAAAACATCCTTTTTTTTACTACAACATAAATATCTGGTTGTTGAAATAATATAGATCTTTTTCTTGGTCTTAAATTTCGTATAAAACCATTTTCTATATAAGACCTTTCAGCAGATTTATCGCCTAAAACTTTAACAGTACCTTTTGTATTTTCGCCAATTCCAAATTGATCGTTTATAATATTACCAAGTGAAGATAAGAAATTCATACTTTACCATATATCAGGTTTAACCTAAATTAAATCGGACGATAACTTGTCAAAGCAGCATCAACAGTAGCTACTACTCTTTTTATTATAGGAGATGCTGAATAACTTGTCTTTGATGAAGGATCTCTCAAAGTTCCAAATGAATATGGTCTACCAAATAATGGATCTGTATATGATGGACCATGAACAGCACTTCTATGCCAAGGCATATAGTTTAATCGTAAACCACGCTTTTGTGTAACTGTAAAATTAATTGAATAATCAAATAATCCAATATTATCAGAACTTTCAGTAACTCCAAAACTTATAAAAAACCCTCTAAATACCCAACCAGACCAATACATCTCAGTTTGAAATGCTATTGATGCTAATGTAGGTTGTTGTATTGCCGGATCTGCACTTCCAGTATTTATAACAGAATCAACTGTATCAAACATATCATCAATACCTTCTGCTATAAAATTTCCAAAACCAAGATCAACATTTGCATAATTACTAGAATTATTTTTTCTAGCAGCTTCAGCAGCCATTGCTAAAGCATCCATGGAAACTTGTTCGTTTCTATAAATATCTTCAAGAACATTTATACCCTCAACACCAGAAGAACCTGTTGTACCACGAATAACAATTTGTCCTAAATCTTCTCCATAATATTGTATTGAATACCCACCACGTGTTCTTACTGGTGAGGTTATATGTTTCTTATATGAATATTCTATATTTTTAGGATTTATATACATTTCAACAATACCAGTCTCTGGAAGAAACCAACGAACCATATTTCTTTTTGCAATAGCATCACGTTCATTTGCAATTTGAGCTTGGCGTACAGCACTTCCTGTTGGAGGTGGTATTACAGCTAAATCACTAAAGCCCTGAGCGTTTCCACCACTTCCTCTAACAACACCTCTGGCATTACTGTACGAACTGTCAATTCTATTATTTATTTGTTCTAGAAAGTCACCCATTTAACACCTCAATTAAATCATTAACCATTAGCATTTCCATTATAAGGACCTGAGCTAGTATTTAAATTCATATTAGTTACAACAGTTTTTATAACTTCCTCAAGACCATTAAGATCTTCAATCTTAAATGAAACTGTAAGATCTAATGGATCAAATTTAAAAGTAGAAGGTTCTATAGAACTCCTTTTTTCTTCAGTTTCTTTTCTAGTACCCTTAGCTATTTCTTCAGCTACTGATTCTCTATAGGGCATAGGAGGAACCGATGTTGATTTTATTTCTTCAACTCTATTTTTATTAATAATAGAAGCTAAATGTTGTTGTAATGTTTTATTAGCTTCTATTTGTGTTCCAGTTTCAGCAGTTTTGCGTTCACTTTCTGTTGAAGTCTTTGTTACTGGTAAAGATTCTTTTCCTTTATCTATTTCACTAATTGGTTTAGCTGATGTTAATTTTTCAAATTGATTAACCGCTTTATCATTATAACCTTTTGTTTCAGTTGTTATATTTGGAGTAATACGACTTGTCTTGTCAATTTTTTCAGCAGATATAACTTCTGGAAGACCAGGAGTTGTAATAGGACTTCCTTTTTCTGCAATAAATCCAGAAGTTCTTGGAGCAGTTTCTTTAACTGTTAATGATGGTAAATTTGCAACCGGAGGAATTCCAGCACCAGGTATAGTGGATGGTAATGTAATTGGTTGTTCTGTTATAGCAGATGTTTGTGGTAATGTAGTTGGTTGTGTTATATTAACTGATGGTGATATAACTGGTGTAGTTTCTTTAGTTAAAGATATTTCTTCAGGTTTTGGTGATGTTGGCAATATATTACCACCTGGTTCTGGTGGTGGTAATCCAGGAACTGTTATACTTGTAGGTGATGACTTTTCACTAGTTGGCATTCCAGGTATCCTAGGTTCTGATAATTTTAAAACCATTTCTTCTGGAACTATTTTTGTACTTTCGGTTTTTGAAATTATTTCTTCTTCTTGTTTACCAGTATATCTTCCAAATACTTTTTTTGCCCAATCTATTGCTTCATTAAAATCTTCAGTAAGAGATAAATGTTTTTTATCAGTTCTTGACTCTGTGGTATCTATAAATAAACCACCTTTTGCAGCATCTCTAGAAGCTGCATCAGCTGCTATCATTTCAAGATTTAAAGCCGATCTTAACTCAATATCTGTACTTTTCATCATTTCTTGATATACTAAATCTTGTGTTAAACGTATCTCTTCAGCTTTTTGATATACTTGCATTACAGAATTGCGAAGAGGATCTTGTTTTTGAGTACCAAGATCTATCGCCTGTTCAAGAGCATCTGTTGTTTCGTCTTTTTCTCCTCTTTCAAGTTTTCCAATTACACCTTCCTTCATTGCATTTAAAACTTGAGATGCTTGTCTTTCATCATTGATACCAGTCATTTGTGATATCATTTGCATCTGCTTCAAATATTCACTAGATAAACCAGGATTTTCAACAGCTTCTTTTAATGTAACAATTTGTCCACCAAATTGGCTTTCAATACCTCTAAGAGTCTTAGCCATTACCTCTTCAAGATTACCAGTTTGAAGTGCATACTCCATCTTCAAACCACCAGCTAATCCACCTGGTCCTCCAGTAGCTCCTGATATAAAAGCCCCACGTGCAAGATCAAATTTTTGAACACCAGCTGTAAGACCTGTAATTACTTTTTGTATTGCATCAGGTGATAATTTACTATCGTCAAATGCCTGATCAAATGCTTTTACAACTTTAGTAGCAGCATCAGTATTATCACCAAGAATATTAAAAGATTTTGCAATATCTAATACAGTTGTAACAAATGCTCCACGTAATTTAGAAGAATCTCCTGCAAGTCTATATATATTAGATAATGATTCAAAAGCTGCTTGTCCACTAACCCCCATATTAGTATATAATTCATTATATTTTACAGCAACTTCTTCTTGAGTTTTACCAAAAGCAGCTGCTACTTTTGAAGTAGCAACCATTTGATTCATTTGCACACCACCAACAGTTATATTTTCACTTAATGAACCTGGAATGGCTTTTAATTTATCTTGAAGTTCATTCATAGAAGCTACAGTTTGACCAGTAGCTTGAGCAGACTTTAAAGATAACATTACATAATCATTATAATGAGTATTTAAATCTCTAAAACCTCTGCCAGTAGAATCAAGAGTTTCACTAAAACGACCTTGAGCAGCTGCCGCTTCTAACACTTTACTTTTTATAAGATATGCAGCATCAGCTCCTTTAACCATTTCTGCAGTTCTTTTAGGAAAAATTTGTCCAACAGCTTCAAATGCCGTGCTTATTTTTGATCCAGCTTCAACTCCTGCTTGCCCAATATTTCCAATACCATTAACAGTATCTGGTATTATTCCTAAAAATCTCTCCAATGATATAGCTGCCATAACTCCAGCTGTTTCTGAACCATGAGACGCAATACCCATTTGTGAAGTAAGTTTTTCATATTCTGTAGTAATTATACTAACAGCTTGTTTACCCAATCTTCCAAAAACTCCAAATTTATCAAAAGCTTCTTCACAATTTTCAGTAACTTTTTTTAAACCTTCGGCCATAGCTGAAAACTGTGTACCAGATTCAGTACCTAAAAGTTTTAATACTTCCGAAGTATTAGTAGTTGTTTGCCCTAAATTTTTCAAACCTTCAACAAATTTAGTTACAGAATCAAAAGCATCGCCACTTAATGTTTTAGCGAAATCTATTACTTTTTCAAGAGAAATTACGTCATCAGCCATTAATCAACCACCTTATGCTTTTTCTTTTTTTTACGTTTGCTTTGTTGTTCAGTTTTAACAATTTCTTCATGAAGATTCTTTGCAGTTTCTTCTGAATCAGTTGTTTCAAAATCAGGTTTATCAGATTTAATAATCTTTTGAGCCATTTCAGGATTAGAAAAAGACCCAATAAATATTGCTTGATTCCTTAATTTCTCAGCTTCTAATTCCATATCATGAATCCAACTCTCATACAACCATACTCTTAAATATGGGTTAATATTCTCATAAAAAGGATCATCTGGCAATTTACCGAAAGTTTTAACTAAAAATCTAATAAATTGATGCTCTGGAGTTCTAACTACTTTTATTGATTGCCTGTACTACCTCCTTAGCTTGCTCTTGGGTTCTTGGAATATAACCATCATAAGTTTCTGAACTCAACTCATCAAACTTATTAAATAAATGATCTATTAATGCTCCATCCATTTCAGATATCAAATCTTTTTTAGCTTCAATTTGTTCTTCATAAGATGAATCAAATGTACCTAATACAAGATCTACTAATTGACCATCAACCATATATAATGAATAAGATAATGCTACAAGCTTCATATTATATAAACTTGTTGGTTTGAATGTAGTTCTTCCATCTGATAATACAATTCTTTCAGCTTGCTCAACTGCTTGTGCATAACAATTTTGCTCAAATGATTTTAACGATCTTAAAGTAAAAACAGTTGTAATATCATCATTACCAACCGATACATCTTTTGTTTTTCTACCAATGCCGGTAATGATATCAATCCTACGCATTGCTTCTTTGCTAGATTTTTGTTCTTGTTGTTCTGATTGCTCCATAGCCATTTGTCGTCTACGCGCAACTTCTGCAGGATTAATCATTTGTCTAGTAGGTTGTTGCGGTAACTCATTTGGTATATTTTCATAATTTTCTTGTCCATCTGGAATACTCCAATTACGAACTGATGGTTGTTGACCAGATCCACTACGTTGTTTATTACTTCCAATAGCACTATGTATATTTGCCATATTTTATTATATCCTTATTTATAAATCTAAAAAATTTAGATCTTCTCTATCTTAATATATCAAGAAAATTAAACAAGAAAACCCACAAATTTATAATGTGGGTTTTATTATTTTAATTAAAATTTTAATTATTATGCTGACTCAACCGCATTAATTAGACCAGCTGCATCTAGAGCACCTCGTCTCTTACCAGTATCAGCTTGTTGTTCAAAGGGATCTGTAAATATAGAACGAAGTTTACGAGCCGAAGTAGCTGATCCTGCATATGCAGAATTTCCATCAGTAAGATAAGAAAATATTTGTTCAGCTTCCCAACCCATATCTTCAACAATAACAAAATCACCAGAGTTATATGTTACATCAATTTTATTAATCCACACATTTTTAATCTCAGTTGTAATCATATGACCTGTAATACCACTAAGACTGGCATTGTTAGAATCTTCTTCTGCTGCAAATATATCAAATACTAAAATATCAAATGGAACACGTTGTGCACATACATGAACAAATCCACGAGAAAAAGCTGCTGCAATTCTTAGATTATCAAATCTTGTTCTAGTACAACTGCCTGAAATACTTGTTGAAGACTTTGGAACTGAATCTACATGACCATCTGTTCCTACCTCATCAATCATTGCAATTTGACGACTTTCAGAGATTGATAATTTAGTAACGGCACCAACAGGATTACCATCTACACTGATTATAATATTTGTACTAACACCTGTTCTAGTAGCATTACGACCAGTTGAACTTGTTAATTGAGATTCTGTGTGTGGACTGTAATTTACCATTTATTACCCTCTATATTTTATATTGCCTTATGCCTAATTTGTACTATAGTATTACTTGATTTTTTTTTGTAAATAAAGAATTTTTATTAAGGTCAAATTTATTATAACTTAACCTTAAATCATCTCAACTTCAAATTAATCTAAACGCCCAACATTAATTGCAATGAAAATCCAATTAGTAGGATATGTAGGTTGTACCGCTACTGATACATTCCACTGTCTTGGCTCAACTGAATCTTTATTTACTACCAAACCATCATATGCAGTAATTAATCTTTGTTGTATAAATGACTTCATTAATCCTTGAGCTATTGAAAATAATGTAGCTTTCATTGTTATACTTTCGGCTCTTCCAATATAAGGTAAAAATGCTCTGCGCATAGTTTTGGAAATATTATCTCTAATAAATACAATACTAATTTCTTCTTCTGTAGCTTCAAGACTAATTGTAGTTGTCTTTCCCCATACAACCTTTCCTCCACCAGCTACTGGTGTTAACAATGTAATACCAGATTTAGAAATATTTTCTTGAACTAATGGAGCATACATCTTATCTCTTAAAATAGAAAATCCAGATAAAGTCTTATTAGTTAATGGTTCTTGAATTGCAGTATTACCAGAAAAATATCCTGCTGCAGCTGCTGCAATAAAGAAACCATCCATAAGCTCATTATTAGAACCAGCTTGTATAACGATCTGATCTGGATAAAAATATACAACTCTGTAACTATCTCCAAAAGCATTTTGTACATCATAATTTGTTAAATCTTCAGTAATTCCATCTAGAATTTCAGAAACATCATCTCCTTGAATTCCTTCTAGAATACCAATATCTTCAACAGCAGCATCTTGTGTACCTAGTACATTTGCAGGAGTTAATCCACTTATTGCTCCGGTTAACAATACACGTTCTTTTCTATTTCTGATATTACTCATGGTTTCGACATGAACTTTACCATTTTGTAAAATAACACTAATTGTTTGACTTGGAAGTGGTACTACTATGTCTACTTCAATCTTTTCTGCTGAATCATAAGCTTCTACCCAACCAGCATCAAAGAAATCTGCATCATTTGTATCTACTATAGTTACTCTTAAACTATCACCAGCGCTTAATACAATATCATCAGTTATTAATATTCTACAACTTTCTGTTAAAGGATTTAATACAAAGAAATCTACACCAGTTTCAGTTATACCAAACATTGGTGATAAACTTTCTAATTGTAATATACCATTTATAACTGATACTATATTACATTGACCATCATTTCCACTTGTTGAATTTTCAATTTGCAAATTCTTACCAGAATCCTCACTTCCAAATTGAACATTTGCACTATATAATGTTGCAGTTGTTGTACTAGTAACAACTAAATAACCATCATATCCAGTTTTTTCAACAGCATCATCTACAATCACAGTATAAGAATAATCATAAGCAGCACTAGTAATAAAAGATTCTGGATCATCCCTAAAATCTTGATTATAAAAATCAACTTTATTTGGAATAATTTGAGTTTCTACTCCGGATGAAATACTTGTTATAAAGAAGTTAATATTAGAATCAACATCTGGTACAATATTTAATGGAAGTTCAAATATAAATTCTTCAGGATCTGTATTTCCAACAGCTGATTCTACTAATGTATAAGATATACGTCTTGGAATAGATGGTTTTGCTTGTATAGCAAAAACACCTGGACAACCATTTGCAAATGCTAATTGAGAGCCTAGAGATAATCTATTTTCAGCAGTTGGTTGCCCATGTTTTGCTACTAAAACATTTAGATCTGTAAAGAATTCCGGATCGTTTAAATCTAATACTGAAATATATTTTGCAATTAAGTTATCACCTCTAACCAACGGACCACCAGTAGTTTGAATTATAAAACTATCACCTTCTTGGAATGTTGATACACCTTCTAAAATAGAAAATCGTAAAATAGTATTACTAATAATAGAACCATTAGATTGCCAGAAAATTTGATTTCCATATCCATCTAATATAATTCCACTTTCAGAACCACGTGCAATAAATTTAGCATATCCATCCATTGGATTTCCACCACCATCTCTTCTAACACTTGTACAGCGTATAGTCCAAGTTTCAGGTGGAGAATTAATATCTACTAATGTCAGATTAGAAATAGTACCATTCCCAATATTATTAGTAGAAGATTTATAATATTGATCACCTGTTTGTCTTACAAGTGAAGCTGGTTGCAATTCGATTTGCCCAGTTTCAGGATCTAATCTAGCATCAAATCTAGAATCAAATGATAATAAATCAACCACATCTTCTGACAGGTTAAGTTCAATTCCATTTTTGAACAATCTAGATCTATTTATTACAACAGGAGCTACTACATCTTGTCCTATACCTAATAAAAAGTGACGTCCATCAGAGCCTGTTGAAGATGTGTAAGTTGGATTGAAACCATCGTTTCCGTTACCGTTAGCGGAACCAACTAAGGTTTCTTCTTTCAAACCTTCACCTATAATTAAAGCAAGGCGAGAACCAGTTGGTACACTAACGCTACGCTGAAGCGTTTTTGTTTCTGAATACACGCCTGGAACTACACTTGTTGCACCTGGAATATTGGCCATTTATAATCCTCTCAAAGCTATTATTGCCTTATTATATGTTAAACTATTACTATTAGCTTTGCATAAACTAATACGTAGATATGCATTACAAAATTTCAATTTGATCCAAAAGAGATAATTTTTGATTAATTTCTAAATCAGGAACTATTATATTCTGAAATTCAGTAGTATTGAATGCTCTAAAATCTATACAAAAATTTATTGTTTCAATTATTCCATCTATTGGTATTAATCTTCTCCACTCACTACGAAAATCAACATTAATAGAAGCTTTATAAAGTTTATCTTGTTGACGATCTTCACCTTCGGAAACTCCGCCAAGACTTGGTTGACCAGATTTTATTAATAAACCAGCCTTTCTAAAACTTTCAAATCTTATATCAGCAAACATTAACATCAAAATATCTACAAGATTATCTCTAGAATAAATATCTCTTGTTAATATATCTATTGTTAAAGTTCCTTCCCAAGCTCCTGATAAATCAATATATTTAGGAGTAAAATATGATCTAAAATTTCCATATCCATCATCTATATAATATTTTTCATATTCAATTATATCTTTATTTCTATTCATTGAAATTGGAACATATTTAGCAGATGATACTTTTACCAAAATAGCAGGATAGAATATTGCATCAAAATGACATGCTTCTCCAATATAAATTCTAGTTGTTAGATTATCATTATATCCAGCATCTTGTGGTAAATCTGTAATATCAACTACTTTTGGAAATCCAAATTCATCAGATACATATCTATAATATGTATCTTGAGCAAACTCTTCCCTAAGGATTCCTATAACTAATTCTTTAGGATAAGATGTAAGCGCGTTCTGTACAACATTATGTATATTGTACAGTTCATGCCTTACAAGATTTCCAGTTCCTGGAGTTGTCATAAAATAATACTAAAATATTGCTTATATATTATTGTTTAATATTTTATGGATAATCAAAAGTACCAAAGTTTTCTGAAGATACAATCCAATTTTCTGGATATGTACCAGATATAATATTATTTCTATCAGAAACATCAAACCAATTTGTAGAAATAAATCCATGACCATCACCTAATACATATATAGGTCTTGTTAAACCAGTTATATTAATTGATTTTAATGTATTTCCAATTATTAAATTATTATTTGTTTTAACTGATGCATAAATACCATGTAAAATATTATTGCATTTATTTCCAGTAATAGATAAACTTCCAATAATATACATTGCATAAAGATATTGTAATGAAGTATTTGAATTACCATTTATAATATTATTTGCACAAATAATTTGATTATTATATGTTGGATTATTTCCAATAACAACTAATGCATATCTCTTTGTGGTTGAAGTTGTAACTATTTGATTAAATAATATGCTATCATGTACAACAAATGTATTTTCCGAAATAATACAATTATATTCAACAGAATTTATTTTCATAAATTCAACTGTATTTCCTCTGATAATATATTCTGCTCCATAAATTTCTTCATAATAATCAATTGAGTCGGCATATTTTCCATAACTATTTATAGTAGCAAATATACCACTTATAATTACTTTGGATTGATTATCTAATATGTGTATTTGATTATTTAATGAATTATTTATTATATTAAATCCAATTAAACCTAATTGATTATTACGAATAACACAATTTTCAATATTACAATATGTAGGATTAATCCAACCATTACCAGAAGTAGTAGCATGTCCTGATATTAATAATCCTTGATAACCATCTATCTTTGTATCTTCAATTATAATATTAGACATTGTAGGATAATTCAAAGATCCTGCACCATTAATATTTATAAAAGCATATGCTAAACTCTTTTTTGCATAATCTGATGAATCTTGTAAAATATTTCCACTAAAAGTTATATTTTTAAAAGTATTCGTAGTTCCAAAACATGAAACAAATGGTGGTCTTGGAGTGCTTTGTAAACTATAAAAATGTGAGTTTTCAATTATAAAATTTTCTATATTTGTAGCAGGAGTAATAATACTTTTTGCAACAAATGCTCCATAATTATAATTCAAACCAAAAATATTTATTGAACTAAGAGTTGTACTTGGTGTATAAAATACTTTTGCATCTTTAATCTTGCAATTTCCTTTAGTAAAAACCAAACCAATGTTACTATTTAATTCATAAGTTCCACCAATTAATTCTACATAATTATCAAAAGATAAATATATTTCTGTATCATTAACTTTAACATATTTTACTTTAACTTGAGTAAGTCCATATTCATTAACCCAGTTACATAAAGAATCAACTGTTATAAAGTTTGCATTATATCCATCTGTTTCATCACAATTACACCATGTAAAAGATCCTAAATCTTGATTTGTTATAAATCTACGAGCATCAGTAACTGATTCTAATATAAAAGTACTAGTTAAATCAGCTATAACTTTAGCTATGATTGTTAAATCTTTTCTAGTATCAATAATATCTTTAAAACTTAAAGTTTCAATAAAATATTGAGTGCCAGAAGTTGTAAAGAATTGAACACCTACATCTTTAACTATTGCTTTTAATTGACCTGTTTTAGTAATACAAATAAAATATTCTACAGTATCACTAATACTAGATTTAATTTCTGGTAATTTTACACTGTAAGAATCCATTGGTACAAATGAACCATTTACTAATGCTAAACCACCTGAGAATGTTAAAAGAGATCTCCCAGTAGATCCTGTACCAACACCCTTATATTCGAATCCACGTACAATACCATTAGCATGTAAATAACGTTCACCAGATTGTATAAATTCAATAGCAGAATCTGATAGGTTCGTTTCTGATACCGTTCCAAATTCTCTTAAATCAGTAATAGACATAACATGATTACTACTATGACTTACACCTGCAATTAAGAAATATTCATCATTTTTTGAAGCTGTTGGAAAAATTTCAATATCTATAATTCTTGGTTCTGTAGTACATACAATAGTTCCAGGATTAATGGTATCTTCACGATATTCAATATCAATATAATTTATATATGTATTATCATAGAATCTTAATACATTGTCTTTTGTACCTTTAGTAATAGGTCCAATATTTATTAAATTAGAAGTGCCATTTGGTTCACCTATATAACCATCAAACTCACCTGTAGATGAATTATAATTTCTAAGACATAATCTAACAAAATATCTATATATAGAAGGATCTGTTTGATATCCTATTATTTTTTTAGATACATTACGTATTCTCCAATTATCTTTTAATGTATCAAATAATATAACGGTTTGAGTGCTTTTTAAAATTCTTGCACGTTCTATTCCAAATGTATGACCTTCATTATTAATAAATATTTCATGATATCTATGATAATCACCAGGAACATTTACAAGTTGTGTAGTATTAAAACCAACAGAATCGTCTGAGAAATAAATTCTTACAATATCTCCTATTGAAGATGTTGCTCCTAAAGCTATATCTATATCATCAGAATGAACACCATTTATAACACTTATAGTTGTAGTTTGTACAATATCACAAGGAGCATTATAAGATACTTTACCAATAATAAATCTTCCATATCCAATAATACTTGGGTCATTTTGATTTATTGATTGTATAACAATTGTTTTACCAGGTTTTAAACCTTCAGATCTTAAATCTGCATTAATTTCATATTGGACAACTTGAGATCCATCAACAATATTTACATCATTAACTACTGCTAATAAATATCCATCACCTTGTACAAAGTTTTTAGAACCAACTAAATCCCTTCTTGTTCCATTAATAACAGCATAACGATATTTTACTGGTTTAATTATAAACGTTGATAAATTAGAAGCTGATTGTGGTCCTGAATACGAAGTTGTATTTATAGGAGATGCAAAACCAGCTCTTGATAAACCCAATCCTAATGGATCATTGCCATCATACGCATCCCCAATAACATTTTGTGTATAAATAGATGGAATTATTGTATCACCACTAACAACACCATTTATAATAGAAAAAGAAGATTCATTATAAAAATCTGCTAACATTATACCAAATTCACCCTTTTGATTAAAAGCAATAAATCTGTAATTATAACCAGCGGCTCTAAATGCTTTGTTTGTTTCTTCAACAACTCTATCTATTGTATATTTTCCACAACTAGCTCCTGCATCTCCTGTAACATCTATAGGTGGCAAATTTGAAAATGATGTTAATGTAGTATCTAAATATAATCTTAAATAAAGATTATAATGAGTAGAATCTAATTGGCCAGGATCAAACCCTAATCCAACAGCAACAGCTCCTCTTGGATTACCTAAAATAATTCCATCAGGATATGGTGAAATTCCTGGAAGAACAGGAAATATATTTTGATATGCCCCAGCAGCTACAAATACACCCCATGTATTTGTATCAAATTTAGACTTATCAATTCTTGCACGTGCATATCCATCTATAACATTTACCAAATTATATGCATTAATTCTTACTACCCATTTTCTTTCAGGTACAAATTCATGAGAAACTGATTTAATTGGAAAATCTTCAGATACATACGAATATCCATCCTGCCAAATATATCCATCTTCTCCTTCATCCCAAATATAACCATCATATCCAGACCAAACTGGATATGTTATACGTACAATATCACCAACTAAAACACGTCCAAATTTTTCATCAAAAGAATAACTATCAATATCTTCTTGAGATGGTATAAATTCAACAATATCATCACCATTAGCTATTGTGTCATTTGGATCTGTTTGATCTGGCATTGCTAAATAAACATATACTGATGTTAATGGAACAACATTCATTCCATATCCATCACCAGATAAATTATCATTTCTAGCAGTACGACAAATTCCATTTGAATGTAATGTAGCTCTATCAAGACCAGCTGATAATGTTTCTCTTTGATCTAAATAATTAAATACAGATTGTACATTTGTTTTATCTACTGGAATTTCTAAAAATTCTGAAGAATCAACTTCAATAGCGCTAGCTACATGAGCATTTGTTATTTCATTTTCATGACCAATTAATTCGTTATTAATTTCTACTAATGCAGATGCTACATTAACCGATGGTCTTGGAGTTCCATCTTTTTCATATAAAGTATATAAACCACCATCTAACATAATAGCACTAGCATTATGATTAGATGAAGTTCCTGCTATATGTCCTATAATATTTAGATTAAGATTTAATAAACTTAATTGAATAGAAGAAATAGAACTTACTAAAGTTTCTATTCTATTATTTAAACTTGAAGTTCCAAAATCAAGTTTAAGTTTTGATTCTATTATATTTGCATTTGTTGCAATTTGATTATTATCAATTGGAAATGTCGGTAATCCTAAACCAGTTAAATTAGGAGTTCCATCAGCATTGATAAAAACAGAAATACGATCATTTAAATTTGTTTTTGAACCTTGCACATTTATACCAATTGTTTTTTCAATAGAAAAAACAGCTTGTCTTAATTGGTTTATTGCAGTAGTTCCAAGTTCAGATAAATTATCATCAATCCTAACTACACTTACATCATTATCAATTGCTGAAGGATAAGTTGTCATTTACGTTCCTTTTTAATTACTCTTTTTCTTCTACATTTTCTGTAATATCATTTTTTAATATGTTTACATTATTAATTTTTTCTTTAATTGAATTTGGTAAATATTGATCGATAGATTTTTTAGCAAATCCATAAATTTTACTACTAGCTAAACCAGCAATAATACCTACAAATGTACGCGCCGAATCACTAGATACAAATTCTTCTGGAAATGGATAATCTTTAAGAAGATATGCTAACAAACCACCAACTAAAAGTGGAAGACCTCTTAATATCCATTCTCTCCAAAAAAATATTATATGATTTTCTAATTTATCAGGAATTATAAAAGATATTTTCTTTATTATTGTTTCTACTATTCTTCTTAAAATCAAAACCATAATAGCAATTACAAGTGAGAAAATAAAAACAGATGTTGTAAAAATATTTAAAAATGTTTGTTCCATAAATCACCTACTATATTAAAAATCATAATTACCATAATTCTCTGATGTTAAAATCCAATCACTAGCTCCTGACCCATCTAAAATTATTGTTTCATCATCAATATCAAACCAATTTGATGAGACTATACCATGTCCACCTACTACAAAAATTGGTTCAGTCATAGAAACTTTATAATTAGAATTAAAAGAATTTCCACAAATTAAACTACCATTCATTGTAGCATTAAGTTGAATAAAATTATTTGCTAAAGTACCAACATTACAATACCATGATAAAATCATATTACTATTTATATTTGCAATACCACTAGTTACTATAGATGTTGCACAATGATATTGTGTAAGTATTCCAGTGTTTCTATGTTCTATAGTATTATTTATAACTTTTACTATAGAATATATACCCGCATAATAAGTATTTATTCCTAGGGCACTTATTATATTAACAGTCATAGCAGTGCCATTAGGATATACAAGAGTATAATCATGACATGAATAATTTACATCATTTGAATTAAAATTAACATTCCAACCAGGTGCCATTATATTTACCAAACACCCAATTAAAGTTCCATATTCAGACCTTACATCAATTGGTCTTACATTCGTTCCTGTTAAAACTCCAATAAATTTATTATCAGAAATATTAATAGATGAAGAAGATATTTGACCTTCTTCATCAGAAAGAACACTGCCAACACACATTGTATGATTAGAATATCCTGCAGTAGATGTTTTTATACATAATACATTACTTATACCATTAGTTGGAATATCATGATGTCTAATTTCATTTCCATGTATATTAATTTTACCACCAATAATTCCAGAACCACTACTAACACTAAAATCATAAATATAAACAGGAATTCCACCAATTATTTTGTTGTTATTTAATTCTATTAATTTTTCAGATGATAAATAACAACAAATAATTGAATGTAAAAAATCACCTGTTACATATAAACCTTTTTGATCTGGTCCAGAAATATTACTATTATTAATTACTAAAGAATTTGTACCTGTAATATTAGTGTGATATTTATAATAATTTACAGAATTTAATAAACTAGCAGATACTAATACTTGTGGACTGTTTATATTTATATTATCTATAAATACGTTATAAGCATTTATAAAAATATAACTTTTTTGATTTGTAATAGCTGATTTTGTTCTTATTCCACTAGCGGTTAGATTAAATATACAATTTTCTAAAGATACATAAGCATTAACATTGTTAACTCTAAAACCATAACCATAACCATTAAAATAACAATTTAAAACATAGCAAGAACTTGATAATATATCTAAATTAACAATATCACTAAATACTCCGGTTTGTTCAAATCTACAATTTTCTACAATGGCACTTTTTGTATTTTCAATACCTACAGTACAATTAATAAATGAAACATTTTTGAAAATATTATAATCTTGAACATCTTGTAAATTAGAAATAATTTGTTGAGGATGATTAATTGCTACAAATTCAATATTTTCTGCTTTACCAATATAATTAGTATAAACTCCAGAAGTTAAATTTTGAATATCAGAATTTAATTGAATAATAACTTTACGACTTGTTCCATATGTACTACTAGTACTAATATTTCCAATAATTTTTCCAACTTTAAGTTGAGTATTAACAGTATATGTTCCAGGATTAACAATAATAATCTGTTCACCCCTACTACTAAGATAATTTTCATCTATACTTGAAATACCAAGCGCGGTTGTATTTATTAAAGAATTAACTAATTCAAGAGAATCTGTTCCTGTAAAATCACCAGTTGAATGTATACCATCACCTATTGTAATATACCATGGATTACTTTTAACTGATCCCCAAAAATTTCCTACATCAGATAATATAAAAGCCCATTTAACAACCCTTGAATCAAGAATATAATTAGTACGAGACATTAATTCATTTGAATCAGGATTATCAGTTATAAAAATACTACCTTTATTTCCAATCAAACTAACAAATGCATTTTCAACTGGTACAGCTTGCGCTATCAGATTTAAAAAATATCCATATTTTGTATACCCTGTTAAAGTATATGCAAAATAATAATTATTATGAATAAAAATTTTACCAATACAAGTTGAAATAAAATAACCAGTATTTGTTGTTGTTATAGTCCTTACCCTGCAATTTTCTACACGTAATTCTGATAAATGAGGTTCATTAGTTGGTGCAAATCTTATAGCTGTACTAACACCATCAATATAACATTTATTTAAATGAAGAATTGTTGGAGTACTAACAGGTGCTGGTGAAACAGGTGTAACAACTCTTATACCATAACGAGTTGTTATTCCACCATATACGCGACCAATAATTGTAACATTTTCTAATAATAATTCGCACCCTTCGTCCATTTGTATTAATTGTCCATTAGTCCAAGAAGGTGCTCCACTATTTACATTTCCGTCTTTATTATCAAATATGGTTATATTCCAAAGTCTACTCATTTTTGTAGATATTATTGTTTCAAGACCATGTATACCAAGATTTTCAATATCTTCTGAATATAAAAATTTAAAAGCTGGACCATTAATAACTTCTGATACTATTCTAGCTCCACCTGGTTCTCCCCAAATAGTAATACCTTTAGGAACCTCAACGGTTTTTCTTAAAATATAATCACCAGGTTTAATTACAATAATTCCACCAATACCATTGATTCTAATTCTGGCAAAAGCCCATTGAAATGCATAATATAAATCTTCTTTTGGAAGAGTATTATAACCATCTCCAATAGTAATAAAACCACCATTAAGACCACTAAAAGCTAATTCTTCTAATGTTCCTTGTAATGTTGTCGATGTAAATTCAGGAAGTACAGGATTTAAATCTATTTGAGTAGCATCATGTCTAAAATCACCACCATTATAATGTGCAACGAAATTCTGATTATGAGTAGCTGAATACCCACCTTCTCGTTCACGTCCACTTCCAATAAATCTAGTTCTGACCATATTCTAATACTCCAATATTACAGGTTTCTTAAGGCATAATAATTTGATGACTATGAGAAAATAAATCTATTACAATTCCATTTACAACAGCATGTCCATGACCTTGTTCACTACTCGTTATCTGATTTATTTGAGAAATATTAATAATTTTCTCAGAAATTTTTACACGATGCATATGTGGAATTAAAATACCATTAGGCCCTAACATCATACCAATAGTTGTAAGTATTTCTGATGGCATTGTACTAGTATCTCTAAAAGAACGAACTTGATAAATAGGATCTGTCTTACGCACTCTTATAGCTGTAAATTTTTGTAAACCAGAATCTTCTAATAATGTTCTATTTCTCTCAACATCTATAATTTCATATCTCCATTCTTCAGAACCATCTTTATTAAATCTAATTATAAAATCACCATCTTGAACTGATGGTGTAACTAATGTCCAACACTTTGGAATATAAGTATTTTCAATACCAGGATCTTCTCTCTTAAGATCTTCTGTTGTAGGTCCAAAACGTACAAGAATTTTCCCATCACTTCTTCGTGAATTATAATATTGATCATATCCATTTACCATAGACGTACCATAATTATCTAATCCACGGTAAGTTGTATTTTCTCTAGTAGAATCATAATGTTGTGATTGTTTACCTTCCCATTTTCTTCTAAACAAAACAACTGGTTCACCAGTATTTTCAAGTAAATATTCTTCTCTCATATTCATATGTTCTTGAACACCAATGCCACGAATAGCATTACCAACACCCCATTCTCCATCGGCACAACCAAGCTCCCCTCCGAAATATGTACCAATACATCTTCCTGCAATATAATCTGATACACTGTTACGATCCCAACCAGTATTATCATATTTTGGAAAATCTGAATTGGCAGCATCTACTACTGCTAAATTACTATTTCCAGTTAAAATATCTACACGTTCTCTATAACCATCTACTATTGTTCGTGCATATTGAAATTCAAATTTATTTTCATCCAAACCTATTACATTATTTCCATCTTCAAAACCTTTCCAAAGACGAACAATTCCATCAGAATAATGATAACCATCATATCCATCAATTGTATGACTTCTAGGTTCGTATCCATAAACTCCACGTTGATCATAACCATCTAAAATTAAATATCCATTTACATAATCAACCGAAGAATAATAAATTGGTTCTGCCCCTATTAAAACAATTCCAGTAGAAGGAAATCCATCAGCATCATTAAGTGGAATTATAAGATCTGTAGCTGAAATATTATATCTTAAAGCAGCTTCCGGATATATGTAAAACCCATTTATGTTAGGAAGCTCATTAAATCTTAAAGTTTCAGGCTCATGACCAGATGCACGAACAGCAAAATAATAAATACTACCAGGTGTAAAACCATCTTGTATCATCATAGATAAAATATTATTTGGTGCTACAAATTTTACACCTTCTGTAAAAATACTTTCTTTTATTGATGAAAAATAAATATTATAAACCAAATCCCAATTTGATGGCGAAATATAAGATCTATACCATTCTAAAGAAATAGAATATCCATCTCCATGAGCTATAACTGTTTTAACCCCATGAAGTGAACTATCAAATGTCCAAATTTTAATTGGTGATGTACATATCATATCACCAGATATACCAAATTATCCATCTACTTTTTAGAACAAAATTGATAAAATAACTCAGAATTAAATGCTATAGCTAATAAGTTTTCTTTCCTATTATTTCGTTTTTTATCATCAACTGAATTATCTCTATGTCGATCTAATACTTTTTCAATATATTCTTCAGCTTCTTCTTCACCTTTTGTATCTGAAATATATTTTGTTTGATTTTGAAATCCTTCTTGCTCTACAGGATTGTCAAGATAATTATCATCATCAGATCCTGGTGTTGGTTTAGTTCCAGTTGTCTGTTGTGCAAAATGCGTTACTTCATGAGCTAAATAATGATCATTATTATTTTCAAAATCATCATCTTTTAATAAATCTATATTAATATATATAATTCCATGATCTGTTCGAGCAGAAACTGGTATTTTAGCAAAACAAATTGGAATTAAATTAATTTCTTCCTTATCTAAATTGTATTTATCAAAAATATCTTTAACAACATCATGATTTAAAACCTTTTTACGAATCTTTTCAATAATAGGTAATAATTTTTTATGAGGTAATCCTTTTGTAATTATTTCATCAGACATATAACTCCTTACAAAATAATACCAGAAAGTTGTTCAATTGAACTTGTAGGTCTTGAAACTTGTGTGGTTTTTTGAGCTTCTAATTGTTTTTTAACTAATTCATCTTTTATCTTAGTAATTAAAATTGATAAACTTCCATTTATGGCCCCTAACGCTGTATTAAATTGATTATAATCACTAAGATCAAATCCTGCACCAAAAAATGGCTGAACTATATTCCCAAGTTTACCCCATATAGATTCTAAATTCTTTAAAGCACCAGAAACTTCATTTCCTTTATATAAAATATTTTCTGATGCAGATATAAAACTTTCCATTTTCTCTATTAAAGAAATATCATTTTCATTAACTGTTGATTTGATCATTTGATCAATTAATAATATTACAGTTTTTAAACTCTTGTCATAATCTTCAAATGTTTTTGTATAATCACCAAAACCATCTTTCCTTTGATCAGTAATTAATTCTGACATATCAGATAACCATTCTTTTACCTCATTAATTTCTGCACTGTGATTATGTAAGACAGACAAAATCATACTAGCAAACATCGCACCACCAACAATAGCTCCAATAGGTAGTATTGCTTTTTTTATAATTGTATTATGATAATATGTTGAATAAGAAAAAATTATATCAATATTATTACTACTTGTTTTTTCTAATTCTATTGTGTAATTTCTAATTTCATTAACATTAAGAACAAAACCTGTAAGTAAAGAAATTAAATTATTATATTGTTCTTTATTAACTATTAAAGATTCAATCTTTATTTGATTTTCAAATAAAACATTAATAGAATCTTCAGCTACCTGTACAGCGGTTGTATAACTTGATAAACTTGAAGGATTATCTAAATCAACATTTAATTTTAATACATTAATTAAATTATTTTGAACATTAGTAAAAAGAGATATCACTGTATTATCTTGAAGTGTTTGTTTAATATCTTCAATTAATTTTATTGCTTCATTTATATTTATTCCAACTTGAGTAGAATTATTAATAGAATCTGCAATCTTTTTTGTATCTTCTAATTTTCCAGAAACTTTTTTACCAGAAAATAAATTATATAATATTCCAATAGAAACAGCAACAATAATACCTTTTTTATAATTTGTATTAACTAATGGATTTGTAAATAAAACCTTAAGATTAGCTATTACATTTGATATGGAAATTTTACCTATATTTTTTGTACTAGTTATTGATTTGCTAAATGTTTTATAAACTTCATTAAATCTTTTTATTCTATCAATTCTGTTTTGCTTATATTGTTTTATTTTAGCATTAGTTAGTAATTTAACTTGTTCTGATATTGGTAATTTTTCAAAACCAACAGGATATGATAATGGCTTCCCTCGTCTATCTACTAAAAGTTCTAAATTAGAAGGTGTAGCATGTGGTACTTTTAATGGTTCTAATATTGGTGGTTTTATTGATGGTCTTGTTCTAAAAATATTTCTTGACCCTTTACCACCAACCTGTTTGGCAAATCCAATAGCATATTTTTCCAATAACTTATCCATAGTACCTTACAAAAATATGCACTGAAAACCACTGTTCTTCAGTTACATCATCTTCTTCTTGTTCTTCTTTGTTTTAACCTTTTTCAACAAGAAGCCCTTACCTTTAGGTTAGGGTAGGGTAGTTCACCTACTTCTTCTTTGTCTAAAACTCCGATAGCTTTGTTATATTCATTCTTAGAAACTCCCAAATAACTTACCCACCATGAAATAGCAGCAGGTGTGCAATTATATTTTTTAGCTACAGATTTCCCAGAACCTAATTCTTTCAATTTTTCTAATAAAATTTCTTTGGTAAAACCTAAAGTATTAACTCTAGATTTTCTGTTTCTAACACCAATAACCCTATATTCTTTTGCCTTCTTTGCAATTTCTTCTTTTCTTGGTAAAAATATAGTAGCTTCTTTATAAAGAAAATCATACATCTTTGATATTATTATATTCCCATTATATCTTAAATTATCAAAAGCTAAATATTTCTTACCATCTTTATATTTTAATTCACTACGCTCTGTATTTTTATTACAAATATTATTAATCAATAATACTTCATGAAAAACTTCTAAAAACTCTTTCGTTCCTTTCATTGCAAATGAAATATGAGGGTCTTGCCCTTTATTTTTACCAATTGAAAAACAACCATCCCCATCAATATAACCTCTCATGTAATGATAAACTAATGGATGATTTTTTAACCATTCTGGAAAACGCATTATATAGGTTTTATTTTCAACAACACTAAAACGTTCTAAATCTTTGTAACATTTTTCAGAATGAAAAATAAAAGAATAAGCTTCTGTATTTGATATTTTGTAATTATTGCATATATAACCACTACGTTTTATATATTGTAAAGGAGAATTACATTTCAATATAGATTTTATATTATTCAAATGATTTATATCTTTAGAAGAAAGTTGCAAACCAATACCATAACTACTACTCTTTCTAGTTTTCCATCCATCAGCTGCTAAAAATCCAGCTACGTAAAAACTTTTTTCAGTATCACTAGAAAAAAACTCATGATCAACTTCATATTTTCTTCCTTTTTGACAACCACATTTTGGACACCAACGACCTTCTATAATATGTCTTGGTTCAGCTATCCAAACATGTCCACAAAAACATTGAAATTCTATTTTTGTTTTACCATTTATATATTCTTTAGACAAACATTTACCATTCTTTTTCAATGCCAAATCTTGAAAATATTCTATTGTATATTTTTTCATATATTCCTTTTAAAAAAAAAATATATCAAGATTAAAATATTTGTCTTTGTCGTAATGTTCTAAGCCTTCTAATTTGAGGTGAAGCACCAGCAGTAAAGCTAAGAGAACCCAGTCCTAACGGTGAGCTTCTCATATTAATTTTAATCAATTTTACTTTTTCATACCAATTAGTCATTTCGTTAGTATATTGCGTATTTAACAAATCCGATATTGTTGGAGGAGTGAACCCAATGCCATTATCTTGTACGTTAAATTCTCGTCCTCTTTCGATTAAAGCTTGAGCACCTAGAGCTAGATATAAAGCACCTTGAACCAAAACATCATGGAACTGTTCAATGATTGGAGTATCTTCAAATGTAAAGAATGTAAAATGTGGTATTTCATTAAATTCTGAAAGTGATTGACAAATAAAAGCCACAAGTTCATCTACAGTATACACATCACAATCTTTATATACCACATTGCCATATTCATCAGTTTTTCTTGATTTACCACTACTTTTTAATCTTGCACGTAATGATTTTAGTACATTATTTATATTAAAAATAGCATTTTGTGAAAAACAAAAACCAGGGTCATCTCCTAGATGTGTATTTCCATCAGTATTAACACCTGGCAATTGAGAATTAAAAGTAGTAAATGTAAACTCTCCTATAACTTCATAACCTGCAAGGATACCTCTCCATACATCTCTCCAAGTACCAATTGGAGGATAAATTCCTATACTATAATTAAAGCTATATTGACCAGCACCTATTCTAGTAACACCAATACTAGTAGGTCCAACAACTACAGCGCCATTAGGTTGAATTACAGTAACACGTGGAAATTGATCTAGATCAGTTTCTTCTCCTTCAGGGCCGGTAAATCTAGCACTAAGAGCAACAGTATCACCTGGCTGAATAATTTCTGATCTTGGAAGAATGGACATATTAAACTCCTATTAATAATATACAAATTAATTAGCCTTTAAATTTGCATAATAATTATTTTACCAAAGATTAAATAGGTGAAACGGATGAATTTCCAAAAGGTCTTGCAACATTAATTGCAAAAGAATCCCATTGTGGTTGGCCATTATTTTCCCAATACACATTAGCTACATAAGTACCTAAAGCAGTAATACCTGTAGGTATTAATAATCCATGAATATATAAACCTGAAACATATCCATCACCATCTACACCTGGAACATATCCATCGCCAGTTATGTAAACTTGAGTCATATGTCTTGGATAACCAACAGCCACACTAAAATCTGGAAATATTATATTTTGTACAACTGGAATATAGCCATCAATTCTATAACCATCAATATCAAGTGTTTGAATAACCAAACGAACTAATTGTCCAGTATTAGCGAATATATATTTTGTAGATCCCATGTACTTATGCTATATTATTCATCATCATGTATTTTAAATTTCGGATCAACTGGCAATACAGGTGCTCTATCTGCAAATTCAAAATCTGCATTTTCAGCTGCAAATTCTTCTTGAGATGATTCTTCAACATCCAAATCTGGATAATTTGGCACTTCAATTTCAGCGCGTTTTCTAGCAAATCTAGAAGATTGGAGAGATGTAGTATTAGCTATATCTATTTTAATATTAAAAATAACAGGTGGAACTTTTCTAATTCTAATAATATCTCTTCTTGTATAAATAGATCCTGTGTTTATACTTTTTTCTATTTGTTCTTTGGTAATATTATATTTTAATCTTCCATGTATAGTTGTACCAAGTAAATTAATGCTTTTACCACTTTTAATAGTAATACAAAGATCGGATATATTAACATCTTTTATTCTAGAAATATTAGTTATCCATAATTCTTCTGGTTTTTTATATACCACCAATACCTTCTGAAATTATAACAACGTCTACAGCTTTTAATTGTTTATAATTATTTAAACCAATAGAAAAAGCAACTTCTTGATCTTTTTTTAATGTTTTAAAACCTTCACATACTATATCTGACCAATAAACAAATAAATCTGTTTCTCCTTCACGAGAAATAAAACCAAATCCAAGTTTAGGATTAAACCATATTACTTTGCCAATATATTTTTCTTCTTCCATATTAACTTCCTATAAAATGAATAACTAATTATGCCTAATCCAAATTAACTAATGATTTACTAGCGTTAATAGCTTCTTTATAAGAAGTGTTTTCTGGAATAATTTCAATATGATCTACTACTAAATTTCCAACACATCCAATAGTTTTATGAATTTCTGCAATACCAAGAGCGGCAATACATTTACGTTGCTCTTCGTTTTTTGCACCTTTAACAGCATCTTGAAATTTTACAATAATATTTTTAACCTTTTCTTCAACTCCTTGTTCTCTAGCTAATTTAAGAATTGATTCGATAGTTTCTTTTTCTGTCATTTTTCTTCTTTTCATATTAAACCTTTTTATAATAAATTTCTTGTATACCCGGAATATTACTTATACCATTTTTTTCATATACAACTATTCTTTGATATGGTAAATTAGTAGATGGTAATATTCCAAAAATCTTAATTTTTTCTTCATGAACTTTATTGTGACAATTTGCACATATTACACATACATTAGTCCAATCATCCTTACATTCATCATCTGTTCTTGGTATTATATGATGATATTGTAATGTAGATTTATCTAATTCATTGCAAATTTCACAAAAGAATTTTTTAGGTTTTTTAGTACCATTTCCTTTTTTAACATATCTACCCATGATTATTAATATATCAATGTTTTGGAATATATTTTTTTAATGCTTTTAAAACATATTTAGCTTCTTCTTCGCCATAATTTCCCCATTGAGAAATTCTAATATAATCATGTGCTAAACCACCTTCACCTAAAGCAGACATTATAGGACTAGAAGCTGTATGCATAGCTCCACAAGCAGATCCAAGACCTATAAAAATACCATCTGATTCTAATTGAGACATTAGATATGGACCTGCTTTTTTACCAATTTTTATAAATGATGTATAAGGTATTTTATTATAATTTTTAGCAATAACTTTTAATCCAAATTCCTCAAGTCCATTTTCTAATACTGAACTAAAACATATAGCTTTTTCATAACGAAATAATATAGTTTTAATAGCTTCTTCTAATGCTACAGCGGATGCTAATATCAATCCAGCATCAGGTGTTCCAGAACGATCTAAATAATACCTACTTCCAGATCCAAATTCTTTCCACCAATCAGTATCTTGCACATATAAAATTCCAACTCCAACTGGACCACCAAATTTATGAGCACCAAATGTTGCTAATTTAAGATTATTTATATTAGATACTTTAATAGGAATTTTTCCCAATGCCTGACTCATATCACTGAAAAATGGAACTTTTATATCTGATATTTTTTGAATAGTTCCAATTTCATTATTAACATAAATACAAATCATTGAAGAATTAGGTTCTGGATTAAAAGTACAATTAATTTCACCATTTTTAGATACAATTAATATATTATTACCAAATAATTCTGTAGATTTTATTGATACCGCTGGATGTTCAATTGTTGAATAATAGACTTTATTATAATTTCTAGATTTTAGAATTTCCAAAGCCCATTCACAAGCTTGAGTACATGTAGATGTAAAAATTATTTGATTAGAATTTTTAGCTCCAATAAGTTTTGCTATTTTTTCTCTCGATTCTTCGATTATAGAAGCTGCTTCTCGTCCAGGACGAGATGAAGCCATAGCGTTTCCATGCCCTGCTATTGATTTATTAAATTGAACAAAAGCATCAATAGCTTTTGGATGAATTGGTAAATGAGCATTTGCATCTAAAAATAATTGCATACAATCTTATATATCTAAAATATTTAAAATAATGTATAATATTCACTTATAAAATATATTAAACATTTTACAACCAAGAAGATCCTCTTAATACTATCCAATTTGTACCATCAAATAATAATTCAACTGATCCTTTAGAATCTAACGTATATATTAGTGTAGTATCTGCTCTTTTTATATAGGCATGATAAGATACGCCAGAATCGTCACGAAGAATTTCAATTAAATCTCCTTTAATAGCATCTATTGCAGAAAGCGTTATTGAATGATGATTTGTATATGTTGTAGTTGTACGCGCTCTACGAGTTGCATAACCAATTCCAGCATCTGAATCTGGAAGATTATATATATCTGCACTAGGTGCTGGTTGAGAAATCCATTCTGGTACGGCATAAGTAGACCAACAAATCCATTCACAAGAACCATCTGTTGTGATAGTTCCGAGAGTTGTATTCCATGTTGGTTCAACAGATCCTGATGTTCCTCCAGTTATTATTGCAAAAATATGTGTATTGATAGTATTTCTTATAACGTTAGATGAAGCAGCTCCATAAGCTTGATTATTTGTCCAATATCCATCATTAAGAGGTACACAATATCCTCCAGTTGTTTTATTTTTTATAGCCAACCTAGATGGATTAGACCATAATAATAAATCTCCAGCCTGATAGCAACCAGTTGTTGGTACACCACTTACAACACTAAGTAGTGATTTACCTACTCCTAAATGAAATTTATCAACTTGAAACATATCACCTTGAGCACTTCCTTGTTCAATTTGATATGCTATTTTATATTGAGAATATTGTCTAGAACCCATACTCCAAATTCTTGTCGTATAATTAAATAAAAATCGTAAATGACCACGTAGTTGAGATGCTCCATCAGATTGTGTATATGTTTCAAAAGCACAATAATCAGTTCCTGGCCATGACATCACCGAAGTTAATGGATGAGTACATGTTGGATTATAATTTACCATACCATAATTAAAACCATTACTACTTGGCAATGGTGACCATTTCATAGTTCCTTTAATTAATGTACCTGCTCCAATTACCCCACCACTACCATGAGAAGGTGAATATAAATAATGATCAGGTGCTGCAGATGCAACATCTTCCCAATAGCAACCATCAAAACGAGAACATGATTGTACTCCTGTTAATGAATTTTGAGGTCCTCTATAATTAGACTCCCAAAAACAATTCATAAAACGCGAACCATAAAATCCAAGATCTACAAGACCAGCTCCACAAACGCCTACAAAAGCATTATTAAATGTAGCAATACTAGCATCATAACCTTCTATATAAATACCACCACCACATTCATAAGCTGAAATATTATCAAATATAGCACCATCTGTATTTGTTCCAGTTCCACTACTTTTACCATTTAAAAACCAAGCCCATCCTGAAGAAAATGTAACACATACATGATTAGCTGACATTTGTGCTGATGTTAAAATACCAGCACCCCAAATAACAGGCATCCATTCAGCTGTTAAACTTATTCCATTATCAAGTGTAATCGAATTATGAATTTTACTCCATATTGGTTCTGTTAATCCTGAAGTTCCACTACTTCCAATCCTATATCTAAAACCAGTTTCATACCCATCAGAAGGTACAACATATCTACCGCTTACTAAATCTCCACCAGGAGTCCATAATTTCACTGTTGCATATGTATTATGAACTGAGTTTGCAACAATTTCTGTTCCAGCAACTTCAAAAGCTCCAGGTATTAATGGTGCTTTAACACCATCAATATATAATTTATTATAAGCTATTAAACCAAAATGTTCTAATATTGATTGAGCTGCTGTAATTGTTTTATAATTAGCACAAGTCCATACAACACTTCCATCTGTAATTGTTGTACCAACTGTATATGTAAAAGTAGGATATGTTGTTCCAGTTATACCAGGCGTAGTACATTCCCAAATATATGTTAAATTATTCCAATATCTTGCTGGTCTTAACGAATCCCCAAGTTTTACAGGAACACCAGGTGTCCATTGAGGACAATCTCTATTATGATCTATAGATAATCCATAAAGAGAATCTATAGGTCTAATTTGTGATATTGGAATATTCCAGTTACCACCATGTCCACGAATTGAAGATGTTTTCATTACATGTATATCATCCCAAATTAAAAATTCACCACGTGGAATTTCAATATCTCCTCCAAGATATATTGGAGAATTTGGCATTTTTGGAAAAGAATCAAGAGCATCTGTAATAGCAGACCAATTATCATTATATACATTTAAACTAGAAACTGTAGTTCTAGCAGGTGTATTAATTATAAGATTTGTTGTTCCACCACCTGAAATAATACGTGTTCTTAAATAGTTTGATTGTGATGATACAGGTTCTGTTAATGGAAACATTGGTAATGTAGAAATGGCTGTTTCAGAATCAATAACTACTACAGGTCTATGTGATCCAGTAGCATTTGAATAACTTAATGTTATTTGTCCAGGAATAACTTTTCTAAGTGTAAAACTTCCAACTCCACCTCTTCTTACATAAATTAAATACCATGTTGCACCTGGAATAATTTCTGGCCAAACTCCTAACCAATTTGTTTTAGTAAATGCCGCTGCGGCATTTACTATAGTAGTAGCAGATGATGCTACTGTATAGCCTCTATGACGAGTTGCTGCTACTACTTTAACTTCTACTGTTGATGCTCCTGTAGTGCCTTGTTGAAAAACTTCTGGAGCATTAGGTGTTTTTAATCCATGTGCAGATCCTGCACCTTGAATAACTATTCCATAATTATTTAATAATTCAGAACCATCTGCAACAATTAAAGTAGAAGATCCATTATTAATAGATCCTGTAGTAGAAATATAATGATCAGAAGCAGAATAAGGATAATCTGTAATAACAACAGTATCATTACGTTTAAAATGTCTTTGACCATCATTTTCAATACTACTAGATAAAGATGATTCAATAATTGAATAATCAATTCCATTACCAGTAGAGCTGGCTTGTACTATTTTATTAGCATCTCCTGCTCCTGGAACTATTCCATTAATTACAATATCATTTCCATTTTTATCAGTTGATATTAAATAACCATCTGAATTTCTAAACCATAAAGTTGAACTTCCATCAACTGGATTTCCACCAGGAACTGAATTTTGACCAACTAATACTAATCCTGTTGGATCTATTAATCCATCAACCGTTAATTTTCCACCAATTGTTACATTATTTGCAAAATAACTATCGTAATAAACTTCTAATGGTGCAATATCACAATCTTTATCAATTTTAACAACAAGATTAAATTCAGAATCTAAAAACAGAATTCTTCCATCTAAACCATCAGTAGCTGCACCAGGAAGTATTAAAACATCTCCTCCATATAAACTACCTTCTCCAGCATAAATATTAACAGATCCTCCATAATAACCATCACCAGCTTCAATCTGTAAACGTCCACCTAGATTTTCTCCAGATCCACTATCACCACAAATAAGATGAATATTTCCACCATAACCAATTGAACTAGTTCCTGCAAACAAAGCAATATCACCTGGATATTCATAACCATTTCCTGAAGTGATAACTGTATTTCCACCAATAGAATTTGAACTATTTCCTCCACCAATGGTTAATTCACCTCCAATATCATAACCATCTCCTCCAAGTAAATAAATACTACCACCAGAACTTAATAAACTTGTAGTTCCAATAATACTACAACCATCACTTAATACTATTCCATTTGAATTTATTAAATTATTAACTGTTAAATTGTTTGTAAAATAACCATCAGCAGCATATAAAGATCCCCAACGATATCCATCTTGATTTGCACCAAGATCTATTCCTGGATTTCCTGGATATGTATTATTAGGATCTAATACTGAACACATACTTGTTTCATTAATTCTTATAAAACGATTATGATATTCTTCTTCATTACCTACCCATAATTCAATAGCACTTCCAGGATTAAAACTAGTTGAACAAATTTGAATTACATTATCATCATTTTCTACTTTAACTACAGTCTTATTTTTTGAAGATAATGTACACACATCATCTGATGATAATGTAGCTATACCATATCCGTCTAAAGATAATGATGAGCCACCATCCCTTCCTACAAACATATTTATAGAACCAAATGTATTATTATTAATATTTAATGTTTTTATAGCGCCATAATAAGTACTTTCATTTATTTCTATTGTAAAACTACCTGTACTATAAATTTTATCATTTTCTGTAATTACAATATCAGTACCATCAGTAATATTTCCAATTGATAATGTTTCTGATAAACTTTCACCACCATTCACTCCAGCAATAAATATAACTTTAGAATAATAAACTTCTACAATATCAGTAGTTCTTAATGTTTGTGTTCCTAACCATGTAAGAGTTTTACTAGATATTGAATAGTCTCCAATCTCCTGTTTTATACCATCTATAAATAATGCAAGTGAATTTAACCAAGGTTTTGTTAAAAGAGTAAATGTTGTTTGACCTGGAGAAGAAACTATTAAAGCTTCATGAATTGGACAATATCCATCACTGCTGTAACCATCACTTCCACCACCAGTAATTGTTATTTCTGCTTCATCTGTTCCAACTTTTGCAACTGAAACTCCACTACCAATAAAATTAATAACAGATACTGGATTTACAATTGAAACACCGTTATTTCTAATATCAATATAAGCATATCCATCATTATATCCATCACGACTCTCTAAAGCATCAAGTCTGGCACGTACAGTTCCATATGTTCCACTAGGCTTTATACCCAATTCAGACTCAATAGCTAAAATTGAATCTTTTTGACGATTTACAACCTCTGCTTTTACTGGAGTTTTTAAATCTATAACTGTAGGTAAACCATGAGTATCTCCTGGTGTAGGGTCATCGAAATCAAATGGATAACGAGTATATATAAATGATGGATTATAAAGCCTTACCATTATTCCTCAAGTAATTTAAAATATTTTTCAAATATATTCCAAATTATGCACTCCAATTAAAAAAGCTCGGGAAGTTTTCATTCCCGAGCTTTTTACTATTTAATTTATATATTAATTATACTAAAAATAATTTTTCAACTTGAGAAAAAGTTACACTATTTGGATTGATTCTATAATAATAAGTTTTCTTACTAGTATGTCGATTTAATTCATAAGAACTCTTACATTCAACTTCAAAACCACCATATGTTTCTTTACGCAAATCCCTAACTCTAGCAGTTCCTGATGGAACTCTGGTTAACTTATGTCTTGGAATCCATTCTCCTCCTACTGAAAGTAAACGAAGAGCAACTCTCTGAGTATTATTTTTAACTTGTGTTCTACTGATATTTTTAATAAATGATTGAATATTATTCATTTTCTTCCTTTTTTTCTTCTAATGTTATTGGTCCTGATATGGCTTTTACACCATCAAGTAATTGACTTAATTTAATTTCTGCAGAATTAACTAATAATTGTAATGGGTTATTAACATTTCTAGATGCAATACTTACAAATACATAATATGGTTTATTTGATCTTTGAAATTCCAAATATCCACCATCATTAAATGTAATTCTCATGTTTTAACCTTCTAAATAAAATCTTTAACAAAAATTTTATGATCTGTAATAATATGTTTATTACCATCTTCATCTATAGTAACACTGTGTTCAAAATGAACACCTATTTCTTTTGTTATAACTGTCCATTTATCATTAAGTATTTTTGTATTTGTGTTTTTACCAAATACAAACATTGGTTCAATTGCAATTGACATTCCTGGTCTAATTATCACACCGTCACTTGATTTTGATTTATTAGCAATAAATGGAGATGCGTGTAGCATATCACTATCTATTCCATGACCACCATACATAGTTATAACACCAAAACCATCATCTTTAGATTTTTTATGTATTACATTTCCAATTTCTCCAATTTTATTTCCTGGTTTAAATACTTCTATTGCATCATATAAAGCATTTTGACAAGAAAATAATAATTTCATTATTTTATCATCTTTTGGTTTCCCATATATATAAGTCACAGCACAATCAGCAATTGCAGATTGAAAAGTAACTCCAACATCTAATGTTAATACATCTCCAGATTGAAGTATAATATCACGATTTGCAAAACCATGTACTAATTCTTTATTTAAAGAAGCACAAACAGATGTTGGAAAACCACGATAATGTAAAAATGTAGGAGTACATCCAGAATTATCAATAATATTATTAGCAACTTTTTCCAAAGAAGATAAAGTAAGATTTTTAGACATACCTTTTATCATTTTAAAAAATTCATGATGAATATTTTTAATAACATCACCAGCAATTTTTTGTCTTTTAATCCATTTTTTATCTTTTAAGACAATTATTTGTCCATTATCTAAAGTCATCTTATTATCTTTCTATTCTTGCTTATTTTTGCTTATTTTTATTTATAACTCTATCTTTATTTTTTTCCAATGAAAATAAAGAATTAACATCTAAATGTTTAAGATTTTCTACAAATTGTTTATCAAGATCTAATCTTATTTTATTTAGTTCTTGAAAATCAGATTTCTGACATGCACTCTTATCATTTAAAACTACATATATATGATTTCTAACAGCAACTAATGCTGCTAAATTATTCAGATTAATTTTATTTGACATTATAATTCCTATAATTTTAACAGCATTATTTACTATTCTTATAATTTGTGAACTACCCTCACCTAAAAGTAAGGGGTTTTTGGATCCTCATGGTTCCAACATATTGAGGATCATCCTCAATAGCTTGTCCCAGGCAATAAATGTTTAATAATTAAAATTTTAATTCGTTTTTCTAAGAATCTTTGTGCTAAAAAATAGCACCATGTGATCTTCTATTCAGAATATATCAAGAGATTCCTAAAATAAAGAAAAAAGTTTAACAACAATTCATCCTTCTCCTAAAGGAAAGGGATTTATTGTTGAAAAAGGTTAAACAGATACTTCTTCTTCTGGCCAAGTAATAACACCAGTATTAATATCAACATTACAACGCGGGTCTAAACCACGCTCAAGGAAAAATTGTTGTAATTGAAGTTTATATTCAAGTTCAGCAATTCTTGCATCCTTTACTGTTTTTTCAGCGGCTGTAGCAGTTTCAATACCCTTAGTACGTGCTTCAATAATACCCTTTAATTCTTCCACATCTACTTTAGTTGTTTTCATTATATTGCTCCTTATAATTATCAATTTATTTATATATCACACAAATTTTAATTAATCAAAAATACTCCAAGTTTCTATAATCATTTCATAATAAAGTTGTTTTGATAAATTTCTCGTCTGTTTATTTTGTTTGGTAATAAATTTAGGTTTAAACCATTCTGCAAATAAAATACCTTTATGATATATAATAGATCCTCTATCACCATTGTCAATTATTTCAATCTCTAATTTTAATAATAAATCTCTTAAAGATATTTTTTGTTCTATTGTTAAATATATATCAGGCCAGAATTCTTCTACAGGAATTCCAATTTTTTCTAAAATATCTCTTAAAAAAGAATTTCTTTCTTCTTCTTCAACTGTTTTTGCATCTTCTCTATCTAAATATATAGATCTTTTTTCAACCACAACCCTTACTCCATCCACATGTACAAGATATACACCCATCCATATATATTAATTCTTTTCTACCACAACTTGGACATTCACCTCCAGCACTTTCACCATCTATAATGTATTTCTTCAATACTCTAGAAGTAGCTGCTGCTAAATCAGAAACATCCTCAGCTGCTTTCCCCAATTGATCTACAATATATTTAATAGGAATAGAATGTCTTAATGAAATAGATACCATTCTAAATAACATTTGTTCAGATGCTGTAAAATATTCTCCAAAATCATTAAATGAAATAGAATCATCTATAGTTAATTTATATTTACTATGACCTTCTTTTGTCATTGTTCCCTTCTTGGTCTTAAACTTAAATGCCATTGTTTCAGGAATTAATCCACCAAACATTTCATATGGCATATTGTTTTGTAAACCAACTACCATAATATACTGTTTACCATGTACCTTTACTTGATAAACATCACATGGTAATTCTTTTTGTCTTGGTGTAGCGTTTAATGATTTTACACTATCTGATACGATTAAATTAAGTTCTTTAGCTTCTTCTTCGGTAAAATTACTATTATGAATTTTAATTCCATCATTTTTAAGTTCAAAAGCTAATTGCTTAAACGGAATATATGAAATAATTCCATACATCTTCTTATCTTTATAAGCAGCAAGACTCTTTACACCTTTTTTATTTGCTTGAACAATAAGATTATAAATATCTTGCCAAGAAGAATTTTCTGATAAAGAATATGTTACCGAAATAGATGAATCAACATATTTCATTAATTTTGACATTAAATTTAATTTATCCAAAGGTTTGATATCACTAGATTTCTTAAATTTAATACCAATTTTTTCAGCATTTTCATTAATAAATTTTGCAATTGGAATTCCATTAGATCCATCCCAAGTATCTTTAATAGTATCAGAATTAATAGGAATTGAATATCCAGCTTTTTCAAAAGTAGTTCTAACAACATTTGGAACACAAAAATAATATTCATAAAACCCAGAAATTTTAGTACGTTTCCAATAATACATACCAATAGCTGGTTCCACTCCAGTTGAAATAATATAATCTCTAAACATTAAAGATAGAGTATTATGATTTATAACACCATTTGCAGTTACATATGTATGTTCAGGATTGTCTACTTCAATATCATATGTTTTTATTATTTCCCTGGTAATATTTTTAATCTTTAAATTAAAATAATTATCAAAATTAAATGGAAATTTAATAAAATCATAAATTTTATTTAAAGTAATTCTATTAATATGAGTTAATAACCCTTTATGTCTATTTAATACTAAATTAATATTATTATACAAATTGCATTTTTTATTACGCATTTGTTTACGATACTGTTTTAAAATATAAGATAATATATAAATTTTTTCTTGATCTTTTTTAAAAACTTTTAATTTGTTATTTTTTCTATTACTTAAAAATCCAATTTTTTTCTTAAATAAATTTTTATCAGATGTAAATCTTATATCAAGATTATACCAAGCTATATTGTTTATATTTTTTTTAAAATTTATAAATGATTGTATACCAACATATGTTAATAATTCTTGAACCTCTTGCATAATATTTTTATGTTTTGAACTTAATGAAATATGAGAACTATGAGAAGTTCCATCTGCTTCAAACAAACCTCTTAAATAAGCACAAATTACTGATTTGGGAGATTTGAAAATATATTCTGGAATATGATAAATATAATTATTTTCAACTCCACGTGATGGAAAATCTTTTTTACTAAATCCATTTTTAATAAAATAATTACAAACATTTACAGAATAAATACTTACTGTAAATGTTTTTTCATTATTAGTTTTAACAATAGAAACATCACAATTAAATAATTTTTTAATTAAAGTTTGTATTTTTTCAACAAGGTCTATATCTTCATCAAAAACTGTAAATCTAATTGCACTTGCTTTATCATCTGTACATCTAAAATTTAAACTACCATCACCCGTAAATAATCCTATTATTTCTGCTAACTCTTCAGTCAATTCTACTGGATATTTTAAATTTTTTATTGAACTAGAATGATTACTATATATGTCAGTATTTAATTTTACATATTGTTTTGGTTCATTATCAGATCCTTTACAAAGAATAGCAATATCACCAATCTTTAAATTAGGAGCATATTCCCAATCATATTTCCCATCTTTAAGTATGCGAATTCTATGAGTCTCTGAAACTTTAATTTCACGACCATCTTCAAACTCAATTACATATCCATTAACTTCTCCATTATTATAAAATGATAATACTTTACTAGTACCATTTTCATGTGAAATAAATGTTTCAGGAACATTATAACTAAATTGTTTTTCTTCTGGATACTCATTAACAATATCTTTTATTTTAACTAACCCACGATCTGTAATAATTCTAGTATTTTCTTCAATACATCCAGTTGGAGCAATGCTAGAACACGTACAATTACGCATAGTTTCAAATACAAGACCTTGCTCAATCATATTTTTAATGAATGGAGATTGTTCATATTGTTCTTTTACAAACAATCCAAATGAACCTTTTTCTTTACCAAGAGAAATAGATGATTCATATAAATAAAAATTATATAATCTATTAAAATCAAATAATGCTTCATTAGCTTGTTCTGAACCATATTCTAAATTTTGCTTAAAGAACCAAGCTGCAATATTTGTAATGCCAGCTCCTGTCCTTCTAAGTTTTTCAATAGCTAATCTCTGATGAGGAGTTGAATAGGTTTGTCCAATCAATTCCATTTCATTTACATTATCTAAAAATCTATTAACAGAATAAGAAATGGTTTTTAATTCTTGTGTATAAAGATCTTTTTCCGTACTAAAACGTCCAGCATTAATAGAAGATAATACACAAACACTATCTCTAGATAGATATTGTTCTGAACACGCATTAGAACTAATCACTTTTGGGCAATATTCTCCAGTAGGATCTGTTAAATAATCACTATTTGACCAGTATTTAGCCATATCAATTTGCTGGATACCTGGTTCTCCATGTGAGATGGCATTCTTTGCAATTAATTCTAATAAATATCTAGCTTTTACTACTTTTTTTACAACTTCTTCTGAACGATCTTTTTTAGCTAATCTATAATATCTTCCTTGTTCATCCTTTTTACAATCCATATCAGTAGAATGTATATCTACATATACACGATCACCTTTTTTTGTACTAGGAATTGTAAAAGACATTTCCCAATCAGCATCTTCATCTACTGCTTTATAAAAAGCATCATTTGTTTGTACTGAAATGTTTGCATTTTGAATAATTGTATGGTCACTTTTTACTTTAATAAATTCTTCAACATCAGGATGGTTAATAGAAAGAGAGAATAGCATTGCTGGAATTCTTCCCTTTTGTCCAATATAATTACCAATAGAATCAATAAATTTCATCCAATGAATAACTCCTTGGCTTTCATTTGATGAATTTCTTACTTCACATCCCCTTGGACGTAGCTTGGAAAAATCTACCCCAAGGCCTTGGCGATATGCGGCCATTTTTGCAACAGTATACGATGTATTCTTTATAATAGATTCTAAGTTATCCCAATTTGTATCTTCTTGTCCGCCTAAACTTACAGTGGAACAATTAGACATAGAAATAGATTTACCAGAATAGGCACCCTGCATAATAGAACCTGCAGGATGCCACCAATCATTATAAATTTCATCAAACCATCTATCAGACCAAAACTTTTTTAATTCTTCTGTTGATTCACAAGAAGCTATATAATCACAAACTCTTTTGAGTGATTGAACATAAGTTTCTTTTTGTCCATTTATAACTTGTGCATATTTTTTATTAAAGGCATCAATACTAAATTGATTTCCATTAAAATATTCTTCAGTACTTACATTCATAACATCTTCAAAAGTAACCATAATTAAATCTCCAAACCTATTAACTCTTGTTTTAATTTTCTTTTAGCTTCATTTAATAATTTTAAGCATATTACCCTAGTAATCTTCAATTGTCCACATATTTTATCAATTGAATTTAGATTACATCTATCATTCGTCATTTCATAATGCAACTCTATTACCCGTCTTTGTTCTTCTGGTAATTTTAAAACAGCATTCTTAATGATAATAGAATTTTCACAAGTAGAAAAATTATCTGATGCACTAGGATTATCATCAATCATTATTGGAATTTGAGAAACTTTATAAGGTTGAATATTTCTAGCGTGCTTTAAAGGTATTTTAATAGTTGAATGTCTATTTGCTTCTCTACTAACCTTTGTTTTCATATATTTATTAGCCCACCAAAAAAAATCACCCTTTTCAGGATTATATGAATGCAAAGCTGAATATAATGCAATTCTAGCATCTTGACGAAGATCTTCATAATTAGCAAAATTACGATATCTACGAGTTCTAGCATCTACAAGATACTCTAATTTTTCAATACATAATCCTTGAATTTTTTTTAATTCATTTTTTAGTTTTGAACTTTTTATTTTTTCGTATTCTCTACGAATAGTTACTAATTGAAATACTATATCATTAATCTCTATATTATTAGATTTCATAGTAATTCCTTATTTAGTACCATATAAATTTGCAGCTAAATTATCATTTGTTTTAGCTTGTTTTGCAAGATCCTTTCCTTCTTTCCATAATTTACGTACAAGATCTTTTCCAGTTAATTCTACTTTTCCAGTAGCTGGTGTTGAAATTAATCTCTTAATATTTCCTTCACTTTTGCAATTTGGGCATACAGTAGGAACAGAATCATGTATGCTATAAATATCTTCCCATTCATAACCGCATTTAGAACATCCGTGCTCGTAAGTTGGCATTTTAACTCCTATTTTTGTATCAAATCTTTTCCAAGTACTATTAATTCAACATCATCAATCCAATTTTCTCGAACTCTTTGTTTAAATGATTCATCAATTACTTTGAATACCAAATATAAATCTCCTGTAATAGGATCTGTTTCCATTCTTATTGCACGAGCAACTGTATCATTTTTATCTAACATTAATCCTCTTTTTTATTCTTAGCTTCTTGAATTTGTTTTATTAAATTAGGAATATTAGAAGATACATCTCCTGGAATTTCATTTTTATTAAATGGAACATCAATTAATGATGAATTTGTAAAGTTTTTAATAAGACTTCCTTTAGCTAATGGTCCATTTCTATTTTTAACTACATGCCATTTTAAATCTGGAAATATTTCTTCATTTGGTCTTGTTTCAATTTGTATACCAACATTTACATTATGCATAATTAAACTAGATCTTCCCCATCTATGAACACCAACTCTTCTACTTTCTTCTCCACCACCTTGTGAACCTCTTTTAATATCTGTTAATTGAGCTGCTGTAATAACTACGCAATCATAAGCTCTACCAAACTCATGTAAACTACAAGCTATAGCCCCCATTTTTAACCAATCTTGTTCTCTAGCCATAGCTGGATTGTGCATTAAACCCATATAATCTACAACTACAATATCAGGTCGATATCTTAACATAGCATCGTTATATCTTAATTCAATCTCCTCAATTGTTAAATTTCTAGGCGTGTCTACTATATCAAAATAATACCCTGCATCCTGATATTCTTTTATAAATTTATAAGCTTTTTTTACTCTTATTTCTTCATCAGCTGTTAAACATGCTTTAGCTAAAGATCTTTGAGGAACATTAGCTAAACTAGCTAAAAATCTCATAAAACAACTTCTATATGGCATTTCTAATGAAAAATATAAAATATTATGTCCTTTTGTAATATTAGATACATTTTCCACAGTATTGTCTTGTAACCATATTTGTTTACCCATATTATTAAGTAATTGAGAATTGTGAGTTGGAATCATTTCTTTACCACAAAGAAAACAACTAGAACTTGAATCTACTTGAATACATTGAACTGGTACAGAATCAACTTTTATAATCTTTTTAATACTTCTATTTGGGAATGAATTAATACCAAAATAATATGTTTTAAACGAAATAGAATATGTTTCATATGAAGTGCATTTATAATAATCTATAATCGGAATTAAACCAACAGATCTTAATAATTCTACTAAATCATATATTAATTCTTTTTCTATATTTTTAGATATAAAACCATCAACAATATAAGAAGAAGAGAAAAATCCACGTATTAATTCTAATCTTTGATCTATTGATGATTTTAAATATATTTTGGGAATATATTTTTTAACAGAAAAATTATATACATCTAATTCATTTGAAATATCTTCAAATAATTCAATACCCGCTAACCACTTACCAAAAATATAAGGGTTAATTGAAAAATCTGCATTTGGGTATAATAAAGGTTTACATGCTTTAATATAAAAATAATTATTACTAATTTTATCAAATAATTCTTTTGTAGAAAGAGGATAGTTATATTCTTCTACACACCATTTATGATTAGAGTCAGTAATAATTTTTGCACCATCTGAAAATTCTATTTCATAACAATCATTACCATTCATTATACCTGATGTAGCTATAATATTACATGGTTTTCCATCATTACCAAAAACTACATCTCCTACTTTTAATTCCCCCATTGTAGTCCAACCAGTAGGAGTTATTATTGGGGTATTTATAGCTAAGGCTTTCCCACTATTAGTTTCCCCACCAACCATTACCAAATCTCCTGAAACAAAACCACCACATACAGTATCAAGCATACTATAATGAGTTTGAATTTCTTGAAAAGATTCAGGATTTAATTTATATGAATTATATGATTCTGAAAATTCATCTACATAATCACCAACTGGTTTTTGTGTATATGTTCTTTCTAAATCAAGAGATGTAATTTTACTAATTGCTAAAGACAATTTATTAAAATAATCTTCAGGATCTTGTGGATGATCTGGATCTTCTAAATTAGCTTGATCGCGAATTTTTTCAACAGAATCTATTTGAAATCGTTTCTTAAATTGTGTTAAATCATAAGAAAATTCTTTAATATCATATTCTAATGATTCAATTTCATCAAAAGAATCATTAATAATATCAACAATACTAGAATTATCCTTATGTCTATCTATCAATGTTCTTCGAGTTGGCGAAGCTTTAAAATGTTGTATATAATCTATAACTAATTTCGCAAATCTTTGAGATTTCTCATCAAAAATACTATTATCATATTTATAGCAAAAAGATAAACCATTAACTTTATCAGTAATAATGGATTTTAATATTCTTAGATCTAATTCTTCTTGCATTAAAGTTCACCTTTGCGAATATTTTCACGAACATCTTTTCCACCAATCACAGGAATGAATCTAACAAGATTAAATAAACTTTCAATACTTGCCTGTAATGGACCTGAAAAACTTCCTTCTATTTTTATACTATTTGTACAAAAAAATAAAGGCATTCTATTTTGAATTCTAGTTCTCATAATTGGTTCTAAAATTCTACCAAATAAATCTGCAGCATTTTCAGAACCCATAAATCTAGTATCTAATTCATCAATTACAACAAAATCTTCTGATAATAACATTGATCGTGCAGTATTTTTTGTTTCAGAATCAGTATTTAACATAATATGAATTATATCTGTTAAATTAACATAAAGTGCACTATATTTATTACTCTCTACAACACGCTTTAAAATTGAAGAAACCGTGATCGTTTTCCCAGTACCATGGGAACCTGCAAATCTTGCGCTTTGACCTTCTTTGAAAGATTTTTTAATATCTAAAGTAATACTATTGTAATAATTTTTAAGAATTTTTGGACCAATAAAATCATGCATATCACGCCACCAATAATCAACTGGAATATTGGCATTGTAATAACGTTGAAACATTTCAACAAGCATAGCCCCATCAGAAGTTAGAATTCCATTATTAGAATGAACTGAAATTATATCATCAATAGCATCATCTAGTTTTTTTCTTGGGATGTTGAGAAAAGGATTTTGTAAAGTTTGGTGTTCCAAATATAACCTCTGGAGCTATGGAAAGTTTATTTGAACGTAATAATTTTTCTGCTCGCTTACGTTCCTCATTTGCTTTCAGTTTATGTAATTCTGATAATTTTTTTGCTCGTAAATCTTCTCTTTGAAATGGTATATGTTCTATTTCTGGTATATCTAAATTTTCTACATATATAGGCTTTTCAATTTCTTGTAAAATTTTATCACTTGCAACCTTTATATTAACAATATTTTCTTTTGGTTGTAATATAATTGAAATTGATTTATCAGATAATTCAAGAACTAATTGATTATCAGATAACTCAAGAACTTTACCAGCATCTACAAAACCATTTTTACATATAATTTTTACAAAAGAACCAATTTTAATAAATTCCATTGACCTTCCTTTAAATAATATTTAATACAGATTCATCAAAACCAATAGTTTTTAATTCTGTAAATAATTTACCATAAACATCATAAACATTATTATTTGGATCATCTTGAATTGCAACTTTTGCAAAAGCTAAATCACCATATGTATTTACATCCAATTCTAAATTAGAAACAATAACTTTATATTTTTCTGGTAAAATTGTTGCTCTTGTAATTCTATTATTTTTTCTACTCTCTTTCTTAAATTTAAGAATAAAAGCAGTTGTGAAAAAATAAGCAATGCTTGAAATTGTAACTTTTTGTGGAATTATTATACAATCAAACATCCAATCAATATAATTTTTAATACTAGTAGAATCTTCAGTTCCTAATGCTAATATCATTCTTCGAAGACAATAAATTTCTTTACATTTTGTTGGAGGCCCACTAAACGAAAGAGAAAAATCAATTCCCATTTGATCTTTATATCTTTTTAATATATGTCCAAGAAATTGATCTTCTTTCCAATTTACTACCGGAATATCAGAATACGAATCAAGCCGTTCCTTGAATTTTCTCCAATAGGCATTTGGTCTGCCATCATGTTTTAATCCGCTTAATTTTCCTGCTTGTTTAACCATAATAAACTCCCGAATATTTAAGTATGCAGTATGCTTAAAAAATTATCAAGAACAATTTAATCTTTCAATGGCCACTGTACTTCAAATTCAGTTTCATATATTTCTTTTCTTTTTTTTGCATGTTCACAAAGATACGGCGCTTGATCTGCAAAGTCAATGATTGCTGCAAATTTCTTTCCAGGATAAGGACGAATTACTCGACCGATTCTTTGTAGTGCTCTTACAGAAGATTTTCCAGCACTACCTATTATTAAACCAGACAAAATTGGTAAATCTAAACCCCAATCAAAAATCTTACTTGCTATTATACACTTTATTTTTCCATTTTCAATATCTTTTTTTATTTTTTCACGAACTTTTGAAGGATGCTTTCCACTTAATAGTGCGGTTGGAACTTTATCTTTTAATTGTTTATATAAAATATCACCATGTTTAATACTATTAAATAATACTAATGGAACTAATCCTTGTTCAATCATTTTTATAGCACCAGTAACAATCATTCCATTGCGTTGTTCATTTTCAGTAATATATTTAGCATATATTTTTTGATACACACCACTTTTGTATGGATAATATTTTGGTACAAGAAAACGAATAATTGGCTTAACTAAATATCCTTGTTTAATTAAATCTTTTGCAGATAAATCAATAATTCTTTTACCAAGAAAAGCTTCTATTAACATATCTTGATTATCATCTCTCCAAGGTGAAGCAGACATTCCATAAACATGTTCAGCTTTAATATTTTGAGAAATTCCTACTAATGTAGGGGCTGCACAAACATGTGCTTCATCAATAATAACTACCCTTGCAGAAAGAAGCATTTTCTTTATATCTTGAAATTTTTCTGACGAAACTTCTTTTTCTTTTTCATCAGAATCATCCAATGAACATTTTTCCATAATACCCAATGCGCTAGAAATTGTCCAAACACTTGCTATATTAATATTTTTAATGTTACAATGTCCATCACCTATAATACCAATTTCTTCATCGAAAATTTTAGAAAACACATTATGTGTTTGATATAATAAATCAGTTCCAATTACCATAATTAATGTAGGTTTACCAAATTTAGCTGTAATTAATGTTGTACATAAAGTTTTGCCACATCCTGTAGCTGCTTTAATAATACCACGATCATGTTTAACAGCTTCATTAGCAATATTTATTTGATATGGTCGTGGAACCATATTAATATCCTTTAGCTTTTTTGAAATATCTATTTCTTTTATTGGTGTCTTTGAATTTTTATTATCAACAATTTCAACTTCTATTTTTTTTTCTTCAAAGAATTTTAATACTCTTTGTAATAAACCAATTGGAAATTTTCCAGTAGAAGACATTAAATATCTTCTACCATCCCATGATACAAAATCACCAAATTCATTAATATGCCCTTTATATGCTTGTGAAAATTCTGCACCTTGAATAGTAAATGATAATAATTTATTTAATTGTTGATATAATTCAGCATCATTAGAAAATAATTTACAAGAATTATCGAATACTATTATTTTATTCATATATTTGATTCTATATCTGCTAGTGAATTATATTTAATATTATTATTTAAAATATTTAACCTTTTCAACAAGAAGTCCCTTTCCTTTAGGAGAGGGATGAATTGTTGTTAAACTTTTTTCTTTAGAAATTTTCTTTATTTCTAGGAATTTCTTGATATATTCTAAATAGGAGATCACATGGTGCTATTTTTTAGCACAAAGCCTCTTTGAGGCTTGATTCAAATATATGATGTGATCTTTTTAGAAAAATGAATCAAAATTTTAGTTACTAAACATTTATTGCCTGGGACAGGCTATTGAGGATAATTCTCAATATGTTGGAACCATGGCGATCCAAGAAGCCCTTACCTTTAGGTGAGGGTAGTTCACCTATAAATTTAGTAGTTGACATATACTACATATTACTTTATGTAGTTTTATAAAATAAAAAATCAGCTGATATTATTCAATATCAGCTGATTCACATTATTATTTTAATTATTTTTTTCTACGATCTATAATAGCTCCACTATGTAATTTATTGAAAGAAGATGTTTTTTGTTCAATTTTTCTTTTAATCTCATCAACTTTATTTACAGTTTCTTCTCCTACATCTACTTTCATTGTCATTTGACGTTGTTCATCTTTTTTATGTGCAACACCCATTTTTAATTGAGCTTCTTCTTTTAATTGATCAATACGTTCTGTTGGTAATCCTAATCCTGAAAACATGCTATAAACTTTAATAAAATCTTCAGAAGATTCTTCTTTATAAATACCATAAAAGATTGCCAATGGACTATCACACACATCATTAATCATTTGTTGTGCATAATCCAAACTAGAACTTGGAATTTTATTCCAAATACGTTCTGGGGCTACAAGCATAAAACCTGCATAACGAGCTTGTTTAATATTAAAACCAGATGCTAATAAATTACCCTTTAATGATTCTACAATAGCTGTAGCAATTGCTAATTCATTTTCATAATCACTAACTGCCATTTGACCATATACTGTAAAACCTTTACCATCAACAAATAATTTTCCAAATTCAGTAGAATCTAGAACTTTAATACCCTCATCCTTTCTACGACTCATTACATTAAATGCATGTAAAGGTTCTACAATTGCTTTATTTGATACTGGAAAGAAATTAAAAGGACCTACATCACTATATAGTGATTCAATTTTAGCATTATCTACCGTGATAATATTATCAATTTTATGTTCATTAAACATCTTAGTAAACTTACTTAAAGTCTGCCAAGCATTATGTTTTAATTGAGCATCTTCACTAGCCTTTGGAAGAATCGTAAGAACAACAACAGGCTTTCCAAGTTGAGCTAAAATATCAACAACAACTTCTACAGAACCAGCACCAGAACCACCACCAAGAGATGTACAAAAAATAAACACTTGAACATCTGATAATTTACGTTGAATTAGTTCACTAATAGAATTTCTATAAGCATCAGCAGCATCTTTACCTAAGGAAAGATCTTTCGCACATCCACCAAGACCAAAATCTAATAAAAGTTTATTTTCTTCTGGTACTTTAATATCTTCAAGATCTTGTGGAGCTGTATTAAAAACAACAGCCGGATAACCTAATGAACTAAATTGTTCTGCTAAACGGCTACCAGCCTGTCCAGAACCAACAATACCAAAACGAAGACTAACTTTTCTTTCTTCAACTATACGTGGTGGCATAGATTCCTCTTCTTGTATTACTTGTGATTCTTCTAATTTTTTTTGAGCAGCTCTCGCTTTAAGAGCTGCTAGCTTATCAGGATCTACCTTTGGTTTATCCTCTAAATTATTCATAATTTCTTCCTTTTTAATATCTTCAATTTTTGATTCTGTACTCATATTAATCTCTATATCACTCTTTTATTTTTTTTTAAATAGTGGAAATCTTTTAATAAGTAATAATATTTTATAGAAAATAGATACTGCTTTTTTAAGATTTTTAATTTTAGTGAGCTTTCTTTTATATTTGTTTTATCTGATGTTTTTATCATTTCATCTAATTGCTTTAATATTATTAAACGTTGTTCATAACTTATATTTTTTTTTCTTCCTTTGTAACATCTTTTATTGTTTCTTCCTTATAATATATAATAATATATGACCATATATTTTAATTTTCTAGTAAAAATACATCATTTTTAACCTTTTCAACAAGAAATCCCTTTCCTTTAGGGGAGGGATGAATTGTTGTTAAACTTTTTTCTTTAGAAATTTTCTTTATTTTAGGAATATCTTGATATATTCTAAATAGGAGATCGCATGGTGCTATTTTTTAGCACAAAGCCTCTTTGAGGCTTGATTCAAATATATGATGTGATCTTTTTAGAAAAATGAATCAAAATTTTAGTTATTAAACATTTATTGCCTGGGACAGGCTATTGAGGATAATCCTCAATATGTTGGAACCATGGGGATCCAAGAAACCCTTACCTTTAGGTGAGGGTAGTTCACTACATCATCTATATATTCACTAATTTTACAATCAATTCCTTGATTTTTTAATTCTAATAAATTTTCTATTAAAATATTACCAAAATATATATTAGCCAATATACTTTGAACTTCACCTTTTTGTATTCGTGATAATTGTTTATCTGACCATCTATTGTCAGAAATTGCTTTACTTATGCATTTTATAACACGAGCATAATCTGTAATTGTAGGTAATAATTCTTTCATATTTCACATCTTAAGAACATATCTATTAGTTACATACCATTGACAAACTTGTGTAATTCCATCTCTAAATTTGTATTGAGGAATCCAATCAATTGATTTTATTTTATCATTATTCATAGAAAATCTAAAATCATTTCCAGTTATATCTGAAATATGTTTTATAAGATTGTGACCTCGTCCAATTGCATTACAAACAATTTGAGCAACTTCAAGATTTGTAAATTCTTGTTTTGCTGTTATATTATATAAAGCACCATCTATTCCATTATCAATAATATTAAATAAAGCTGAACAAGTATCATATACATGTATCCAATCTCTTACCTGATTACCCTGCCCATAAATTGAAATTTCATTTTCATCGAAAATACTTTTAATAATTTTTGGAATAAATTTTTCACTAGTTTGCCAAGGTCCATAATTATTACATAATCTAATAATATTATATTTTAAATCATTTGTTATTCCAGCTGTTTTCGTCAATAATTCTGCAGAAACTTTGGAAGCGGCATATATATTTTTTGGATTTATAAAAGATTCTTCTGTCCATGAAGAATCCTTTTCATTATCAAGTGATCCATATACTTTATCAGTGCTAAATAATATAAGTTTAGCCCCTATTTTTATACATTCATTTATTATGTTTTGTGTACCAATTATATTATTTGTAATAAATGGTATATTATTTTCACTTACACATGATTCATCTGCACCATGAATAATAATATCTGGTTTTTCTTTTTCACAAATAATATGAAGAATATGAGAATCAAGAACATCAGCAATATAAAAAGAATGATCTGAATTAACGTAGATATTTTGTGTGAGATGAGTTTCTCTAACCCTATCTAAACTAGAAATAATATATGGTTTCTTGTGATAAAATACTTGGCGAATAAAATTACCAAGAATAAATCCACCACTACCTGTTATTAATAATCTACGTTTTTTTATACTCATTTTATTTGCCATTTTTTTTTATTTTATATAATATATTTATAACAAATCTAATAAAAATTTTGTATATTTTCTAAATTTTTTATTACAAAAATTATATATATCTGTTATTTTAACTGAAGATTCAAAATTTATATCTTTTAATATATAAACAAACATTATTTCTGTTTCTGAAATGTTATTATCTTTTGGATTAATACCAAATTCTTTTTCATAATATTCACAAGCGTTCTTAAAATCTTCAACAGGATTTTTTTTATATTCTTGAATTTTAATATTTTTAATATTTTTTAAATTTATAACTTCTTGATTGATTTTAAAATCTTCTTTAAGAACCTCTGGAATATATCCCAATTGTCTTTGTATAGAATTTATAAATTTTTGTATATTATCTTTTCCCTTTGTTATAATTTCTTTATTACTATTTTTAAGATTATTAACTTTATTTATCAGATTTTTATTATCTGTTTTAATATTAATATCAGTATTAAAACAGATTGGGGGATTTAACATATTATACAATGGTAAAATAGTTACATTATTCTTTTTATAATTAAAAATATCATTATCAATTACCCATTCAATAGTTTTAATTAAACCATCTCTTAATGATGTATTTGCTTTAAATCCTAAAACTTCCTGTGCACGTGATACATCAAGACGTCTAATAGGTTGTCCATTCATATCAATTTTACCATTAAAAACTATTTTACCAGAATAATTTACAAGTTCTGCTATTAATTCAGCCAAATCTTTTATTGAAATATCAACGCCAGTTCCAAGATTAACCGGATCATTATAATCTACTTCTTCAACTACAGCTTTACAAATAGCTTCTGCACAATCTTTTGCATAAAAAAATTCTCTGGTAGGAGTTCCATCTCCCCATATTTCTACTTCTGATAAGTTATTATTCTTTGAATCAAGAAATTTACGAATTAACGCTGGAATTACATGACCATTTCTATAATCAAAATTATCATAATTACCATACATATTTACTGGTAAAAAATGCATTCCTTTAAGACCAAATTGATCTCTAAAACATTGTTGCATTAATAGCATTACTCTCTTACTTTCACCATATCCGGCATTTGTAGGTTCTTCAAATCCATTCCACAAATCAGTTTCTTTAAATGGAACTGGACAAATTTCCGGATATTCACAAATAGAACCAACTCCATATAAATGAGTAATTGGACGTTCACAATTTATTTGTTTAATAGTATTATTTTGCCAAGTATTAATAGTTCTAATACCCTCAAATAAATTAATAGTCATCTTTAAATTTTCATGAATAAAAATAGCTGGATTATCTTTATTAGCTCCAATACCACCACAAAGAGCAGCCATATGTAAAATAATATTTGGACGATGTTGTTGTAAATATTTTAAAACACTTTCATAACTTAATAAGTTTAATTCTTTAGATGATGGTGTTAATAATTTAAATCTTGGTTCTTTTAAATATGCAATATGCTTTGATAAAGGATTAACCTCTCTTGCATATTTTTTTAATAAAGGAACAACATGATGACCTAAAAATGATGAACCACCAGTTACTAATATTATCTTTGACATATTTTACCTTTTTATTTATTAAATTTAATATTTATAAATTATTTAATAATAGTTTTTCTTTATAAGCTAATTTTAAATCATTATCAACCATTTCTTCAACTAATTGTTTAAATGTATATTTTGGTTTCCATCCAAGAATTGTACGAATTTTTGTAGAGTCTCCACATAAAGCATCTACTTCAGTTGGTCTAATATATCTAGAATCAAATTCAATATATTTATTATAATCTAAATTTAATATATCAAAAACAATCTCTAAAAACTCTTTAACAGAATGCATTTCTCCAGAAGCTACTACCCAATCATCTGCCTTAGGAGAATTAACCATCATCCACAATGCGTTAGACACATCCTTAGCATGATTCCAATCTCGTTTAGAATCTAGATTACCAAGAATTAATTTATCTTGTAATCCTATTTTTATTCTAGCTGCTGCTCTGGTAATTTTTCTTGTAACAAAAGTTTCTCCCCTACGCATACTTTCGTGGTTAAAACTGATTGAATTTGCTGCAAAAAGTTTTTCTGATTCTCTATAATTAATAACTGACCAATAACCAGCTATTTTTGCAGCTCCATATGGAGATCTTGGATGAAATGGTGTTGTTTCGCTTTGTGGAGGTGGAGAATTCCCAAACAATTCAGAAGTTGATGCTTGTACAAATTTTGTATGAGAACTAAAATTACATAAAGCTTCTAAACATCTAACAACACCAGTTGCACCAATATCCATTGTATATTCTGGAATATCAAAACTTACACGCACATGTGACATTGCAGCCATATTATAAAATTCATCTGGTTGAACTAAACGAACCCAATTGGCTATAGATCCGTAATCAGATAAATCACCAAAAGATAAATGCAAGTCATTATAGATATGATTTATTCTCTCAGTATTAAAAGAACTACTACGTCTAATTAAACCATGTACTTCATAACCCTTCTCTAATAAAATATCAGCTAAATATGAACCAGTTTGTCCAGTAATTCCTGTTATACACGCTCTCTTCATTAAAACCACACTTTCATTATTTAATAAATCCTAATCAAATAATATATCACCCTTGAAAATGATTTTGTGAAATTTTAATAAAATATATTATTTCGTAAATATATAATTATATTGTAATTTTTGATTTAGTTTATAACCAATAGATTTCATATATTCAGTGTAAGTTGGAGTGTGAATCCAATTTTCAAGTAAAATAACTTTTGGAGTATATTTGCTTACATCAAATCCTTTCATCACTTCTAATTCCCAACCTTCTGTATCCACACTAAGAAAATCTACATGATCAATATTTAATTCAGATAATATTGTATTTAATGTTCTTACTTTAACTTTAATATTTTTAATAGGTAATAAATTTATAGAAACTTGACCATGTTTAAGATAAGTGTCTTTTATAGTTAAAGATGAATAACTATGATCTGTAATTGTATTATTATTATAATCATCAGAAAAATGTACAACTTGAAAATCAACATCATCTTTATTTTCAAATGAACAAGCATATTGATGAATTTCATTTCCACAATCCAAATGCATTTGGACATATTTCGGATTAGGATCAATACAGATACAACGCCACCCAGATTCTCTAAAGTGTACTAATGAAATCTGGAGTTGCTGCACCAACCTCTACCATAACACCTTTAAAAGAAAAGTCAGAAAAATAATTTTCTCTAATTACTTTATCAGTTTCAAATTCAGCATAATATTTATTTACCATAAAATCCTTTTATATAATTTCAATTTCTGGGAAAGGAAAAATAAACTTTCCACCATTTTCAATAAATTCTTTTTCTCGTTTTAATATTCCATCCTTAAAATGCCAAGGAAGTACAAGAAAAAAATCTGGTTTCATATCACGAGCTTCTTGTTCAGATATAATTGGAATATTGCTACCTGGAGTAAATCTGCCAAATTTATAATTATTTACATCTGCAATAAAAGGAATTTCTGCACTTGTAAAACCACAAAATTGTAATAACACATTTCCTTTTGTAGATGCTCCATATCCAAATACTTTTTTACCAGAATTTACTAAAGATGTAATTAATTGTTTTAAATCATACTTATGTTTAAATACCCTTTCTTCAAAATCACGATATGGTCTAGGAGTATTTAAACCCATTTTATTTTCCTGGAATAAAAGCCAATTAATAATTGGTGAATTTGGAATAAAATTTGATTTAGTTTTTGCTGCTGTAACTGCAAAACTACCACCATTTATACCATTCATATTAACATCTATAATTTTCATATCAGCACATTCTAATATATATTTAATTACAGATAATGAATAATATTCAACATGTTCATGACAAATAGTGTCATAAGATGTTGTTCTCAACATAGATGGCATATAACTTTGTTCAAAATGCCATATTCCATCATCATCTAATATAGAATAAATATCACGAACAAATTTTATTGGATCTTCTAAATCATAAAACATAGCAATAGATGTAATTATTTTAATTTTTTTATTAGTTATATTTTCAATAATTTCTTTTGAAAAGAAATTACTTATTAATATGATATCATCAGGATAATATTCTTTGAATTTAATTGCTGTAGGATCTACTCCAATTCTTTCAATTCCTTTTACATTATATGATTTTAATAATGTTCCATCATTAGACCCAATATCTAAAACTACATCACCACTATTTAAACCTATATTCTTTTGTAAAAATAAAACTTTATTTTTTAAATGATTTACCATTGAATAATTTAATCCAGATCGATATCCGTAATTATCACCATACATTTCATCTGGATTAAAAGAATGTTTCATTTGAACAAGTCCACTATCAGGGCACCATACTAATTCTAAAGGAACTGATGATATGTTTTCATCTTTACTCTTAGGAAATACACCAGTTAAACATTGATGTCCTAAATTAAGTATACTTATTAAATTATTACTATTATTTAACCTACATTTATTAATTTCTTTATAATTATTTTTATACATAAACACCAATATTGTATAATATTCAACTTAGTATATATCAAAGAATTCCTAGAGTGAACTACCCCTACCTAAAGGAAGGGGCTTCCTATCGGTTGACTTACGTCAACCAGCAAGGCTTTGAATTCGGGCTGTTCCATCCCGAATTTTAATATATTAATCGCAGCATTGATATCTCTATCATGACATGCTCCGCAGGAGCATGTCCATTCTCTATCATTTAATTGTAATTCTTTATTAACTTTTCCACATATTGAACAGGTCTTAGAACTGGGTTCAAATCTTCCGATTTGAACCAATTTCTTTCCATAGAATTCTGCTTTATATTTGATATAATTTACAAAAGTTGACCATGAACAATCTGCAATATATCTAGATAATATGGTAGGAGATTTTTCAAGTAGATCTTTTACACTAAGATTTTCCATAATTATAACGTGGTTTTTGTTTATAATTTTTAGACTTTCCTTATGTAAGAAATCAGATCTAACATTACTAATCTTTTCATGTTCTCTAGATAATAGTAACTTTATCTTCTTATAATTATTTGATCCTTTAGTTTTCAAAGACAATTGTCTTTGAAGTTTTTGTATCTTCCTTAAATGTTTATTATATGTTTTAGGATTAGCAATTTTTTCTTTATCAGAAAAAACTGCAAAATCTTTAATTCCCAAATCTATTCCTATAATATTAGGTCCAAATATAAATTCAGGATTGGGTATATTGTTTTCTACTAAAATAGAAATATAATATTTTTCAGTTGTTGTTTTAGTTAAAGTGCAAGTTTTAATTGTACCTTCAAAACTTCTATGAAGTTTTGCTTTAGTCCACTTAAGATAAGGAAGAAATATTTTTCCTTTGGAAAAATCAATTCTTACTCCTTGTGGAAAAGAGCATGTTTGTTTATTATATCTAGATTTGAATTTAGGAAAACCTGCTCCATGTTTGAAGAAATTAATATAAGCAGTATCTTGATGTCTCAAACTTTGTTGCAAAGTTTGAGATGGAACTTCTTTTAGGAAAGGATTTTCTTCTTTCAAAGAGAGAAGAAAATCAGAAGCCAAATCATTATAATATATAGATTTCTTTTCAGAATTGTATAGATTTTTACGATATTCTAGGGCATGATTATACACAAATCTGCAAGAACCGAAAGTTCTTGCAAGAATATCTTCTTGTATTTTTGAAGGGTATAATCTATATTTATAAGTTTTTTGCATAACTAAAATCTTAATTAAGTATATATCGAATAATCATCTAGTTTAAAGGAAAAGCAATGGATATAGAAAAATAAAAGTGCAATGGTCCAATTCATCCCCTGCCTAAAGGCAGGGGTCTTCTTGTCCATAATGATAAAAATACTTACATTTAAGTTAAATCTTTTTATTTTTCATAAAATAATGCATTATATAATTTATAATCTTCAATATTTGTTAAATAAATAAATTCCTTTAATTCATCACTATATTCATATTCATTTTCTTTATAAGAAACATTACACATTGGGATAAGATTAATATCAACATTTAAAAAATCACTTAATTTATAATAAAAATTATAAATATTTTCTATACACCCTACTAAAAAATAATTTTTCTTTATATTTTCAAAAGCATCTTCCCAAAGAATTTTATCACAATTAAAACTTAACATTTTTGTTTGTAAATTTGATATTTCATAATTATTTATATGATATAAATATTTAGCAAATTCAAGATATGTTAATTTATAGTGATTAATATAATTATACAAATAATGATTTTTATCTCTTTTTACATAATTATAAAAGGAAATAAATCTATTAAACGGATGCCTCATTATTGAAATATGTACTATATTTTTATCATGATTAAAAAATGGATTTAAACCATAATTAAAATGTCCCCCTGAAGCCACATAATTAGATATATCTTTATCTTCAAATGATTCTTTATATACATGTAAATATTTTTCATTTAATGCATTTGTAATCCATGTATTAAAAGATGTTCCGCCACATTTGGGAATATGTGTAAATATTAAAAATTGTTCTTCAAAATTAAATTTATACATTTTTTTTAAAAAAATCATAAGTTGTATTAGATTGTTTTATTTTATTTTTTATATTTTTACTAACAGTATATTTAGATAAAGCAGATGGCAAATATTGAATAATATCTGATGGATCTATACCCAAAAATTCACCACATAATATATCTTTCATATCCCATGTTCGTAAATTAGATATGTGTAAATGATAACATTTAATTAAAAATGAAGGATTAATTGGTAAATAACCGCTTTTAAAAAATTGATAAGATATTCTAGAATCACATCCTGCAACACCCATACAAAAATCTACATCTTCAACTATAATAGGTGTTTTTAATATCCATGTATCATAACACGCTGAAATTTTTTCATGAAACCAGTTGTCATTATTTGATAATGTATGCCATCTAGATAAACAATATGCATAATCTTTTTCAAAAGTTACACACTCTAAAGTATCATCAAAATAAATATCTGCATTTGAAATAATAACAATTTCATTATACATAATATGTTCATTTGCATAATCTATTAAATTTCTAAAAGTTGGTTTAGTATTAATATTTACAAAATTAACCTTATCATATTCTGTTATATTTTTAATACCAATATCTTCAGATAAAATATTAATTGATTTTATAAATTTATTATTACTATTATTTTTTAAACAAGAATAATATTCTTCATTTCGGTTTTCGGAATTAGATTTAAAAAAAGTTGTTATTAAATGCATTTAAATCCTTATATTTTATTTAATTCTTTATCTATAATTTCATAAACATCTTTTATATAAATAGTGTCAGACCCAATAATTTTAGCATTATATTTCATAGGAATTTTTTTTATCCAACTATATGTCATAATTTCATTCTTTAAAAAAATTATAAATTTACAATTTCTTTGATAATTATCAATAGTTATTGAAAAAGAATAAGGACCAGAACCTCTTCCAATTATAACTTCAGAATTTAATGATAAATAACTGTTTTCATTTAAATCTGAACCTTTAATATTTATAATATCTTCTGTAAAAAACAAATTATCTCGCCTGATAATATCATTTTTTTTACTAGAAATTAAAAATATAAAATCTTTATATTTATTAGTAATACAATTAATTATAGGACTGAAATTAAATTCAAAAGCTTGTTCAGAATGAACATCACCATTTGATATAAATATTTTTTTCTTACCATGATAATTATTTAATAATAGATTAACATTATCTATATCACATTTTTTATAATCTATTTTGGGAAAAAAATCCCAAATATTATAATTAGTTATATCTATATTAAAATATTTTAATATAATCTCTTTAAAATATTCATATAAACAATCAAAATTAGCTTTATATATATTAAAAATATTTAAATTTGTAGAAAACCATGTATTTATATATAATACATTATTTCTAATATGTGTTGGACTATTTGGTTTAAGATAATTTACATTTATTTTATTACATTTGATATTAATATCTTTTAATAAAGACAGATCATTGTTATGTAAATATTCACATTCATAACCTAATCCCATAATAAATTTTACAAAAGATCTGCTAACATGAATATCTCCATTATGCCAAAAATTAAAGAAAACTATTTTATTAAATTTGTAAATAAAATTATCCTCTTCATTTACATCAATAATTTCTTGTTCTATTGGAAATATAATATTTTTTTTATCTTCACATGTTATTAAAATTTTCTTTAGAAAAATCTTTCCTTTTGTAGATATTGGTCTTTTAATAATAATGCTATAAGATTCCTGATCTGATGTTATTGAAATATCAGTTGTATATGATTTTAATACAGCTGATGCTATATTTGTTTTATATTGTTTGTCATTTAATAATCCAAATATAAACTTCCCATTTCCATCAATTCTATATAAATCAACCGTAATAAAATATATCTTATCTTTATCTAATTTTGGTATCTCTATTGTATAATTACTAGTATTACCAATAATTACACCATTATCACAAATCTTAGCTCCATTTTTACAATCGAATTCACTAAATCCAAATATTTCAGAATTATAAATAACATTTGTATTTTGTAAATTATCAATTATTGATTTTTTTAATTCAATATCATTGTATAATAAAATTTCATCAACAAGATATATTTTACCCTTATTTTTTGCTAATGGTTTAATAGTAATTAAACCATCTACACCAATAGATAATGATATACTTTGATTTTCTAAATTAATTTTAAAATCTTTACATATACCATTAGATGAAATATTTACAATATCATTAATATAATCTTGTTTAAATTTTAAAACACACCTGTTAGCTTTTATATTTTTAAAATTTAAACACAAATTACTAACATTAGAATTCAATACCAAACCATCTCTTGTAAAAGAAATATTTTGTATAGAAAATACATAATCTTTAAATTCTAATGGTAATATCTTTTTTAATAAAAAATTTGCCATACACACCTATAAAATAAATGAAATAATATTATTAATTCTCTCATCAAACCCACTTTTAATATTTAAATGAAACCCATTTTTCTTTACCATTCTCAACTGAAAATTCTTCATGAGTTTCCCCAAACCATTTTTCTTTCTTTGGAATATCATTAGTAGAAAAATAAGCATTGTTAAAACTAATAAAATCAAATTTATATCCAATATTAAGCCCTAGTACATAATCTATAATAGTTTTCAAACCAAGGTGGTTATATTCTATACATAGAACAGTTGGAAGCATGTTAGATTTAGACATTCCATCTAATACTTTAATTTCAAAACCTTCAACATCTAAACAAAAAAGATCAACTTTATTAATATTATATTTATTAAATATGAAGTTTAAATCAGTATAACTAATTGTTTTAACTTCATATTCTTTAAATGATATAATTGGATGATAATTTAATTCATCTAAATGTTCTGCTGTATGTTTAAAAGATCCATTACCAGAACACTCACCTGTAGGTGTGATAACATCTTTAAACATTAAAGTCTCTGTTTTATCAGATAATCCCATGTTTAAATTTATACTCTTTGGTCTATTTCTTATTAATCCTTGATAATATTTACTAGATGGCTCAAAATTAATACCTTTCCATCCCATAAATTCTTCAAAGAATTTACAACAGCTAATACTAACTCCATCAACAGCTCCTGCTTCTGTCAACCACCCCCACCAAGCAAAGCTTGGTAGGGGCTTGTATCTACCAGACAATTGGTTAGTATCCCTTCAATTGCCCCGGAATTCAATCCAGGCGATAATTTAATAGTCGGATAATGTCTTTCAACATTATCAATCTTTTTCAGACTATTGTTTGGCTCATTGACTGGAGCCTGCTCTTTCGAGATTTTTTCACTTATCCATAAGTCTCTAATATTCTTTGAAGCATTGAAATCTGCTCCATCTTTATGCCCACACTTTATACAATGAAATTCACTTCCCTTGCGATTCTTGCGAGATATGTATCCGCAAGAATTGCATCTCTGACTTGTATATTGTGGATTTACATAATCTACTACCTTCCCAATTGCTTCAGCTTTGTATTTAGTATACATTTCCAATTGGTAGAAACTCCAATTAGAAATTCTCCTATTCATTCTTTTGCCCTTGGATTTCTTATTCATCTTTGAAAGTTTTTCAAAGATGAAATATTGGAAAGGTAATTGCACTAGAGATTTAGAAATAATATGATTTTCATTTTGGCTGAACCGCTTTTCTCGTCCTGACAAAATACGTAAACGTGTTTTGGCAGCGCGAGTGCCTTTTGCCTGAAGCTTTTTCCTATTATAACTATTCTTTCTTTTTATTTTATTACGATGTTTTCCTGACACTTCCATACCATTAGAACAACTAATAGTATTAATTATTCCCCGATCAATACCCAGAACATCGCCTTCTGCATTTGCAGAAGGCTGGTCTGAAGTAAAGATTAGAGAAACAAAGAACTGTTGTTTTTGTTTCTCAAAGGTTAATTGCAGTCCTTTATATTTCCATTTATCTTTTCCATTAACTTTTTCAGTTATTAAGTATTGGAAATATTTTGGAATTTCTATTATAGTTTTATAACGATAATTTTTAGTTAAAGTAGAAATTGTTAATAAATTTCCTCTTAAAGAAGAAGTTCTTAAATCAAATTGAACTCCTGAGGAATTCGATTTTGATGACTTAAATTTCCATGGTTTTTTCTTATTATTAGTTTTAATATTTCCAATAGCAGAATCTCTAATGGATTGAATAAGAGCAGAAGGAAGATCTGGGAATTGATTAGTAAGATCGGAATAAAGATCTACATGTACTTTTTTAGTATTAATTGATTTGTGCTCAAAGCACCAATCCACATGAGTATTATATACTTTAGAAGCCATATCCATAAGAGGTAAAAATTGATCTTTAGGAAGATCAATTTTTATCTTCATAGTTCTGGAAATAGTTTTCTTTTTAGATTTAGGATTTGGCATATAAAGTATTTTGACTCATGTTTGGAAAATGTAAAGGGCATTAATGCAATTCATCCCCCACCAAGACAAGCTTGGTAGGGGTTTTCTTGCATTGCTTTGATAAAGAAACCATTCCTTTTATCTTTAAAATAATTTTCAAATAATACCTGATCAACAGGTGGAGACCATTGTCCATAAAATTTCCTATTAAAATCTAAACCAACTTTCATTTTACTGCTCCTTTTATTATTTCTATAATTTTTTCATCAATTGCATCTATAAGTTTATTGCGTTCCAAATTCAAATCACATAAATTATTTAATATATTTAACATATATTTTTTACTATCTATTGTTGTACAATATTTATTATCAAATTCTTCAAAAGTCATTCTCTTTATTTCATATAGAAATTCTTGATTTTCCCAAAGTTCATGATCTATTGTAGAAAGTTTATATATTAAATTACCAAAATTATTTTTATCCATAATTAATATGTCTTATGTTTTCTTTGAATAAATTTTCCATTGTCTAAATTTTCACCAGAAACTGCAGAATTTATTATTTCTACAATTTTTTCATCAACCTCATCTATAAGTTGATTACGTTGATTATTCAAATCACATGCTTTTTTTAAAATATCCCAAAGTTTTTTTGCACCATCTTCTGTTTGCCAATACTTATTTTTATATTCTTCAAATGTCATTCTACGAATTTCATAAAGAATATCTTGATTATTCCACATTTTCAAATCTACTGTACATAATTTATCAATAATTCCGCCGATCGTATCGCTCATATTTCCTCACAAAGTTTTAATTCCTAAATATTGTTTATTATCATAATAACTAAATTCATATCCAAAAGACTTATATAACCTAACTGCAGTAACATTATCTTTATAAACCTTTAATCTAATTTTTTCTGCTCCATTATTTTTTGCTGCTAAATGTAAAAAATTCATTAATAATTTAGAAAATCCTTTTCCACGGTAATTTTTACTTACATAAATACCCAAACAAGGAATTTTATATCCATTATCCCATCCTCTTAATAAACCATATGCAATAATTTGATCGTCTTTATCAATATCACTATCTAACATAATATAATAAAGATCTTTTCCAACATAATCAGTACAAAGGTCATATGCAAATTCATATGTAAATTCATGAGGGTGAAATTTTTTATCTTCTTTTAACTCTATAATTTCATTAAATAATTTAATTAAAAGATTACAATGTTCAATGTTTGGATATAATATTTGTAATATTTTCATATGTTTCCTGTATTATTATTGTTTTTTATATTATTTAAATTCAATTTTATTTTTCTTTTTAATATTTTTAAAAGCCTCTAAAGGACGTAGATTTTCTAATGCCCAACATTTTTGAAAATTTTCTTCTTCCATTGAATTGTATGGAAGAAAAAATTGTGGAATTATATGATCAATATGCCATGTTTTTTTATTCTTATTAATTCTACCATGATTATCCCAATTCATCCAAGGTTCCCATTGTTTTTCTAAATGTTGTTTAAATTCATTTATAGTATATGGAAGATATTGTAATATAGACTTGTCAGTTTTCGAAGAGTTTTGTTTTTTAAGTGCTTCGTTAATTAAGTGAGAAATATTATGACGCAAATTAAATGTTGGATCTTTTAATCTTCGTTTTTTTTGATAATCTTTATTATATTCTAAAATTTTATTTTTATTTTTTAATTGATATTCTTTAATTTGTTCTTTATTATTAATATAATATTCTTTAGATTTTTCTTTAATTTTTTCTTTATTATTAATACTATATTGTTTCTTTTGTTTTAAAAACTGTTCTTTATTATTAATATAATATTCTTTTGTACATTGTTTACACTGATATTGCAATCCATCTTTAGTAGATTTTTTTGTATGAAAATCAGATTTATTTTTTTCTATTTTACATTTATTACACATTTTCATATATTTTTTGTATCATTGTTTTCAAAAATAGCTTTATATAAAGCATAATCTTGATTATTAATTTCTAAAATATAATCATTTAATTCTTTCAAATATGAATTAGAATATTCTATATTATTTTTATTAGAAATATTTAAATAATTAACTTTTATTAATGGTGATACTTTAAGAAAATTACTTAATTTATTATAAAATTCATTCATATTCTCAAAACATCCAACAATTATATAATTTTTTTTAATATTATTTAATGCATCAATCCAATTTTCATTTTCACGATTATTGTTTAACATTTTTACTTGTAAATTTGAAATTTCTCCATTATTAATATTATATAATGAATGTGCAAATGTTAAAGGGTCACTATTAATAATATATTTATGTGAATAATGATTTTTATTATTTAATACATGATTATAATATGATATAAATCTAGAAATAGGATTTCTCATTACTGAAATATAAACTGGAACTTTTCCATTAAAATCTTTAGGATTATCACCATAATACTGATGACCACCAAAACCTTTATATAAAGAAAAATTTTGATTATCAATAATATTTGGAGATATAATTGTTAAATAATTATCATTAAATGCTCGCAAAAGCCAATCATGAAGTGATGTCCCGCCACATTTTGGAATGTGTGTATATATTAATATTTCATTATTTTGGTCAAAAGTTTTCATATATTATTTTCTATTATTTTAAATATAAGCATTGGATTCATCTCTCTACTTCCAATGATCGTTGCTTTATAAGTCATTGGTAAATTTACTATCCAATAAAAATTTTCCCTTATACAAAAATCAATGAATTTTACATTTCTATTATAATTATATTTAGTTATTGCAAACATATAAGGACTAGAATGTCTTCCAATTATTATATCACATTCTGTAGATAAATAACTATTTTCATTTAAATCACATTCATTACTATTAATAATATTTTTTGTAAAATGTATATTCTCACTATTTTTAATATAACTATCTTCATTAGATAATAAAAACAAATATTCAGGATATTTATTTGCAAGTGAATTTATAATATCACTAAACGAAAAATTAATAGATTGTGCAGAGTGAACAGTACCATTTGAAATAAATATTTTTTTTCTATCTTTATTAGTATTTAAAAATTTCTTTGCATTTTCTATATTAAATTTGTTATAATCAATTTCTGGAAAAAATGTCCATAAATCTTCTGTTGAAATATCCTTATCAAAATATACTTTAAATATATTTGTAAAATGTTCATATAAAGTATCAAATGATACTCCATATTTATTATAAATAGTCATATCAATTGCAAACCACGTATTTAAATATAATATATTATCTTTTATAAAACAAGGGGTGCGATGTTCTACATTAATTGGGGTTTTACATGGAATACCTAAATCTTTATATAAATTAAGTGGTACATTTTGATAATGTTCACATTCTAAACCAAGTGATTTAACATAATTATAAGTATAATTAACAAAAGATCTTCCACAATGCAAATCACCATTGTGCCACAAATTAAATAATATAACTTTATTAAATTTATCCATAATTTACACCAAGTATTAATTATAATTATATCAAATCAAAATCCAATCTGTAGGAATTAAATCATCAATTGGATTTAATTTTTTCAATTTTGGACCAAACCAATTATTAGGAGCTATTATTACTTTATTACTATGTTTACTTAACCAAGCAGCCCACCAAGAAAACGAACTATTTGCAATAATAAAATGATTACACGCTGACATTAATTTAAAATCAATAACAGATGATCCTGTCTCATTTATTATAAATTGATTTCCAATAAAATTTTTTCTACACCATTTTATATCATCTGAAAATATTATATATTTTTCACATGGTATTTTTTTCATAGCTTCATTATAATATTTCATTGTTTGAATTGAATGATAATCAAAAAATTTTATATAATCACCATGTCTTATATGTATTGCACAAATATCTTTATATTTATTATGATTTTCAGGATTTTTAAATTCAAAACATTCTTTTATATAATTAGTACAATTATCAAAATATTTACAACTTTGAAAATATCCAAACAAATCACAATTCTTTTTAAATGGAATTTTATTATATCTAAAATTAGATTCTTTATAAGTATTATCGAATTTTATTTTATTAATATTTACAAAATATTCATCTGATATAGCAAACTCATTCTGATGCTCCCATTTTGGGAATATATATGGTACTTTATATTTTTTAGCATATCCAATAGTTGCAGCTATTTGAAACAACATATTCCCACGTTGACCATATGTGCCTAATTTACTAAAAGTTACTGTCATTAAAACTCTTTCAAAATATTGTATGGTTTACTTGCTCTAATTTTTTTTTCTAAATATATTTGTCTTATTCTATCAACCTTACTATCATTAATTTCAGATTCACAATTATAAATATATAAAACATCAGAAATAAAAGATTGATTAATACCAGCCATTTCTAACATAGGAAACATTGCTGCTAAATCACTAGTCATATCAAAAAATTTTCCATTCTCCATAAAATCTTCTTTATTTATTTTTTTAAATAACCAAGCGTAATATGTTCTTAAATGTGATGAACACCAATGAAATTTTCTATAACTATTATTATCTATAATATATTTTGGAATTGGACGTGAACAACCAAGTTTATTATCTGGAAAAGATCTATATTGTCCATAAGTTATAAATATATTTTCTTTATTATATTCTTTATTTAATCTATTAAGAACTTCAACATTAGCTAACCAATCATCACCATCTAAAACTATAATAATTTCATCATCATCGCAACTGTGAACCATATTATACATATTATTCATGGCACCTAAACGTTCAGTATTTTTAATTAAAATACAATTATTTTTACCAAAGAATAACTTTTCTACTTCTGTAACAGTTCCATCAGATGAGCAATCATCTGTATAAATTATTTTATAATTAGAATAATTTTGATTAAGAACAGATAAAATATTTTTATTACACCATTGTTTGTTATTATAACTTGGAATAACTATTACAAATCTTTTTTCTTTCATAAAAATACGATATATCAACAAACATGGTAAAAGAAATTAATATTGTATATTATGGTCATCCTAAAAAATCTCTTGAATACGATGGTCCTGAAGGAAAAGTTTGGATAAATAATATTCGTGACAAGAATATTCCAAATGTATTTATGGGATATGAATCTTGTAAATATCCTATAAATAATGATAATTTTATAATGCTTGAACCAATTACTGTTAGTTTAAAAGATTATGATTATTTTTATTTAAATAAATATTCTAAAATATTTTCACCATTTTATAAAGTATTTGAAAATACTAATATTAAACATAAAATTATTCCAATAAACTATGCTAGTAATGATAGATTTATTCTTAATAAAAATATAAATAGTTGTCATATTACTTATTTAGATTTTATAAATAATTGGAATTCACATGATAATAGAATTAATGGTGCTGTAATTATCTCAGCTGATAAATTTTCAAATCACAAATCTTCTATATATGAATTACGAAATTTTATTGGTAATATTTTATATAAAAATAAAATTATAGTTTCAAAATATGGAACATCAAGGTTACCTTTACCATATTTTAAAGGTAGAACTACAGATAAACTTGGTGAAATTTGTAAATATAAATTTAATATCTGTACTGAAAATATTTATGATCCATTATATTCTTATAACTATTTAACTGAAAAATTACCTCATGCTATATATGGTGGAGCTGTTCCTATATATATTGGATGTTATAATGTTGAAGATTTTGTTCCAGAAAAAGCATTTATTGATTTAAGAAAATTTATAATTACAAAAAATAATAATAAAACAATTGATGAAAAAGAACTTATAAACTATATAAAAAACTTTTCTAAACAACAATTTGAAGAATATCAGCATGCTGCTATTCAATATATGAAAGATCCGAAAGGTATTTTCTACCAAACAGATCCTAATAGATACTATAAAAAAATGTTAGAAATATTATAATTCTTTATATGGAATAAATAATTGTTTTTGTTTTTGAGAATATAGTCCACAATTTTTTCTAAATTGTGGGAAATTATCATTATGTTGTTTAGTTTTAAAATCTCTATATTTACCAATATCATTTAATCCACTACCTAAATGATTACCCATTCTTTCAATATAACCAATTTTAAATCCTAAAACACGAGTTCTAACTCCAAAATCAGCATCTTCCTCTCCATAAATTCCATATTCTGTATTAAAAAATCCAAGCATTTTATGTAACTGTTTTGTAAAAACCATACATGCAGTACCTAAATTGCCATGTGGTTTATCTTGGAATGAATATCCATTTTTTGTAATAACTGTATATTTAGTATCTTCAAAATTTACACCAATAGCTGCAAATCCTTTATTAGCAATTAATATATTAATACATTCATCTAACCATCCATTTGGCATTTTAACATCATTATCAATTGTACAATACCATTGTGTATTTAATTCATCTGCTTTTTTCAAACCTATATTACGGCCAACAGCAATACCTTTATTAGAATTAACAAGATTAATATGATATTTAACATTTTCTGTATCTTGTAAAGTATTAAGATAATTAATAGTTCCATCAGTTGAACCATTATCAATAATTACTAAATTATATGGACGATTAACAGTATTTAGTAAATCATCTAATGTTTCTTTTGTTAAATTTAATCTGTTATAAGTTACCATCATTAATGTAGTATTTATCATATAAAACCTTCGCATATATTAAAAACATCTATTGGAGATATCCATTTTGTATATACAAATATATCATTCTCAATACCAAGTGACTCGGCATTTTTTAATAAATCCAATGGACCATTAATTTTTCTAGATATTAATTTCGATTTAGAAATCATCATAGATATTATTAACCAATTTATATCATTTGATAATACCATCCATGATTTTATTACTGTTTGCATTATATTTTTAAAATCATATTTATATATATTTATATTTGATCCATAAAAACTATATATATATTTTGTAAATAATACTACCTTAAATCCTTTATTTGATACTAATTGTGCAAATTCTTTTATATTATGAATATTCCAATCTAACATATTATTATCGCAATCATTTAAAATAATTGAAATTATTTTAGTTTTATTAGAATTAAATTTTCCAGTTTTATATAAATTATCTATAAATTCTGTACCTAAATATCTGAGATTTGGAGTATAATTATTCCATGGAATTAAAACGTTTTTATATATTTGTTCAAAAATTGGAAGATTAATTTTTTCAGGATATTTACCCCAATAACTATTTCGAATTAAATAATTATTTAATATATTAAAATAAGCATTATCATTTTTATCAAAAAATATTGGAACTGGATAATTTTTTAAATTTTCCTCTGTAATTTTTATATTACTTAATGTACATAATCCTTGAAATTTTACAAAATCATAATACTCAAAATTTCCAATCCATGATAATTTATTATTATTTACTGTATGTTTAATAGCTTCAGCTGCACATAATGAAATGAAAGATTCTAATATTCCACCAAATGCCGTTATTATAATATGTTTATCTTTTAAAACATCATTCCAAATTTGTCCATCAATTTCTGGAATAATATATTTACCACGTTCAATTTTCCATGGAATTCCAGCTGAAAATGGAAAAAATTTGGATTTATATTTTATTTTTTTACGTGACATTTTGTAAATTGATTTTATTTTTTATTAATTAAAAAAGAGAGTTAGGGGTTTAACAAACTAATCTGCTTTATTGAATTTTCCATCCCATTTATTTTTAAATGTCTTTAAATTATGATTCCACATTATTTTATTAACAGGATTTTTCTTTAATGATGCACTTTCTTCATGAAATATCTTAGTTTTTCCACAATACATAATTTTTTTATTAAGATTATATTTTACAGATAAATTAAAATCAACATCTTCAAAACACCAAAAATATTTTTCTGAAAATCCATTTAAACCACTAATATTTGTAGTGCAAACTTTTCTAAAATATTCAGCTTTTGTTAACATACAAGCTGCTGTTACTGCTTCAGCTTCATTATTACTTCTAGATTTATCATCGTCCTTTTCACCGTGACGAAAATTGTATGGAATGTAATTATATTTTTTTGAAAAATATATTCCAGCATGTTGTAATAAATTACTATTTGGATATAAAATACGACTTCCAACTATACCTACATCACTTTTAAATAAAGAAATCATATTATCAATTGATGAATTATCTCCAAACCAAAGATCATTATTTAATAATAGAATTAAATCATTATCATCTGGTTTAATTCTATCAAATAAAATATTCATTCCAGATGAAAATGAATTTCTATTATGACCGCAAAAATATGTTTTAATTCGATTTGATTCGATCGATTTTAAAAACTGATCCGATCCATCCTTAGATCCATTATCTTTAATATGCCAACAATAATCTAAATAGCTCAGAGATGGGATTAGAGTCTTATGCAGCCTACGGAGCATGTCTATTTGATTCCAATGTAGTGTAAGTATTTTTAATTTCATGCAAGCTCCGATTTTCGATTACTCCATAGTTGAATAAATATATTACGTGATTTTAGATACATATCCCCTAAATTAAGCTTTTTTCCTGTAACTCGACCAATATGTTTTACCGGAATATTAATTATTAAAAAATGAATTCCAAGTATTTTTGCTCTAAAAGAAAGATCTGTATCTTCAAAATATGCAAAAAATTTAGTAAAAAATGGACCTTCTTCATTTTGAATAATTAATTTATCCCATATATTTGCTGAGGCGGAAATACACCATCCGCTCATATACCAAAATCCTCGTGAAGGAAATTTACTTGATTCACAAATAAATTGAAAATTATTATCTAAACAACCAATTGTTGGTCCAACTATTAATCCTTTTTTGCATTCTGAAATAATATCATTAGTCCAACAATTTTCTTTATCAATAATTTTAATATCATTATTTAAGAACATAATATTTTCATATCCTAATTCTTTACTTAAAATAAATCCTTGATTACACGCTTTTCCAAATCCAAGATTAATATTATTTCTAATGATTTTAATTTTATCTGTTGAATTTAATAATTTAGTATTATCAGTACTATTATTATCAACTAATATAATTATGTGAGATGAAGGTAATTTAGATAAACTATTCAATGTATTATTTGTATATTGAAAATTATTAAAAACTGGAATCACTATCGCTAACTTTTTTTCATTTGAACTGTTCATATTGGCACACCTCTTGCTACTATAATACTATAATACTATAATACTATAATACTATAATAAATATATACTAGGGTAGCTTTTTTAATTTATTTATCGATTAATAAATCGTAAAAGTAGGAATTGGGTTGATATTTTCATTAGTTTAATATTAAAGATGATATTATAATTTATTAATTTTCGCCTTGTGAAATATTTTACCAGAAAAAATAAGTATTTAATTTAGCAAAATTAATTCTGTTTGCAAAATAATATAATATTAATTTAACAAAAAAAATATTATTCAATTTTAAAACATATATAATAGAAATTTTGTATAAATTATAGTAGTATAGAAATTCAAATGAACCCAAATAATTTACAGAAATAATACATTTTTATTATTAATCAGTTATCTATTTATTTTCCTTACTAATATATTTTATCAGAAAATATAAAAGATTAAGAATCAATTGATAATATTTGTTTTGCTGCTAAATTCCATGTAAATTTTTCTGAAGTAGTTTTCATATTTTGTGAAAATAAAGATTTTAAGTGATCATATTGTTCAACTGCTAATTTTAATTTCTTTGCAGCATCATCTGTGTTAATAACAAAATGCACAGCAAATGGGTTTGATTCCCAATACTGGTGATTTTTTGGAGCACGTTTAACAGATCCATCTATTAATAAAGAATTTGTATTATTACAGAAATCCAAAATTCCACCATATCTAGGAACAATATTTATTAATCCACAAGCTAATGCTTCAAGTGAAGGTAAATGCCAACATTCAGTATGTGTAGCTGAAAAATTAATATCACAAGCTTTATAAATACTAGCTATATTTGTAATATAATCAAAAACAAATTCAACTTCTGCATGATTTGGAAATTTATGTTCAAATTCTTTGTAAATTTGATTAAAATCAACATCAAATGGATGATTTGTTTTATTTTGTTTAAATATTTTTGCAACTAAACATACATCATCTTTTTTGGTAAAAGCTTTGCCAAAAGCTTCTAAAGCTAAATGTAATGCTTTTCTAAGATGAGGTTGTGCTACATTTAGTAAAATCTTTTTATTTTTCTTTGTTTTTAAACTCCAAACTTCATCTTTGGTATAATCTTCTAAATTAATTCCATGAGGAATTACAATCATTTTATTTTCAGGAATTTTCATATTTAAAAATACATCTTTGGTAAAATTAGAAGATGGAAGTACATAATCTACAGATTTATAATATTTACCAAAACCATGTAATAGTGAAAAAGATTTATTATCAAATTGTTTAGAATTATATTCATAATTCCAAATTGCATAACGTCGTTTTATTCCATTGGAAGTATAATTTGGCCAATTATGTGGTGCAGTATAACTTAATTGCATATCATAAATTCCATTTGGCCTATCTCGAACAAAAGGAATTAAATCTTTTGGTAAAAATCTATAATCAATTCCATCTGTAGATATAAATTCTACATCATGTCCTTGTTTAATAAATGCTCGCCCTAAATTTTGACCTACAACTGCCCACGAGTGTGATTTAAAAAATAGAAATTGTTGTATTTTAATTCGCATAATAACTCTTTGTTAATAAATAATATATCATTAACAATTAAGTTATGTATTGTATTGTTTTTGTTTTTTGTTTTTTTTTAGCTAATTTATTAACAACCAGCATGCCAAATATGCACATCTACAGTACCAGTTCCTTTAAACCAAATTTTATCTTCGTTTCTTAAATCAAAATTAAATATTTGATCTGCACTAATTCTTCCATGAGTTGTTACACCATTAAAAGAATATTCAACATTATCTCCAGTAATTCCTACAAACATTATACGTCTAGCTCCACGAAATGTTACAAGTACTTGTGGATCTATTGTCCAACTTCCTACAGCAGTTACTGTTTTAAAATAGTTAAAATCTTTTCCTTTTGTTTCAGTCATATTAAAATACCTCTATTTATTTTTCTTCTAATAATTGTATTCTTGTTTTTAAATTTTCAATTATAATTTGTTGTTCTTGAACAGCTTTAATTAATACTGATATAAATTCACTATATCCTAGTGTTTTAATATCTCTTCCATTATTAATAGAATGATCTTGATAACCACCAAAATCAACTCCTAATTCATCACATACTAATTTTACTTCTTGAGCAATTAATCCGTGATGATATCTATTTCTCTTTTTTGAATTATCTTTATTTACAATATAATCTTCTCTATAATCCCATTTAAAATCTACAGGGCGGAGTTTATTTATAAATTTAAGACCTAATACAGTATTTCTAACATCAGCTTTATCTCTAATATCTGAACGATCTTGTACAGCTCCATAAACATAAGTTGTAGTTGTTGAATCGCCTAATTGTATTTGACAACTTCCTGAAACAATTGAATTAGCACCAATACAAGTACTATTAAAATATGAAGTAGTTGAACCAAATGCATTATATCCAATAGCTGTATTATTATATCCGTCTATTAATTCATCACCAGCTTGAAATCCAATTAAAGTGTTTCCATTTGATATTATATTACCACCAGAAAAACTTCCAATTGCAACATTATTACTTATTCTGTTTACTGAATTTGTATTATTATACAATGCATCATAACCAATAGCAACATTATCATATCCATCATGTATAAAATATCCTGTTTTAAATCCAAGTGATGTATTTCTACTTCCTGTACTTAGAGAAAAAAGTGAATTATTTCCAATTGCTGTGTTTTTATCTCCTGTTTGTAATGTTTGACAAACAGAATAACCCATTAATGTATTATATGATGAAGTTAAAATTGCATTTGCACCAGCACCATATCCCATAGCTGTATTTTCTACTGCCGTTGTTACTTTTGAAAGAACATTATAACCAACAGCAGTTGCTGTACCACTTGTTAATGCAATACATGTATTATTTCCAATAAATGTATTAGATGATGAAGTTGTATTTGCACCAGCACCATATCCAATAGATGTATTTTTAGTTCCTGTTGTTACTTTTGAAAGTGAACTATAACCAATTGCTATACTTTCTGCTCCGCTGCTTAATAATTCAGCTGCTTTATAACCAATTGATATATTATAACTTGATGTTATTAAATTTCCAGCATTATGTCCAATAGCAATATTTCCAATACCAGTTTCATTAGATTTTAAAGCATAATATCCTATACCTATATTTGCAGCACCTGTTGTATTTGAACTAAGAGTTTGATAACCAATTGCAATTGCAGGAACTGTACTTAATTTTGCAGCTTGATATCCAATTCCAATTAATCCAGCAATAGTGCTTGATACACAAGCCTCATTACCAATAGAAATATTATTTGGCATTGTTATACGACTAAAATATCCATCCATCCAATAATTTAAAGGTGTACCTAAACTTAATTCATTTGATGTATAAGAATATAAAGAATAATTGGTTAAATTTAATTTTTTAATAGATCCAATATAAGTAGTTAAAGATGTTTGTGCTTTTATATAACCATCTCCAATAATAATATCATTAGAACCAAAATTAAAAGTTGCTTCTCTAGTTGTTGTAGTTAAATAAGTAGAGCCTATTGTAGTTA